ATTCATACTGCTGCCTGGGTCATCGAACAGTCCCGCCGTCATATCCACCGTAAGACTGCCCGTGCCCTGGAACGTCAGAGACGCCAGCGAACCCGTTGCTGGAATGCGAGCATCCATAGCAATCGCGTGACCGGTAGCGATAATAGCGTCGTCTGTATCCGCTGGCGCAACGCCACCAACCCATGTGGCCCCCACACTATAATTACCACTTGCGTTTGATGTAATCGCCATGCCTTACACCTCTTCCGCCTTGCCCGTCGCGGCCAGCACCAGCGCCCGCGCCCGCATCTGGTCTTTGAGCGTCTCATTTTTAAAATAATTTAAGAACATATTTTCTCCTTTTTATGAAACTTTTTCTTCTTCAGTAATAATATTTGCTTCTTTATTTACAATTGCTACTATAGCATCTTTAGTTGTTTGATCAAATGTAACATTTTTATCTATCGCTGTAAGTATTTTCTCCGCAACAGTTTTATCTACAAGTTCTTTAGCAGCAAGTGCAGCAGATTGTTCAGCTACCCATATAGCCTTACTATCAGCACTCAAATCTTTTTCCCATTTAGCAGCAACAATAACAAATCCAGCAGGAATAGCTGTTTTTATTATAGTCCAAGCAGCTTCGGCAGCAGCATCATCTAAACAGGAACCTGTTATTATTATTCTTACTTCACGTTTTTCGCCAGTAGAAAGAAGAGTTTTTTTCCAAGGAGCAGCAACTGTTCTAAATCCATCTGGAAGAACTGCTATAATAGCATCTACAGCAGCCTGAGCTACTGTTTCTTCTGTTGTATTCCCTACTATAACTGCTTTAAATCTTTGCATAAACAAATACTCCTTAATCTATAAATTTTTGCGCGAAAAATATCTTTTTCTAATAATTTATTACTTCTCTAAATGAAATAATCCTTTAAAAAGTTTTTATTTCTTTAGGCTAATTAAATCAGGATATACGCTCTTATATGAGATGCTTAATGATTTTTTCTTACGTCTTGAGCATATTGCCCCAACTACAGACGCAAAAACAAATGGAGATGCCTCTCTGGGCAAAAGTCGGGCATATTTATGTACTCCATAAGGAGATGTAATTTTTAGGCTTTTCGGATAAGACATGACTACTAAATTCTTTTTTTCTTCTATAATCGACCAGATCTCATCTTTTACCGTATCAGTACGAACTCCCAGAACATAATCTGTGTTTAAAATATCCAAGTCGCTATCATTTTTATCGATAGGCATAACTACAATAATGCCCAATTTATTTATTTTCTGTAAAATCTCTTGGAAGTCTGGCAAACATTCATTTTGGATACTACAAGGAAGAACTACAATATTTACTTGTTTTATACAAGCCCAAATAAACCCAGAAAGCAAAGAAGATATTAGAATATTTCCTTTATTATCTATTACTTTTGGAAAAACGACTTCTGCATCTGGCAATAGTCCAAAATCTTCTCCGGTAATAAGTCCTGCCCCAATAGTCGAAAAATTAATAACATCGATCATTGGGTCTTTTTCTGATGTAAAATTTTCGAATATAGACACTTTTGGTATTTTATCGTGAGATGGAAAACCTGACCCGAAAACACAGACTGTAATACCTTCTCCTTGACATCTTTTTGATATTCCAAAAGAGCTTACATGCAAATCTTTATCTGCCTCGGCCTTATCGGTAATTCGGCTAGGACTTATTCTATTAATTTTTCCTAATTTGATTTCTTGCATAAATTAAATTAAATGTTTAGGAACTCTAAACACACTCCCTTTTCCAAAAAATTCTAATTTAAAATTGAATTTAATAGTTTCTAAAAAATATATTTCTTTTCTCAATGCTAAAGCGATGTTCAACGAATATAAGTCATCTGTTATTATAGTATTACATCGGTTTATTTCATCTACCTTCTTAAAAAAGTTTTTCCTATATGGGATATTCCATAATCTTAGATCTTTTAAAGACAAGTTTGAATCAACAAAATCTTTTAATTTAATATTTGACATTGCTAGTCCGACTCTATTTGCTTTTGATCTATTTTGTGGATAATAATGTAATTCAAATCCTTCTCCGGCCCATTTAAGTCCAGCCAAGCTATAATATATTTGAAAAATATTACGTTCTGTTTCTTGATCATAATATAAAACTTTTTCATACTTAAAACTATCATCAGAGAAATTAAAGCCCACAGCCTTGTCATAAGAAATTTTTAGATTATTCTTATCAAAACTGGGGTGTAAATTTATCAATAAATCAAATTTTATATCCGAAAAATTATTAGGTAATTTATTTTTCAAATATATATTTTTAACGCTTGGATTATATCTAAAAGGTGCTGCCGCATCTGTGTTGGCGACAAGAATAGATACACTATCATTCTTAAATCTCTTTAATAGGCTTGTAGAGATTAAACACTCGTTAGTATTCCCATAATTGATTATTAGAATATTTCTCATAAACTTTTACCCGCCAAGCAGATCATCTGTAATTAGGCTACCTTCATTATCGTTAGCTGAACCTCTCCCCAAAGATGTCGCAGAAAGGGCGAGAGGATTTCCATCTGACCACATATCCTCATCGGAATCCGATCCCTTTGTTTTTCCCTCTCTCTTCTGTTTTTCTACTTTAATTTTTTCTTGTTTCTTCATTTTTTCAGTATTTAAATAACCTTTAACAGATTGTATATCCTGTTGAGATAATATTTCGATTGTCCCGCTGTCTCTTAGTTTCTTCAGCGTAAGATTTTTATCGAGTACATTTTTCCCGAACTTAGCAAGAATATCATCTAACGGTTTAAAATCGTCTGGACCGTTAAAAGACAGATCTAGTGATTCTATTCTTATAACACCGCGCCCTGTAGATCTAATATATAGTGGCTCTTCATTTTCTATTGCAGATTGTAGACTATTTGTGTTTATCCCATTAACCATTTTAATAACATCTTTGCTATTAGTTCTAACTGCATTAGTTATATATAGTAGATCATTATCATCTCCAAGGACTTCTTTAATTCTTTGTATTCCAGAAAACGGTATATTACTTACACCAGTTTCTGTATAAATTTCTACTACTCTACCCCTTACATTTAAAAATACTATTTTCATTTCAGTTTTCTCCAAACTTGTTCCAGCCTAGCGTAAGCCATTTTAGAAACATTTTCTATACTATAATTTTCTTTTACATATTCCTGCAAGATTTTATTTCTATCATCTCTTTCTTCAAAAACTTTTCTCATAATTTTTTGAGCATCTGCGATGACTTTTTCAGAAGTCAATTCTGGAAATAGTTGCCCATCCCAGTAATGAACATCCATTAATCCTTGTGGTAAAGGACTTACACTATCTATATCGATTAAATATGAATTATTATTTTTCAAAAACATCGTATGACCGCTGTGGTTAGTGCAAATAACAGGTAAACCGCAAAGAGAAGCCTCACAGGCTGGAATGTTAAAACCCTCGCCTCTCGAAAAAAGTGCAAAGGCATTAGCCGACCTATACAGACTTGCCATATTATTTTCTGGAATTATATTTGAATATAAAGAGATATGAGGAGTATTCTCTGGTGCATATCTACTAATATAATCTTTAATAGTCTTTTTTATTCCTACATTTTTATTAGTATTATAATTTACCCTTGTCGCCAGCAGCAAAGACACATCATCTTGACTATTAAACTCTCGCAGATAAGCTTTAAGTAGTACATCGTATCCTTTTCTATAACTCCACCCAAAAACGCTTAAAAATGTAAAATTACCGAGCGGAGGATTAAATTGGAATTTATCACCATTCGGTTGATAATCAGTAATATTAATCGAGTCTGGAATAACGAATATTGGTCTTTGTATATTATATTTATCCAATATTTCTTTACAAAAATCCGAGGCCACCCAAATCTCATTATAACTGTTGCAGATATCTACAAATTGTTGCGGGATAGAACTTGCTTCAATCGTCGTATATAAAATTCTATAAGCCCCACCTGACATATTACTAAAAGTGGGAATCATACTATCAATAACAATTGCAGACCTACTTACTGTTTTATTTATTTTATTTAATGCTCGAATTTCATCTTCTTCAAGATTATTAAAAGACTTGTTTACGGGATCTAACTGGACTTTACATCCTAATTTATTTAAACCAAACGCCAAATTTCGATTAACTTTTGCATATCCACCCGCTTCGTACATATGTCCACATATTTTAACTTCTATTGCGTCATCTTTTTCTGGAAGTTTTTCTTCTTCTACTTTTTTTATAGGAACCTTATATTGATCTTGCATATTGGTTAAATTTTTTTCAAAAACGGTATCGTCATGTTCTACAATCTGGAATTTACCTAATTTAACTAATAGTCTAAAGTTATCCGATTTTTTTACTAAATCGGCATTGACAGTCTGGGGTTCATCTTCGATATAAGGAACAACTAAATCGATATCTCCAACGACAACAGTATTTTTAGTTGTATTTATAAATCTCATATTATTATTTTCGGCAAAATTCTATTTTTTGTACAAAAAAAATACCCCTAAAAATCAGGAGTATTTTAATTTCGCGGTGAAATATTTAATTTGGTGTTATTCTTTCGATATAGTCCCAACAGGCTTCCAGCATATCTTTCCACATTATATTTGATTCGTCTATTTCAGTTTCCCTACCAGACTTGTCCTGAATGCGTATATCCTCTACGAGAGGTTCTTGTCTATCTGGGTCATGATTATGCTTGTGCTGCCAACCTGGGCTTCCTGGAGTAAAATAGAATATGACAACGATATCGGACTCTGTTGGATCTATCTCATACGGCATATTCCATCTAAATGACAGTTTTTTAGAGCTAAGCCTTGCTACTTTTATATTTTCACTTGTTTCTGATTTTTTTCTGGGTTTATGCTTTTTAGGATTTATATCTTTTAGACATCTATCATATCTATTCTTGGCATCTTCGCTCCATTCTGAACGTTTATTTGTGCCTTCTTTTCCTCCGACACTTGTATTGCAGACAGCATATTCATTTACTTTTTTTGACTTTTTAGCAGACTTCAATAAATTGAAAAGGTTCTTGGCTTTTTTAGCCTTTTTGTCCTTCTCTATTTCTTTTTCCATTTTATCTAGTTTGTCATAATATTTTCCACCGTCTTTACCCTTTTTGTCACCAGATTCTTCTAAATGATCCATAACAATTTCTTTTGCTTTTTCAGGATCATCTGTATGTTCTTTCTCAACCTTAACCCCTTTATCTATCTGATCTTTATCAAAGTCTTCAGGCTTATTTTTATCTGCTAATCCGCCTTTTATTTTATCTTTCCATTTCGCTGTTTTTAAAATTCTCATTTTTATCTCCAAAATAAAATTTTATTAATGCCAGAAATAACCTTGCAATAAAACAGATACGATATAGATATTGCCGTTGTAAGTATCGCCAGTTGGACCTGGAGATCCAGCGGCCTGCCTTCGCAAAGCTAATACTATAGTATCACCCAAAATAGCATCTGGAATACTGAATTGTATTGTCGATTCATACACTTGTTCGGCAGTATTAGCCGTCGTTGTTACTGAGTCAGATTTTTCTTGCTCCGTATTCGCCCCATTAAGAACTGTTCCAACTTTAATGGTGCCATATGTTAGATCAAGAACGACATCTCCAGACGCGACATCAGTGGTAGGAGCCCACCTTGTTTTAAACTCTAATGGTAATGAAGTATCAAGACCTTCTGGAATAGCAACTGTTTGACCAAAGCCGTCTGTTGTTCCATTAGCAAATTCATTATCCGTAACAACAAAACGAGCCACAGCACCATATGATATGTTCTCGTTAGCAGGCGATGCTCCTACCAGTTCTTGTTTATTTCCGATATGGACCTCAGGAAGCTTGCGAAGTTTCCTGGCTTTTCCCATGTACTCAACAAAACCGTCTGCATTTATTTCTGTTCTGTTACTGTGAACTTTAAACTGCTCAAAAATAGGAACTGTAGTTACATCAGTCTTTACTCTAAATCTTACCCAAAATCGGTTGGTTCCTGTAGCCGGAGGATCATTTTTAGCCCAATCAAATCTAGTAGTATCAGTAAGGTCATCAAATCTTATTTGTTCTGAATTAACCCTTTCGAATATAAGATTAGAATATTCGGTATACGGAGAATTAGATAGACAAGACATTGTAGCATATTCAACCCACGATCCTCCTCCGGCTGTTCCATCCCAATATTCTGCAACTATTTCTCCAGCTCCAAGGACCGCAGCTGTTGTAATAGAGGCTTTAATCCCTAAAAATTGTTTATAATCAGTAGCGTCTTGCAAATCAGATGATACATAAATGGCATTATCTGCTGCAATTGCCGGGAACGTAAATGTTGATCCAGACGAGCTTGCGGCTTCTGTGCTAACGTTCGTAAACACATTGCCAGCAGTTTCGGTATAAACCAGCATACCGCGAATGTAACTATCTCCTTCGCCAAAAACCGATTCGCGGCCTCGTTCTGGAGAACCGACTTGTAATTCTTCATATAATAGAAGCCCTTCGTCTCCCTCTAATTCACTATCAAAGGATAAGTTTGTCGCTGAAGAGTCTACCCTAGAAATTTTGGTAGCCAAAAACTTACAGAACGCTAAATTAATAGTGGAGGAAGCATCCTCTTGTAATATATCCCATGTCGATGATGCTCCCAGAGCATTCTCCCTAGAACTAACGGTATTTCCTAGAACCTTACTAGTATTATTTACCCTAATAATATTAGTCGTTCCCATGCAAGATGTTAAATGCGGATAAATTGCGCCACCATTATTGGCATAGATTCCATTAGTTCCTCCCTGTGTGCCACTATTCTGAATCCAAATATTGCCGCCGTCAGCATAAAAATGAGTAGTAGTGGCCTTCGACAGAATGTTACTGCAACTTATAGATGCACCATCAGTAGCTCGGATGCCCGTGATTACATCTGGCTTAAACTTCGATTCCTCAATTGTAAGCTTTGTCCCAGCCCCATCGGCATGTATACCTGACAAAGAATTTGTGCAAACAACACGAACAATTTCACCCTCATTTCCGCTATTCAGCAAAATAGCATCATTGTTAGCCGGACCACTTGTTCTTAGACTGTAAACTTGCGAGTCATCAGACATTGTCAATAAAACTGAAGCGTTATCATTAGCTTGAATGACAGAAGCCTCATCATTATACCCTTGTACCGTTACATAAGATGGGACAACTAGCGGATTATTTTCCACATATGTTCCAGGAGTTACTTCGATAACATATCTGTTGGTAGTACTCGCCTCGTCCGGACCTCCAGCATAACTGTTAATTTCGTCTATAGCCTCTTCAACTGAGGCAAAAGTCGTGCCAGCAGAACCTGTTACTTGTGTTACGATTAAAACATTAAGATTAGCTTCTCCACCGACCTCAACGGCGGCGATGAGATTATTAACTTGATCTTTAGTATAAAAATCATAATTTTTCGGACTCACAAAAATAGAACCTTCTGTTGCCGAAGAGACGACTATTCTACCTACTTTGTAAATAAATGAGTTCGGTTCGTCATCAGTAAGGGCTCCGGCAGTTGCAGCAGAAACCCATACATCTGCCCCAGCAGCAAAAGCTGAGGTATCTAGATCATTAACAATTCCTAATGCGGTTATAAAGCCAGAAGTTCCATCTGCGATATGTTGTGTCGTCAACCCGGCAACAATATAAGTAGTTTCTGACGAAGCTTGGGCCAAAGCAACCGTTGGAAGCCCCGTGACAACATCTGCTCCGCTGATATAGACAGCCTGACCATCAACGAGATCAGATCCAGTGTCATTATAAACATAAACCCATTGTTCTTGCCCCACCTGCAAGGCTATGTCTGACTCGCTGTTATATACCGCTAAACATTTATTTACGGTGTCATAAAAAATCAGACCTTCTTCGTAGTCTGGATTAGCTGCTAAATCTGGATTTAATTTAAGAAAATCAAATGTTGTCTCGTCTTTTATTTCTTCTATAATACTTCTTTCTGCAACCGTAACATAATCTGAACTTTCCACGTCTGTAGAACTATTATCTAAAATCTTTTGCATCGAGATAAAACCAGCAGTTAGAGCCATAGGAATCTGTTTACATTGTTGAATTTCGTCTTTTTCGTAATATATTAGCAGGTCTACAGATTCACCAGATGAAATTGTTGGAAGTAGGGGTAATTCACCGAAGGCTAGTTCAGATAGGCTTATATTAGTGAGTACCCATCGCTCTCTATTATTTTCGTTATTTATAGTCATATTTTTCTTTTTTCGTACAAAAAGCAACGGATTCCTATTATGTTGCGATTATATTCTGTTTTTCCTTTAAAAAATTATATATCAAGTAATAAAGTTTCTCTATTCATCGCCCGGAAAACAAGTTCTTCTTGAGAAATTTTTATAGTTAAATCTTCTTCGATATTACTAGTAAAAGCATAGCTTTCTGGTAGTAGTATTTTTCTTATATCATATTCGTTATTCTTCCTAAAAACCATAGTGAAATTGGGAATAGACGCGATAATGCTTATCGAATTAGAAAAAGAAGGATTATGATAGAAACAGTCAGGCGTGTCAGTCGCTAAAGTCGCTGAACACCAGGGAGTGTCATATATCTGAATAAAAGGTTTTCCAGAAAATACAGAAATATTAGCGTGTCTTAAAGCCAAAACCTCTGTTTTTTGTAATTTATTAGTTTTAAAAACTTTAGCAGGATATTTTTTAATATTATCTTTTGGAAAAAAATCAGAAGTAATATAACAATCATCTTCTTCGCTAAATTGATAAGATGTATCTTCTGGACAAAGAGATTTGATAAAAGAAAGAAAATTTTCATTTTCTTTTTTAATTAACTTATCTATAAGTCCCGTAATTATCGTTATTATATTTACTTTGTTCATCTCTAATTCCACTTTTGAAATCGAATAAGAGATGCAATTAGAAGAGGTTTCAATAGGTTTACTTGTTTCGAGAAAAATAGTATCGTTTTTATCACAGTCGAAGTAATAAACATCTTGCTGAGGGATGGGTGCTAGATAAAACTTATTTTTATCGATAATATCAACAGGGCAGATTTTGCGACACAATGATTGCGAATGTAGACTTTGACAGAAAGATTTGCTCGCAACCTCAGAAATCCCCTCTATGTCTTTTAATTCGTTAATCATATTTACATTATCGGCAAAATGTATTAATTTTTAACGGCTAAAACTATTTGATATGAGATAGCAACCGGCGGCCATTCCAATATTATTCCAGAGTTCTTCATTGTCTCTGTTAAATTGACGCCCTGAGCCTCGGGACAGCCAATAATTTTATAATCCCTATGTTGCCTCAAAAAAGACTTAATCTCGCTTCTCAAGGCTAATCTAGCTTCTCAAGGCTAATCTAGCAGTACCCTGCCAGTAAAGAACACATCGAACTTGTCGTTCTGACCAGTCTTTGTGTTTTAATCTCATTTTGTCAGTATGAGCTTTAAAATCAAATATATTATATATTGCGAAAACAGAGGAATAATTGCTTTTAAAATGAGGAGCTTGAGGAGGGCAACCTTTCTTGACCCCGAAATTCGGGCAACCTTTTTTATGAAGAGGATATGGTTTAACACATAACCCCCTCATTTTTGAATCAATTACAGGTTTAACTTCAATCCACGGCATCTAATAATAACTCCTTAACTGCGTCTTTCCAGTACTCTAATGATGTGAAATTAAATCCAATAGGATTTTCTTCTACTAATTTAATTAAACACTTATAGAATGCCAAACTGACGTTTTCTAGCCCCAATGTTTTTAAACTTATTAAAATTCTTGTTATTCGTAGAAAATTATGATTTTTACCTGTCTGCCAATTTCCTTTTCTTTCCTCATAATTCTCACCTTTATAAATAAGAATATTAGAATTGTTTAAATCACAAGACAAACCATAAAAGTCTAACATAATTAAAAACGAAATCAATAAATTATGTCGAAGGCTTTTATTATTTTTAAATTGACTAATATCAGAAATTAATAATTTAGGGGTAGATCTATTAAAATAGGAAGGTTCAATAATAGGAAATAGATATTGTATATAATCATGCGTATGCTCAAGCTCTTTATAGCTATATTTCCATATATCTTCTATCGATCTTCCAGTATGATCGGGTTTTTCACTATAAAAATCGACTATTGCTGACATATTATTTTCCCTTGTATTAATAATAGTGTACATACAAAAAGGTTCACTTTTTAGGGCAAACCTTTTCGTATGTTTATATTATTTTCTAATAACGTCTATAACATCTTTGCTATTAGAGTCTTGTGCTTTCTTTAACTCGTTGTTAATAGCATCTTTTGCATCAGGATTCGCGGCTTTAAAAGCGTCAACGCCTTGTACCGTTTGAACCAATGCGGTTTCTGTTTTCTTAGTTTTAACCCAAGTGATTAAACCGGATATCGCAGATATACCTCCTGTCGCAATTGCCGCCATAATCCCAGCGATTACTCCTGCTGGAGGCCAAACAATTGAAACAGCAGACAATATAAGCCAAATAGCAAAATAAAGAACAATAAACCAGAATATGGATTTAACAAAGTTCCATAATCCAGTTATCCAACTTTGTCCTTTAGATTTTCCAATTGATATATTGTCATTTTGAATACCTTGATCACCGGCAGCAGCTTCTGGACCACCTAAACCAAACCAACTAAAAGCTCTAAAATAAATTTTCTCGGAAGTAGCCCCCCTCCATTCTTTTTCTTCTACAACGGTTTGTAACTCGTTTTCCTCAATTGTGATCTCTGAACCCTCGGGCATTGAATTAATTCGGCTAATTAGGTCTGAAGAGGTCTGTGACGAGGTTTGAGATTGAGTGATGTTAGATTTAATCTGTCCAACCGAATAGCCAAGAATCGAGCTGCCTAATCCTACGACAATACAAAGAAATATTACACTTAATTTATTCATTATTTATACTCCTTTGATATAACTGTTTTGCCATTTATTTTTTTAATAGTTATTATTCTGGTTTTAATAGGAGCAGTCGTTTCTTTATAAGAATGAGTTATTCCGTCAGGTCCACCTATCTGATTCTTTATGATCGCATGAGAACAGCCAATACTGGACAATCCAATCATTAAAAGAAAACCATACGTCAATATTCTTTTCATTATATTTCCCATATTTCTCTCCATTTTTAACAGATAGAGCTCAATCACTAATCACTTTTTCAACAAGATGTTTTGAGTTCCTCTTTTTTTTTCTAGTACATCAAAATAAGATTCAAGAGACAAGTCCCTTGAATCATTATTTTGAACTATATTTTAATTTAAGCTATTTTAATGCGAACAACGGCTTCGTAACTAATTCTTCCGCCCCAGAAAATAGCTGCCGTTAAAGTGATAACATCATCAGCAAAAACATAAGCTCTAGTATCGCCCTTAGAAAGATGCTCGTCAAGACGGGCAAGAGTAAATGGCTCCGTATAGACTTCACCTTCTGTTAAAGTAGGCATTCTCCCGCCAAACGCATACAAAATATTTCCAAGGCCATTCTTATCTGGAAGCAAGCCAGTTGTGTGATTGGTGTCACGCGTTGGCGCAGGAGCGTAAGTTCTTAATCTTACTGGAACATTATTCTCGTCAAAATAGCCAGGTCCAGAACCGGTCAGAGTAATTCTGACTCTCTTCTGAAAAACATATACATCATCATTGTAAACATCGATGGGTGTTCCGCTTTGAGTCGCTTGATTTCTTACTGTTCCTACAAATGATGGAACCCACGTACCGTCTGTTTTTCTCAAGTCACCAGCAAGCTGGATAGCGGGAGCCCTAATTGGTCTAATAGCTTGGGTCATATTTTTATCTCCTAAAATTATACGAATCGGTATCTATGTATTATATAGAACAAATAAAATACCTTTAAGTATTTTGAAAATTATTTATTTTTTGACAACAAGCTATCTGCGAGAGCCCGGATGAACAGCTCTGCCAGAAGTATCACTCCGAGGTCTTGTTGGAATATTACTATGCGAAGGAGACATACTGTTAGGTCTCATCGGAGATACTTTAGGAGACATACCAGGTCTAGATGGCATATTACCATGAGGAACTATTGGAGTCAATCTAGGCGATGGAGTCAATCTAGGCGATGGAGTCAATCTAGGCGATGGAGTCAATCTAGGCGATGGCATAACTCTATGAGGCATTACCGGTGCTGTTCTATATGGTATCGTTCTAGACTGCATATGAGGATTCATAGGATTGGGTCTATAGATCGTAATAGGAGGACGATGGACAGTTATCGGAGGACGATGCATTGTGCGAACTGGAGGACTATATCTAGGATATACTATTGTTGGATGACTGGTATACCGCATATTCGTTCGCCCACGTTCATCACAGCCATACAACACAGAACTTGCCAATCCAAGAGTCAAAATCGCGATACAAAGTATTTTGTTCATAATTTTCCCTTTCTATTAACTATATGAATAGACACTTATCTAACTATAACAACGCGAACAAAATTAAAAATCTACAAGGAAAAATATTATTTTTTCCACTCTTCTCCTTCCTGTTCGGCTAGTTTTGCTTCTATTATCTCTTCTTTTAATCTTTTTATCTCTTTCTTTGTTTCTACTATCTTTACATTAATCTCAGCGATTTGCTTCAATAATAGTTTTTTGCGCCAAGGAAGTGTCTTCATAAATAAAGCAATTTTATCCATTTTTTATTTCCCTTTTTAAATTATATTCTTGTTTTGGTATAGCACAACCACATCCACAAGTTCCTGGCGAGCCACACCTATGATACCATGTGTTTTCTAATTCATATTCCCAACAATAATGAATACCAAATGGATGCTTTTGCCAAGAACTACTCATATTGTTAAAAGCTGTTCCGCACTTGGAGCAAACGTGATTATCTATATTTTTATTCATCTGTTACGGGCCCAGACGATTGTGCGGCAATGGGATTGCCACCAAGACCTTGATATGGAGCATAATAGATCGGCACCATTTCTGTGGTTATAGCATGATGTGTAATAAGAATAGGAGACCGTCCTGTTTTTTCAGAGTCTTTAAGAGCCTCTCCTAAACATCTAGCAACGTCTTTAAGATCTTCTGGTTTAGCCGGACGAATATTATCTCCTACTTTTATCAAAGTAAGCATGCAATTTTCAGAACTTTTCCAAGGAATAGATACCGATGTTTCACTACCTGATACAACAATTTTAATTTCCATTTTGTTCTCCTTAAAAGTATTACATATATTATCGGCAAAATTATTTTTTCAAAATAAAGATCGGTTCAGTATGGTAATTTACTTGTCCCTTTTTCCTATGGAATTCATTATTCGCTAATTTCATTTGATATGTTTTTTCCAATACAAAACCAATTTTTTGCGAATATGAGAGAAAATCATCAGCAATTGAAAACTTATCGTAGTTTTTTATGTTTATGGCTAAATAAGATCCAGCCTTTAAAACCCTATAACTCTCATCTACAATTTTATACAAAAATCCATCCAGCCAGTCTTGATAAATAGGGAATTTTACAGAACTTTGATTTTTATCTTTAGAATACTCTTCTACATCAAAATAAGGAGGAGACGTAAAAACTAAATCATAATAATCACTCCGTAACAAGGGCATTACCTCCTCTGCACATCCAAGATGGAATCCTGTTCTAAAGGAGTAATCATTCTTAAAAAATGAAGCACACTCTATGTTCCCTTTTATTGTTCTTTCATCTGGGTCTATACCTGTATAATTAATATTTTTATTAGCAGATATGACTCCACACAATCTTCCAGAGAATCCAGCACAAGGATCTATTATATTCCCGTTCAATGGGATATAAGTATCATAAATAAATTTTGCTATTACTGGTTTAAAATTACAAACAGTTCTAACTCCATTCCGAGTTTTTAAAATCTTCCTCATCCCAACGTTACTAGGAACAATGTCTAAATCTAATGCTCTTTTTATACAATCTCTAAACTTCTTATCATCCAAAAAAGCTGTTATAGGACTGAAACGACTACGATTTCCGTGTCCAACTTCTAACATGTGATTGTGAAACGAACTCGCTAATGATGTGCCAGAATAATTCGACTGTAAAAGATTATTATCTAAAAGCGGAGAAGATGAACGAGAAAGAGATAACATTTTTTTATTCTTTTCTTCATCAGACGGTTTATAATAGGGAAATCCAGCGTCTCTATAATGCTTAAAAATAATATCAATAATAGAATTCCGATATTCTTCGTTTTCGTGGTACGCTTTTAAAAGTTTTTTAAAATCATTTTTGTCATTTATATAGGATAAAGCGGCATCTCTAATAAAATTACTCTTGCTTTTCCCGAATAAAGCAGATTTTATTTTAATTGTCCTGTGATCTTCTTCACTTATCCGAAGAAGTATGTTGCTTGATTTTTCCATATTATTTCTCCCAATTAATTTCGTCTTTAAATCGCCTTTTAAACATATCATATTCTTTTTTGCCAACAATTGTTATTTTAACTCCAAATTTCTTCACAACTTCTTTCATTATCGCTCTATTTTTAACACATGTCTTACACGGGCAAATCCACTCACTAGAAGATCTTGCATGCCCCTTTATCTCATAATATCTATTTTTATCTGCAAAATAAAAATCTGGACAATACGAAAAACTGTCATTTCCTAGTTTAATATAAAAACGTTTTGTTTCATATCTATACTGCCTATTAAATTTTTGATATATCCTCGCCATGTTCGCTTCCCAAGTACTTCTTACATAATGCCCAATATCAACTCTTATCCCTCCCTTGCCCCTTCCAGAGCCTTTAGGAGAAGGTTTTCCGTACATAGGGTTTCCTTTACCTCTAAAACTTCTTCTATTTTTATAGCCTTTTGCACGAGCTTTTTTACAATCATCCGTATCAAATTTTCCATCCTTCCATGCTTGCTTAACTGCTAAAGATACATTTTTATTATGATCTGCTGTTTTTTGGATCTTCTTCATTTCTCTAGATATTTTTCTGCGTCGGATATCTTCCATGTTATCAATTTTTAATTTATTTTTAAACATATCAAGAACGTATCCATTGCTAATCGCGGCAAAAATATTTTTAGCATTATATAATTTTTTAAAGAATTCAAAGACATTCCCTTTATGATCAAGATAAATTTTAAGTGCCTGTTTTATATTTTTTTTCAAAAAAGATTGATGTTTAATGTCTTTGCTTTTCTTTATGTGAACAAATATTTTCCAATATTTATCATATTTTTTGTTGCAAATTGGACACTCTTCGAAAAGAGCATATTCGGTTTTCATGTCTCTAAATTTTTTATTTCTTTTTGCGTTAGTCTCTTTTTTGCAAGGCATTTTATATCTCCAACTTATGTATATACATCTATACTTTATATAAGTTCCACTTCCTTTGTTAAATTTTATAAAACAAAAACAGGTGTATATGCAAAAAGAAGGCCCGCTAAATTAGCGAGCCTTCTTTTTTTACTTATAAAACTATTATAACTTCATTAGGTAGCAGAACTTACATCAATTCTTGAGACGGCATAGTCGTTAACGACTACTATACCCACTTCCTCATAAATTACCCAACCCAAGCGGAGCTTCTTTGGATCGTCAGCAGGCAATACTGTTATATCTTGACGAATCGGAAAAGCGCCAACTGTATCAGGCGAAGCAACTACTAGAACTGTTGCAACTGGCATACGGCTTGAAACGTGAATATCAGCGGTGTAGAGGTGACCATAAAGGCCAGTTGTGATAATTTCACGCTGAGTTGCCTCATCATAGAAAGTCTTGCCGAAGGCACGGACGCTAGCGAACTGGCGAGCATGCATAACAATCTTCGTAGCAACAAGGTCATGCTCTTCGATCATGCGGAAAGCAGTGTTCAAAGAAGCGATTGACAAGGTTCCGAAGTTAGAAACGATGTTACCAGCAGTCGTTGCAGCAGCTAGAAGGGCATTGAAGATATTGCTATCTTCTTCCTTCTGGATAGCTTCCTTAGCCTTGATCTGAGCTCGGTCTACGATGTAGAAACGACGAGCCTTGATCTCGCTAAGACGAACTGTTGGATGAGCAGCAATTTCGAACGTAGGAACTAGGATTTCCTCGCCTTCCTGAATTTGATCAGGTACGGCACCTCTACGAGAAACTACGTGAGCAACTGAGGCAACGTCACGCTCGTAACGAGCAAGAGCACCTTGGGGAAGCTCATCAACCATCAAAAGCTTACGACCGACAGCCTGATACTCTAACGAACGGCGAATTGGTTCTACCATTGCCTGAGCTAGAGCAGTACGTCCCTCGTCTGTTTCCAGAGCTTGGGCAATAACATCTTCCTTCTCTCTATCTGTTAAACTATTTTTACTTAAAGACATTTTTTATTCTCCTTTGACTATTTTTAGGTATTCGCTTTGCAAATCCTAAAATGATAATCTTAATTTTGTTAAAAACCAAATCCCAAAAACTATTATTCCGTGCCCATATTCAGAATGAAGGTAACGTAATCCCCAAGACTTAGACTACCATTGGTAGTATCTACGCCAGGAACTCCTGAATCCCAAGCCTGGACAGCGGCAGCAACTACGCCAACTACCGGACCAGTACCATTTGTCGTGGTAAGAAGACCGTTAGCGGAACAGAAGAGCAAAGCTCCAGGAGCGGCAGCATCAACAGTTGTTTCGAACAAGTCGGTAGCGAACTTGCCACCGCCTGAATAGACTGTCATTCTTCCAGAAGCGAGTGTCTCGTTGAAGAAGTCACTTACTCTGTTTTCTGTCTGTCGTGTTGCACCAGCACCATTGACGATAAGAGAGGCGGCATATGGCGTACCAGATGTCGTGTTGCTCTCAGTATCACCAGCGATACCGATATTAACTGACGTTGCATCTCCAGGAACAGCTTCGCCAAGAGCAGAAAGCTGAGCTACCATACCCTCTAGGAAGTTTGTTCCATCCCAGTCTGCGTCTACAGGATACATATCTGCGACTACATGATAAATTTCGATTAAAGCCATTTTAAATCTCCTTGTTATTTAACATTTTTATCTGTTAAAAAATTTTCCTATAATAACCTAAACTCTTGAGCCTGCTTATTTTTGTGGTCTAGTGAGAACATTCCCTGCAATTGACTCTTTAAGGTCTCTCTTGGAACTGCACTAGCCTCGCTAATAATTACGGGAGACTCCAACCCGTCTGACGCCGCAGTAAGTCCTTTTTTAGTTGCGAACAAACTTTTTTCCAGATCCGAGATTGTTGCGACCTTATACGAACTTAGCTCTTTAATCTTAGTCGCAAGGTCATCTACTGAGATATTCCCTGCTGCTAACATCTTTCCTGCTAATTTCGTTGCCGCTTCAACTTGTTTCTGGCTGGACTCCGCAATCACGGTGCCTTTATCTTGTTCCTGTTTCTCAGGATCATTTGTGTCTGTTTTCATTTTTCCGCCGCCCGCTGGGAACGATGGTTGATCTTTTGGCTCATCTGGCTTGGATTTAAGTGTTTCTTTTTCCTTACCAATAAAACCGCTATCTGACTTAACTTTGCCAGGATCGTCGGCTGTGAATTTATCTTCATCGCCAATTGTGCTATCACCGCTTATCGGCTGAATATCTTTATCATCTGCTACTGGCTTTTTAGGAGCCATTTTCTTTTCCTTCGGAGCGGATGTTTTAGTCTTTTTAATGTCATCAGTAGCTTGAAGAATTCTACCAGCTAAATCTGATATTCTCTCTTTTACGGAAGCAGCTTTATGACCGGCTCCATCGCTACCTGAGCCTTCTTCGCCGCCTGTCATTCTAGTATCTCCATCGGTTAACTCTTTATTATCTTTTTCGCCACCGATAGGAGGACTTCCAGCAGGAATATCTAATTTGTCGCTAGCCTTGGGCTCTTCGTTTCCGATTTTAGCCTTACCTGCGTTATCTGGAACACTCGGTCCACCTTCTGTTAAGGCGTTTTCATTAGCCATAGGTTTTCCATCTTTATATTTTCCTATATCTGGGGAATCCTGAGCATTCTGCTGCTCGGTAGATTTGGCCTGCTTATTAAGAACTGCCAAAACGCCCGTTAAGTCAAGATTTATGCGGCTAGATTGACCGACATAACCAGGTTTCATTTGATTCGCCTCTTTCTCGATATTCTCGATTGTATTTGCCATGCAATCATCATCATTATCATCGTCATCATCACCTTCTTTTTCAACTGGTTCATCTGTTTCTTCTGTATTCATAACACCATCGTTATCATTTTCTTTATCCTCTTCCCTACAAGGACATAAATTTCCTTCTTTATTTTTTTCATTTTCTGTATTTTTTTCTGTCATATACATTTCTTTCTCTTCTGTCTCTTCATCCATTTCTGAGTTTTCCTCTGGAATTTCTACGAAATCATCTTCTTGTCCATCATCTTCCATATCATCTTCTATTGAAGGTTCTGATCCAAGTTCCGTATCAAGAACGTCATCTACAACTTCATCAATCGCTTCAGCGGCATCTCCTGGAACATCAATAGCGACATCAACGTCTGGAACGTCTACCTGATGATGAGCCTCTTCCTCTGGATTCTCTCCATGAGCTATATCTAAAGCCTTATCTATTTGCTCAACAACATCAAGCGGCAACTCAATCGTAACTGTTTCTCCCATCTCGGCATCGGCTCCGAAAGGATCGGCCTCGATGAAATCAACCTCTACTTCTCCGTCTTCGAAATTATCGTCAGTATCAAACTGGTCTGGAAGCATTCCATCTCCATCGTCTCCATCCATACTATCGTTAGATAGTTCAGTTGCCAACATATCATCCATTTGAGCGTACTTGGCTTTCATTGCTGTGCAAATCGTAGAAGCTTGTTTTAGTTCAAAGCCCATACGAACGAAATCTTCTACACATTCAACTGAAGCTTCCTTTTCCATCCAAATATCTGCGACCTTAATAGCTAAACCGTTTGAATAGAAACCAGCATTTTTAAGAGAATTGCATACACAATCATAGATCGGTTTGCCTTCGCATGGTCCGCTTAAGGCAATCGCATTCTCTCCGTATCTATTAGCTAATTTTTGCCTACAGGTCTCAATTGGGAAAATATTTCCATCAATAGCTGCCAATTTGGCTTTATATGCCTTGACAACAGACCCATCCTTAACACTTGCTGTCTTTACCGCCTTTAACAAACCCTTATCCTTCATAGCAATAATGGTCTTGCCCTTATCTTTAATATTAAGGGTATCAAACTCGCTTTCGCTAAGTCCATATTCTTTAAGAGCCTTAACGAATCTGCCCTTTGATCTATTGCAAGATTCGCATCCGGCTGTTACGTCTGGATTCCATGACCATCTAGCATAAACATTCTTGGCATTCTTCTTATCTACTGCATATTCTACGTTATAAGGAACGCCGGTATCTAGGCAAACAAAAGTATTATTTGCGATCTTGAGCGTATTTGTGGTGCCAGTTAATGGGCTAACAGTTCCTATCGAAATTCCCTGATCTGAGGCAATTTTAATCGCTTTTGGATCAATTTTGGTTACAAGGGCAACTCTATCAACATTTATAGAAGCCTTTTTAACCATTCTGCTAGTTGCTATAGACGCAGCCGCTGCCATGGGGGCGGGCTCTTCCGCGATAGGAGCTTCAAAACCTTCTCCCTCCAATCCCATAGGAGTTTCCGACTCTTCTTCCCCGTCATCTTTTTCGCCTGTCAATCCGGCCCACTCAGGAACTCGGATGACAACTTCTACAAGGAATCTAGAACCACAGTTATTACAGCGACCTTCGCCTTTAATAATATCGACATCATTACTCGTGCAAACTGGGCAACGTGATCCTGGAGGAGCTGGCTCTAGAGCTCCAGCTTCATCTTCAAGACCCTCAGACAGATCAGATGCCTCAAAGCTCTCTAATGGAGCCTCTGCCCCACCTGGAGGCTGAGGAAGTGTAGCTCCGGCTCCGGGACCAGCCCCGGCTCCACCCATTCCGGGAGCTTCGGCACCAATGCCAGGACCGCCCTGTCCACCGAACATCTGAGCTTCTTTTACCAATTGCTCTCTAGATAATTTTCTGGAGGCTACTCTAGCAGCATCTTGAATTGAAAATTCATCATCAGCTATCTCGCCTTCGTCAGCAATAGCGTCTAACTCTGTATCGCTTGGCTCAATATAATCTAAAGCCTCTGTAGCAGGAGCATCAACGTCATCGACGATATCAGGATCTTTTAGCCATGTTCCAACTTGAGCAAAAGCTGTTTTTTCTTCCTCTGTTAGCATTGTTACATCTTTAAGTGTAGCTACAACTACGCCATTCTCTTCATCTATGTCAGCATTAATCAATGCTGTAGTAATATCTGGGTCATTAATCTCTTTTTCTGCGACTTTAATAAGAGCATTTAAGAAACTAGCCTTTTTAACGCTATTCTCAGATGGTTCTACACCAATCTCTTTGAGATCAGCATGAACCTGATAAATTCCATCTTCCGGTCTATCTAATTCTCTAATGGCATTTTCCATTTGAGCGGTTTTATCGAGAACTTTCTCCATTTTGGGTTCATCATTAATTTTAGTTTTTACAAGGTTCTCTACCTGAGCCATGCCACTATCGCTATTGGCAACGACTTTAATAGCTGAGATAATATCATCAGCGCTATATCCGCCGATATATCCAGAGGCCGAAGTAATAAGAGCATCAACCGCCGATAGTGTCTTAACAGTTGAAGAAGCTATTTTCGAGAAATATGAATATCTATCTTTCTCGGCAACTCTTTCTGTTGACTTATGGGGCATAGCATTAATTAATGTTAAATACGCAGCCTTATCAAACGTCTTTGTGTTTTGATTGATAAAAGAGGCTGCTCTGACAACTTCTGAGGGCGATTTTCCAAAGAAAGCAATAGTGTCAGCGATAGCGTTCATAGCTATTTTAACAATATCTTTTGTATTTGTAGACGCCCATCTATTAACCAAACCAGTTTTGCCCTCTAATTGCTTTTCAGTAATTACACCCCAGTCGTTAAAAGAGTGATGAGAGGTGAAATCAGCTAACTGCTTCTCTGTTATGCGGTCTTCCTGGCTCTCACTTAAAATAGAACCGACCAAACGACTAGTCTCGTTCCATTGTTTTTCAGTGATTACTTCAGGAAAATCATTCCAACGACTTACGTGGCCTTCAGTTATGCTAGCAAGCTGTTTTTCTGTAATAACATCATGAGATCCAAGACGAGCTTGCGGGCTTGTGCTTGTGGTCACATTCGGATTTGTATTAGAAGTCGGATTGTCTAGCTGCTTTTCTGTAATAACAGCAGGAGCATCATCCCACTTTTTCCCAGCACCCTCGGCGCTATCTAACTGTTTTTCTGTGATAACAGAAGTGTCGTGAGATGCGACTTTCTCATTATCATCTACATTGCTATTCTTAGTTGCCATTCTTGACTCCTTAATATTGTCTGTATCTTTATTATTATCGATAAATTTATCTAGCGACACAGCTAGAGTTTGCAGCCTGTTCTTGAAATTTCCAAATACTGTTAGAAAATCCTCTTTTTTTTCTTGATTATTTTCTGGATTTGAAGAAGTTTTTGGTAATGTTACAGATCCTATATCTCCTATAGGCTCTTGGATAGCTCCGCTATTGCCAGATGGCATAGGTGTTTTTTCTACTGGTGGGGCTGTTGGAGGAACAATCGTAGCTTCCGGCAAGCCTCCTGTTAATTCGGATCCGGTATCGCTTGCCATAATTTCTGGAGATGGTAGTTGAGCATAACCCATTTCTATCAATTCGTCCAATATCCCCTGCACACTTGCCATAGCCTCTACTAAATCGCTAACATATTCCATAGAAACAAATTGTTTCTGGCTCATCATACTCTTAGCAACCTTTTCTATTTTACTCATTGCTTCAGCAAGATATTCCAGTTCTTTTCTGCCCGCGACTTTTGATAAACCACAACTATCTTCTTGTACGTCGCCATTCCCAAGTTTAGTAACCGACTCTCTAAGACACGCAACTTTTTTATTTAATTCTGATACATTAAAAATTTCATGCACTAAACAGGAATGACAAGCGGGATTAACTACAAAAGAGTCTTCAATAAATTTAACACCATAGTTATGTTCATAAATTTGAGCGTCTTTATGAACTAATTCTTTGGCTTCTGAGCCTTTACTGCCACAGATAGGACATGTATCTTGAGATTTTTCTTTACTTTTGTGATATTGGCATTTTATTGTACCGCTGAACTTTTTATTTTTTCTATGTTGAACATGATCACAATAATCATCAGCAACGGCAGAGGAATTATGACATATAGAGCACAAAGAATGGTGTACCGAACAATTATGCGTAGCTATGTCGTTAATTATATAACTGTGATCGCTATTATTGTCTTCTAATTTTCCAACTTGGACATAATATGTTGTTTCTTCATTGGGTATGATCTCTACATTTTTAATTTTATGAGCCATATAGCAGTCATATAAAAATGAATCTGATTTAATTCTAATAGCTTTTAAATTGGTGTGTGCTTTAGAACTATATTTATTAAGAACAGCACTAATCCCATTTGTCATATATAACATATACTCAACATATTGTGTGCTTTGATCCATAACCGTAGAACTAGAAGCCGTTCTTTCATGTTTAGATAAACAGGCAGAAACGCCAAGTCTCATACATATAATACGCATTCCAGAAAGAAGATCAACTGATGCAGAAGATGCTTGCATGGCTCCTTGCCCAAAAGACTGTCCATCTTTTGTAGTTCTTTTTTTTACAGAACATCCATCTCCGTCCAGATACGCTCCGAGTATTAGTTTTTGTTGATTTTTCGGAAGAGATAATACATCGTTATGAAGCTTTTTCTCACGACTTCCTCTACCTACATATTTGTCACACAATTCAGCTAATTTTTCATTCCATGTAACAACATATAAACCATTTCTTTCTAATTTCTCATCTATTCTTACTTTTGAATCAGGAAAGTTAGTTTTAAGAACATTCAACAATTTAATATAATGTTGACTTTCTTTATCTTGCATTCCGAGACAAAATCCTACACTTTTTTCGTTTATATATCCTTCAGCAGCATATATCCCCAGCAAAAAAGCGATATCATCATTAATTTCATCTACTATTATTTCTTTTTGAGGAACATATTCAAGTACATAGTCTCCGGGTTTAATTGATCTAGATTCAATAAATGATGGTTTTATTTCATCTCTAATTTCATTTGGAGTTTTTCTGTATAGTTTTTTAGATTTGTTAGTATAGTATATATCTTCTGATTTAATTGCTAATAATGGATGTTCATGACTTAAAGCTAATCCTTTTGTATTCCCATTCCATTTGACAAGATATAATTCATCGTGTTCTTGGGTTTTACAGACAGCTTCAATTTGTTCTTTTTTGCCTGTATGAGTTAGTACTGTATCTCCTTTTTTAAGATCTTTAACTTCTTTCTTTGATCCATCTCCCATTAATACGAGGTCGTTTCCACGAGTTGCGCCCATGCTGGTCCCCACAATATATTTTTCCTCTATACCTCTAGCTAATTTTGGATAGGCAATCCTATCTACCATAGCCACAATAAAAATTCCACCAGCATCGTCATCATACCAAGCATGTACACATTTACCGCGAGCTTTTTCTATATCATCATTTTGATGATTACAAAAAATTGGAACTCCGATAAATGAGTTAGCGGCTTTTTTTAATTCTGGACCACTAAAACAATCACCATTATCGTTAATCTCGTCCTTTTTTATAGCAAAGATTTTAACGAATAGATGATCTGGATTATCTTTAATCGCCGCAGAAATATCGAATCCATTTAAATCCGTATCTTTTTTGATGGATGCGGTCTTAATAATACTCATATTAAATTCTTTCCAATCCGGAGAATTTAAGGCTTCTATGGGAAATGGATTATGAGTTCCAGCTCTTTTTGTTATTGCCATTTTTATAATTCCTAACAATTATATACTTTTATTAAAGTATTGTATTATCGATAAAAATCCTTTATTAAATATCAAAGTCTTTCGGGTTTGTTGCAAAGATGTTTTCAATTGCTCCCCCTACTTCTTTAATAATCAGCATTTTCTCTTCTCCGATATCACAATTCTCTTCTTTAAAATGGACCCCGAGATACCCTATAAGACGTTCTCCAATAAGTAATCTATATTTACCGAAAGTTTTAATTCCTAAACTTGACAAGTGATTATAAAGGAATCCGCCATTCAAAAGACCTTTAGAGCATTTCATAACCGGTCTATTTGTTTTCTTAGATTGAGAGACTATCTCCATCGCTCCCGGTATCAGTGAAGTTAAAATGTTTTGACAAGATATAAATTCATGAGAAACTCCCTGCATGCAAGTTTCATGAGTTTTAGAAACCTTTTTTATAGCAGTTCCATCAAAATATTCCTCACCATTATGAAATTTAGAGATATAAACTCTTTCTGCCCCAATCTTAACGCGTAATTCCGCCAGCTTATCTTGTATTTTAATATCTCTCGCTAGCGTATCTAGCGGGTTATAGTTCTTCTGGAATTTTTTTCCATATTTGTCACTTAATTTCTCCTTTATTTTAGGCAAGATGGATAAGATAACCCCACCGATAAAGGCCCCTGCGATAATCGCTATAAATATAAAAGTTTGAAGCTCCATTATTTTTTCCTTATTCTAACAAATTAATAAATTACTAAGCTTTGATGCGTCTTGGAATCTTTTTATTTGCTAAATCGGCAAGAGTCATATTAGTCTGGTGAGGAGGAAACTGCACCCCCCACATCTGGCTTGCATGCCTCAAAGCAGATAGCAAACTTGGAAAATACTTTCCACTTGGAGCATAAACTTTTTTACGTTCGTGTTTAGGAGGTAATTTTTTAATTCCAGCAAAGAATGCTACTTCTCCATATTTTTTCTTGGCCGGTCCAACAACTACAAAATAATCAGAATTTGTAGTGTAATCGTGCCCCTCCCATCTTCGATAAGCTCCCTCTCCTATATCTTTGTCAAATCTTTTTTTAAGGGGAAGAGATTTTTCTGAGTAATGTTCTTTCCACCTTATACCCCTATCTCTAATTCTTTTTCTTTTATTAGTAGATAAGTATGTGGCGTATTTACATAGATTATAAAAAGATCTTATCATTTTATTGCCCAATTAGATATAAACAACCTAAGTCGTCCTCTAATACTATTTTATTATAAACTATATTATCCTTTGACAAATTCTCAAATGTTAATATATTCGCTATTTTTTCTAATGGGTCTCCAGAAGATTTTTTATTGAATCTCTTTTTCTGATCGGCAGAAGCAGCAGCGATTTGTTGGTCTATAATACTTTTAATGGCATCGGGTTGCTGCTGGATCGCGTCTTCTTTGAATCTTAAAATTCTCCAACCAATATTAGCTAATTTCTGATCCCTCTGGTTATCTCTTATCTTAGAATCTACGTTCTCATGCCAGGCTTTTCCATCCGCCTCAATCCCGACTCCAAGAGCAGGGTAAGCAAAGTCCATAACGAATGGCTGGTTCTCTCCTGTCGGCTGTACTGCATACTGTAAATATAGTTGCTGGGAAATATCTACTCCCTGTATTATTTTATATAATTTTTGCTCTAAAGTCGTTAACTTGATAAAGCGAGGAGCAGCAGGCTTCATCTGTTCATCTAATTTCTTGCCACCATGTCCCTTTTTTCCTACTTTAAAGTTAGAAGGGAGAGCTCCTGCACTCGGACCCATACCACCGGCTGCACCTGGAGCCATTGGAGCCCCGCCAGCACCTCCCGGCATCCCGCCCTCCATACCTCCTGGCATGCCGCCCGGCATACCGCCCGGCATACCGCCCATATCAGCCCCACCAAGACCTTCTGGCATCGGAGGAGCGCCACCGAGACCGCCCAGATCTCCCATGCCACCCATACCCGGCATACCGCCGCCACCTGGCATTTGCCCTTGCGGTCCTGCGACAACTTGCTCTTCTCGCAATCTTTCGACTTCTTGATCATAATCAACATCAAATTCTTGCAATAGTTTTTGGCTACTAATCAGTTGCTTATCATGTAGCTGCATCATCAGTTGTAAGTGCCCACTTTTGTCTCTAAGATTCAAATCTTCCCATTTCAGTTTGGGATATAGAAACTCTGTTTCGCCTAACTCTTCTGAATCTTTCTCATTAATGAATCCCTGCATCATAGCAACAGGAAGGAAAATGTGATTTTCAACCCATTCTGCTAAAGTGGTTCGCCAACTCTCTAATCTCCGAATCATCGTTTCAACGCCGACTTGGGCAGAAGAATAACTATTTCCCTGTATTGTTATTTTACCATTTCTCTTTGTTACGAAAAGCCCATGTGGAACTTCGAAACAATAAACCTTGCCAGAATAATCTATTTGTGAGATTTCATCTAAAGTTAAATTTATCATTTCAATATTCTGACAATTGCCATCAAAACCATTTGTAATTCCAAGTATCTTCGCTCGTCTTCTAACATCTTGAGCATCTACAAATCTAAAACCATCGTGTTCCCGAGGCTGTATCCACATTCTATGGTTAGGAGTAGTTAAAATATCAATTTTATCAGTTTTAAATTTTATCATTTTTCCAGAATAGTCATATACGTTTTTATTGATAAAATTATGATATTCTAACATTTTTGTTTCAGGATTATAACAAGCGATTTTATCATTTTCATCTATGTCAAAATGATTTTTAAAACCATCATCTGTTAGCGTCAGTGTTTCTTCGTCATGACAGCTCATTTCTCCGTTCAATAAAGCTTGATTAAGCATCAATCCATCAAGAATTTCTTTGCCGATTTGTTCAAGTTCGGCAGTAATGTTGTGTATTTTGCCGGTGTTGCCCTGTATCGCAACTCTTCCGTTTCTCATTGTAACGAAGAAGCCAGTAGAAGTTGTATAGCACCAAACCTTGCCTTTATAATATTTAGATTTAATATGTTCCTGTTTAATACGAGGGAACCTCCCCTTCCCGGTATTAGTTAAATTACAATTTACAACAAATTGTTTATCTTTTTTGTAAGGACTTAATACAGGAGAATAACCAGCCTTAAACATTATTTCTACAAGATCGTTAGCTAAATGCTCAGAATCGGTCCCGCACTGAACAGCCTCTGTCGTTTTATAAAAATATCTACTTGCATCTCCATTGCAATAAGAATCTATAAATATTTTTAATTTTTCTGGAGGCAAATTTTTAATAAATTGAGGTATTTTTTTATTATTAGAATTTGTTCCAAACCATTCCTTAAGAACCTTTACCACTTCTTTTATTAAAATGTCCCAAGTTGTTACTCTTCCCTCATAAGCATATTTATGATATTTAATCCCCAATTTTCCCATAATTTGATCTATTTCATCACAAATGTCAGCATTTTTTTCAGGACATTGAGAAAATGAAAGCCTATACGCTCTTTTATCTTTATCAAATATAGAATATCCTTCTGCAACATAATATCCAGCAAATTTAAGAAATGGTTCTATATCTACATCGTGTCCCGCAATATGAACAGACTCTATATCTTGATCAGAAATATAATCTGCTACGCATCGAACATAACTGTCTCCATGACCCGCAATCTTAGCAAACTTACGAGCTTCCATTGTATAAGCTGTTTTTTTGTCACGCTTATATCCTAACATTTTGTGATTAGGAGTTACGCACATATCTATTTTATTACCCTTAAACTCTACCATATAATTATCGAAATCATATACATGCAAAGCCTCAGGTTCCTCATATCTCATTTCATTAGAGTCTGGATCAAAGACCATAATTTCGTCATTTTCTTCTATATCCCAGTAATTTTTCCATCCTCCAGATTTACATAAAGCCTTAGTATCACTGGAGTTACAGGCCCCGTACCATTCATAGTCAAAAGCGTGGTGGGTAACTAGGGTCAAGTTTGGATCATTTGCAACAGCAGTGATTTGGTTAGAGACATCCATAATATCTGCTGCTGTAGCTGGACGCTCTTTATCTCCGATTTTAATAACTCTAACTGGCAGAATAAGTCTTTCAGCGACGATCCAGTTAGCTGTCATTAATTTTGTTTTATATGCTAATATAGTGAATAATCTTCTAAGTAGAGACGTTCCATAGATCCCATATGGACTAGCATTGTGTTTAATATGGCTAACACATCTATTTGATAGAGGTATTGGTCTTCCATTCGACACCATATCTATAAGTCTTTTAGGCAATCTGCGATATATTTGTATTGGATCTTTTTTAGAAACTATTTGTCTCAATTCTTCATCAGGAACTAATGTTATACTGGGCTCGCTCGCTAAAACATTGCTTTGAACTTCTATCCAATCTGGGTTTAAAACAACAAGTCGTTTTATTGTTCCTCCGGGGTGATTGCAGGGTTCTCCATCTGATTTAACATTTGTCCCATTACAAACGCCACACTGGATTTCGGTAAAGGGGAATACATCTCCAATCATGAAATACTCATGACTTATCAATTTAAGCCAATGATTTAATTTTAAGTCTTTAACTAATCTTTCATAGTACTTAAGAACTTTCTTATTAGAGCATTCTAAAGTGAAGCCATTCATGGAAAAGTTCGAATAAAAATCGACGCCAGCGGCGATTTTTGGCTCATTTTCGTAGTAGAAACGACTATTTTTTACTACAATATTTTCAGCAATATAGCTATTATCTTGGTCAATTTCGATATTATATACAAACCCGCTATAAGGGACCGTATATACATCTTGTATTTTTCTAGCTATATAATTTTCATCTATTTTTCTTACACCTTTAAAATTACCATTTTTCGTTTTAAGATTTTCTTTATCTTTAATTTTTTCTATTTTATTCTTTTCGCAAGCCCCTTTTGGCAATAAAATATGATAATGTGTAATATCATCTTTTGTTACTTGATCGTATAATTTAAATTCTATACCAAGTCTCATACAAAGAAAACAAATTTGTTGAGACATATCTTTGCTAGCAGAGACAAGTTCCAAGTACCCCCATTTTTTATTAACATGTCCGTCGCCAGTAAATAGTCCTGTTAGAAATGATGAAATACTATCTAGGGGAAGTCGAATCAAATTATCATTTAATTTTTTATTTCTCGCTCCATGCCCCACAAAAGAATAGCACAGGTCGGCAAGACTCTTGTTATAGATATGAATATCCCAAGAATTATTTATTCCATTTATCCCTCTATTGGGATATATATTAATTTTACAATTATAATATTTATTAACTATTTCTTTTAATTTTTTTATTACATTTTCTTCTGTTTTAGATATTGTTAGGCGTATTCCTTTGGGTCGTTTAGTGTCTTTATATTCATACCAAGCAATGCAGCCTTCAGCAGCGTACAGACCAAGTAAAAAGCAAATATCTTGATTTAGTAAAATATCTTTATTCTCCTCAACCTTAACTATCGGTGTAAAAAGATAATCCCCAACTTCAATTTTTGATGAAGGAGTCCAATCTATATCTTTAGGTTGATTATCATACTCTGCAAATTGATTTATGAGTTCAGAAGAGGCAATTTTACTTTTTGAACAACCAACAAGTTCTTTTATATTCTCTTTTGATAAATGTAATATCTTATGATTTCCTGTTATATTAATCTTTCTTTTTAACCCACAAGAAGATATGCGATAAATATCTTCATTAACATATCTTTTCCCCTTATCTATTACTTTTCTCGACTGTCCAGTATGACTAATAACACAATCTCCGACATTCACTTCAGATATCGGTTTTGATGTCCCATCGCTCATAAGTATTAACGTTTCAGGGACTAAACACCACATATATACTTCTCTTCTTTTTGAAGCGATTTGCCAATTCTGCGGAGTATGCAGTGGAGAGAAGAACATTGGTTGAGCCATAGTCACATTCGCGGCTGAGCCTGCGAACTGAGCATTTTTAGTAATAGGCAGATTAGCAGTAACACTGCTAGAATAATGAGTTTTATCAGAATTCCCAGTTTTTACTATGTTATTGGAATTTGATATCTTATCCTGCGTAGCTTTATTTGGTATGGAGAATTTTAGTGGCATTTATATATCCTTAATATTATCTGTCATAAGAGAGATCATCCATAGACTGCTGAACTTCATCTATATTGCTATCGGAATTATCCTCGTCAGGATCGCTCATCATTTTTATTTCTTCGCTACGATGGATTCTTTCTCTTTTCTTTTTTTGCTCTTTTTTAATCTCTTTATCTTCTTTATCTTCTTTATCTTCTTTATCTTCTGGCCCTACAGCCAAAGCATCATCTACTCCAGGCATCATAGGGGATTGCATTTCTGGTAGCAAAGGCATACCTTGAGCCGCAACATACATATCTTGTGTCCCAGGTTGTTGAGAAACGCCCCGTTGATCTTTTCTCTTATATTGAACACCTAAATTGTTTATCATATTAGAATTGCAATTAGGGCATTTGGTCGAGCCTGGAGCGACTCTAGAGTTGCAAACAGAGCAAACCTCCATTGTTGTAATAGGATCGCCCTCAAGCCATTTACCGCCTTTAGGAGCCCTATCTTTAGCCGGGAGATCAGCGACTACTATCTTTTTTTTTTAGAAGATGCCGTTAAGGGCGGTTCGTCAGCATCATACAGCTTCTCTACTTCAGCGTCTATATCTTCGCCGACTTTCCTAATCGCAGCTTGCCATATCTGCTTATCGAGGTCCATAGGCTTGCGATAGGAAGGCTCTATAGCTCCTGGACGCCCATATTCCTCATCAAAATCTTCTTTTGCGTATCCTCCGATAGTAAACATAATATCTTCAGGACTAAATTTCCCCTCATTTACATATGAGGCGGCAATAATAGAAGAATCAGAGCCTGCTTTGGCAGCTTCTTGAGCTAAGTGTTGTATATCCTCATAATACTCGTTTGCGTAATTTTGTGTTTGGAATTGAGCCAGTTTCTCTTTTTTCTTTTTAGATTGTGCTTCTTTCCAATTAAAAGGCTTGCCTTCGGTTACAGGTTCATACCCACGAGCCTTACCTTCTTTTTCCCTCATAGCTTCTAAACGCGCTTCCGTGCTACGAGTTTCTGGTAAATAGGCTTTTCTTTTTTGGCCAGGAAGAAGTTGTAGATTATTTCCTTCCGGAATCCACTTATCGACCTCAAAGCGTTTTTGAATATATCCGCCAATCCATTCGCCTGTTTTCGTATCTCTGTAGGGTTTGGAATACTTATCCATGATCGTTCCGCGCCAAATAGCTTCCCAGTCGATATTCCAAACATCATCAACAACAAGACCGAAGCCTTTGTTTCTTTCTGTTATATGCCAATCTGAAATAGGTTGACGCAGGAAGGCATCAAATCTCTTCTCAGATGGGCCATACATCATAACATTTTCAGTAGTTTTGGCTTGAGCCTGCTTCTTAAGGTTAAAAGTAGAACTTTTATTTTTCTTAGAGTCATTCTCTGCTAATTTTTTAATACTGTCTGTTACATTATTTATAAAAGATACAACGCTATAAGGGGCATTTTCGATAACCCCTGACTGTGCAGTTTCTGCCTTTACAGAAGGATTCAAATGTTCCCAAATAGGAAGAACCATTTCTATTTGTTTCGTTCTCGGGTCATCAACCAGATCCCAATCAGTCTCATAATACGTTTTTAAAATCTCATCTAATGTGCTACCGATTTCAGTTGGAACATTTTCTAGAATTTGAGATCTAGCTGTTACATAGTCTGAAATATCTAAGAAATTATCTATAAGAGCATCTACACTAGATAATTGTAGATCAGCCAAAGACATGTCAATGTCTTCTGTTGGTTCTTCAATATAATCTGTAGGAGTATCAAAATCGTCCATAGGAGTTTCTAGTCCCTCCTCTGGAGATATCATTTGCTGAGCTTTTTTTAGGTTAAAGGGTTTCATATTAGCCTCTATCTTTGTTTTAATACCTTGTAATTGAGTCATTTCGTTCAATTGTTTAGTATATTCTTGTCCTGTCAGTTCTGTTATATTTGCCATCGCCTTCTGATTTTCATCAGCCGTATTATTAATCTCTTCCAGCCATGCATGGGACTGCTCTGGGTCGTTTAATAATTTAATATTATCAGGAACTTGAATGCCTTGAGCGGCCAAATCAAGAATCTCTGCTTGAATCGCCTCCAACTGGTCTAGCGTTCCTTGATTTTGATTTTGTGCTTTTTTCATTTATTTACTATCTTTCATTAAATCATTAAATAGTCTGTTTACAACGTCTTTACTCTTAAATGTTCCTTTGTTATTTCTCCAACTGGTATCCGCTTCTTTTTCTGCTCTGACATTATCTGCCATTATTTCGCCTGCCGTTTTTTCTGGCATATTATCAAAGACATTACTATCGAAAATACTTAAATTATTACTGACAGGTTTTCTATAATTTACAGATTCCCTCTCGCTAAGACTGCTTACATCTGAAGCCTTTCTTGTATCTGTCTGCGATAAAGCTTCCGTCATATTGTCTAACGATTCTTGACGAACACTTTTTCTCATAGCCTGTCTATTTTCTTTCTCCGCATCTGTTTTTTCTTTATTACTTAGTGTCCCTGACAATTTCTCTACGACATCTGTATCCCAAATGCTATTTTGAGTTTCTGATCCAATATATTTTCTAGGTCCACCTTCGTCTCTAATAGACCCACCACCTGCATTTAATACAGAATTTGCCGACCTAACAGAATTAATAACTTCTGAATTATCCAATTTTTTAGATTTTTGGTCTTCAAAAGTGTTTGTGTTTTTTGGTAAATTACCTTTAGCGGCTTCAACAGGAGCTACATCAGTTTCTTTTTTTGTAAACTGTATTTTTCCTTGATCTGACATTTTTTGTATCATTATTATTATTTTCCCTTCAAAATAGAAAGCATTGTCTGAAAAAGATCTTCTTTATTATGCTTTAGAAGTTCATTTATCGTTGAGGCTTTCTTATTCTTTTTTTGTTTGGATGGACCTTCTCCACCACCATATACATCGTCTAAAACATCTCCTGCCATAACCTCTTCTTCGTTCTCATCTTTTTGAGTTTGAGAAGTAAAATTCATTTTCAAATTTTTATCTTTTCTCTCGGCATCAACAAAATTTAGCTGGAACTGGTCTTGCATCTCTTTTACTATAGAAGCTACATCTTTATCTGCTAGTCTTTTTCTTTTTGCATAGTACCTATCAGGTAAAGTTATAGAAAGTTCGCGAATACCACCTGGATAAAGTTTTTCATCCACAAACTTATTCTCAAACTGTTCTAGACGACGAGGTGGATACCCAAAGCTCTCTAATTTCTTAAAGATATATTCGGTGATATCTGGTGAAGAACCCCCATCGTTGTCCTCTTTATTATCAAAAAGACCTTTAGGTAGAAAAGAACCGGACGCATCATCTGTCGATGACATCGGCTTATCCATGTTCATATTCTCTAATTGGGGATTAAATGCTGGTTGCTGACCGAAAGCCTGAGCAACCATCAATTTTCTTGTCCCGCTAGGTACAATAGCCATATCCAGCTCCTTATTATTCTATAAAATCAGCTTACTGATCAGTCAACATAGCTTCAACGAACTCTGCCGGATACAGGTTGCTCCAGTAAGACTTCAACATCGTCCTTGTTTTGGCATCTAGCTTAGCGACCTTAACATAGACTGGGGAAGTTTTAGCCTCTGTTTTCTTGTTCTCACAAGTAACAGCAGAAGGCTTTACACTTTCACCCTTCTGATGATTAGGCTCGCCCTTAAGCTGACCGCTTGTAGCAGCTTCGCCAGCCGAACCTTTTGCTTTAGTAGCAGTTGGTTTGGCCTTCTTTTCTTCTGCCTCTTCCTCTTCCGTCTCTTCTGCTACTTTTACAGTCTTTTTGCCTGACGCCTCTACAGTTTCGTCTTCGACTTCTTCAACGTCATCGTCAGTTTCGTCGTCAGCATCTTCGATGGCGGCGGTTTTAACGACCTCATCTTTAGCAGCGGTTTTACTCATCTTCTCGTTAACGAGATCAGCAAAACTCTTTCCTTTTCCTACTTTAACTGTGTTTGTCATAAACTTAATAGCCATTCTTTAACTCCTTATGTATTTTTTGAAATACAGTCCTATTCTAAGTAATAATATATTCTTATCGAAAATCCTTTTATTTTTATTTATTTATTCCGAAATTATTGTGGGGTTCCTATTATTCCGCTGCCGGGAACCGCTTCTCCTGCCGCCCCTTGTTGATCATAATATCCCATCATTGGCTTTTTGCTCTGAACTTTTGCTTGAGCGGCCTCAATCTGAGCCATAACTCCTTCTATCGATTGGACCATTTGGTGAACTTTTCTAATAGCGTTGACTTTGCTCATAAATGATTTTTTTAAGTTGTCAGGCAAACTATTAGACATTTTTAATGCTTTATTGGCAAAAGCGTCTAATAATTGTATAGCCTGGTCCATTCCCATTTGTTCCTCTGCTTGAGGGGCAGGTTGCGCTGCCGCTGGTTGTAAGCCTAGCACTGATTCGAAAGCAGTGCTAAACCATTGATTAAATTTGGGACCAAATTTATTCGCAACAGCAGCCATAATTTGAGGAACCATCTGCGGGCTTATCTCAGGAAGAGTTTGTTGTGGAGTTTGTTGTGGATCTTGTTGGACTGCACCTACTTGAGACATTTTATAATTTTTAAGATTATAAGATGCTGATCTGGCTGGCTGTAGTGTACTTATGAACCACTGTCTTGCGGCTGCAAGGCCGTCAGGATTGCTCATAATATTATTAACAATCTCAGATAGCTTAGACTCGTCAGCAGATTGGATTACTTCCATGATATCCTGCTGTTGCCCTTGTTGCCCAGGCTGTTGTTCTGTTTGCTGTTGAGTCTCTTCTTCTGCTTTTTGTTCAACCAAGCCTTCTTGCTGCAATAAGGCATCTAAAGCAGCCGTTGCTTGAGTAGCAATTTGAACTGCTTGATTCGCTTCCTTAACCGTTAAGAAAGCATTACGGAATGTAAGTAAAGATTTTTCGGCCTGCGTAACGAATGGTCTGATAGCCCGCGAGCCAAGACCGCTCCATTGCTGTAATTTATTTAGATTATTTACGATACTCTGAAAGAGATTTCCAATATTTCTGGTTTGCTTTAAGGCTTCTTGAGGATTGCTAATAACTTCTTGTAGACGTTGTTTAATTAAATTTGCATCTTCCTTAAAGATATTTAAACTTTGCTTATAAAACTCATTTTTCCCCATAAGACCGCCCCAAAAACCAGCCTCTTTAATAAGATTATGCGAAATAATCAGCAACTCATTAGATGCTTTTTTATCCATCTTTACTAATTTGGCGGATATTTTTAGAAGATCATCTGCTTTTTCGATCAAAGCGGTCGTTAACTTATAGCGTTCATTCGCGTCTATAGTAGAAAAAGCTTCAGTAACTGTCGCTCCAGATTTAACCAAATCAACTATTTTATCTGATAATTCTTTATTTGCGGTTTTAACTATTGGAGTATCTATATCTGCGTATTTATCCCAACTGCTATCATTATCGTTAATAGACTTATTATACTCTTCCCAGCAAGAAAGAACGATATCTTGAGCAGACGTACCAGGCTTTTTAACCCTATTTTCACGGTAACATTTTTCCCAACAACGGGAGTTACGAATAGCGTACCCAAGCCCGCCTTCAAATTGGGCTTTGACAATTTTGTTTATAGACTTAGCAGTCTTATCTATCTGATCTGCATATGATTCCAGGCCAGACTTGTCTAATCTTTCAGATAAATTAGCTAGAGCTTTAATTGTTTCCATTGGACAGTCCTTATTAAATATATTTATTTCTTAACTTTCTATTTTTTCTACGTCTTAACCTTCTTTTCAAATTTTTTCTTCCTTTAGAAAAATTAAATTTGGGCGAAAATTTTTCACCAGTGAACTTATATCCATCCGGAAAATTAGCATCGTGTGTTATATTTTCTAAGATATATGTTCTTATTCCTCCAATAGTTTGATCCCAAACTGCAATATTTCTTCTATGGGTAGTCTTCGCATAAAAATCTCCATGTGGCTCGACATCTCTTATAATATTAGTTCCATGTAATGTTCTATAATTAATTCTTATTGTTTCATTATTCTGTTTTGCCCAGCGTATTGCTTGGAACAGTGTTCCGAATTCAGGATATCCTTCAGGTTCTATGGCGGTCGGATCTTCATTAAGAGTTTCATCTTCCTCTATTTCATTTTCCTGCATCTCCTCCAGATTCTCTGGAGTAATTGTCATTAATTCTTCATTCATTGTCTCATCTAATTCGTTATTGATATCTAACATATCATCATAAGTATCATCTAAATTAAAATAATTCTCTACCTGTTGAGAGATGATAAATTTATTCAAATTTTTACTTATAATTTTTTTCATTTTTTATAAACTTAACTGAAAAATTACCATCATCTTCCTTTAATTCTATGACATCTCCAACTTTTATTTCATTATCTCTGAAAAAACCATCATTAGCTTCAATTGCGATAACGGACTTATCATCGCTAGAAACTCCGGAGAAAGACATCTTTTTTATTCTATCAATTTTTATTATTCTATTATTTTCATTAACAAATGCTATATCTAAAGGAATATAAGTATTCATCCCCCAAAACTTTAAAACTTGAGGGTTATCAAATTTAAAAAGCATACCAGCATTCTTGGGCAAATGTTCTCTAAACATTAGCCCTTGTCGCCACAAATCAGGAGTATCCGCTATCTCTACATATAACATTATATTATCTCATAAACCAAACGGTCATCATTTAACGAATCACAAAAACTCTGTATATCATTTCTTTTACCTTCAAAAATTATATTATCTTCAAAATCTTCTCTAATCTCTACTGATGAGTTATTATAATTTTTATAAGTGTCAAACCACTTATTAAGATTAATAATTGTCGGGTTATCGAACTTACCTCTCACCACTTCTGGATACAATCTATATTTTGTTAAAACATTGCAATTATCATTTATTATTTTTTTAGATTGATAGTCAGAAATCCATTTTCTGTTTTTTGCGTTATGTTCTCGAACAATTTTAACAGCATCATCTATAGATAGCGGGCCATCATCTGTCTCTATATACTCTTCTTTTCTAACAATAAATTTTAAGCCTATTCCCTCAAAAGTTAATAAAGATTTATAAAATGGATCATACCAAGTTATATCATCTTTATTCTTTTTGGGTTTTATAGGCTTTTGTTTATGTACTAAAATAAGAACCTTATTTTCCATCTATATTTTTCCACCACAGGTTGTCTGTTTTTTTATTTTTCTTTTTTAACCGTTTTGTATTCTTAGAAGCAGTTGTATAATCCAGATCTCTGCCGTCTTCATACGAAGACCGATCATCTCCCAATATCATAGTTTTTATGATATTAGAGCCCTTATTTGTTATTTTGAAGCCATTAGCAGCACGCTGCATGAGCCCATATGAAATGAGACTATCGAGGTCACCTTGAGAGATATTTTTTGGTTGTTTATAAACTTTATTACCAATTTTATTATTCGGATTTTTCCAAATATTATATAGAACCTGAACGGATTTCGGGTCTAGAATGTCGTTTCTGGGTTTAAAATCTTGAGGCAAGATTTTAGTTAAAAAATCTACTAATGAAAATTGTGTAAACTTGCGCATGATTATCTCCAAGTCCCAGGATTTAATTGAGGATACGGACTATCCTCATACCTATCCTTCCAAGAAAAAGGTTCATTTCTTAATTCTCTCCAATAAAAGCCTTCTCCGACTTTACCGGATTTGTTATAAGTATCATACCCCATCAAATATCTCTGTTGCATCCTCTTATCTCTGTCTCTTCCATAAGTTTCTCCAGAAACCTCATCCCAATTAAAAACGCGTTCTTCCATAGGGAGGTCTAAGTTCCCCCACGGCCCCTGAATTCCCTTTGCAACTTTAATTACAACATTATCAATCTTATCTTTTCCATCTAATAGTAGAGAGAGAAGAGACGCAATATATTCTATTTTTTTATTTGATCTATAAATCCAATCTAGAGCTATTCTATAATTCGATATACAATTCATTATCTCATACGAAAAATGTAATATATCTTTGTCAAAAACTTTTCTAAAGATAGAGCAGATATCGTGTTTCTTTATAAATTCCTTATAATCTTGACAATAATCCAATAATTTTATAAGATCCCAAATGCCGTATAATGCATCTATGGCGATGTTCAAGTTTTTATCGTTGATAACTACGCTATTCCCCATCGACACGGGTTTATTAAAGTTTAATAAGTTTGCTACTTCTAGGAGTAGATGTCTAATTATTTTAGTATTAGAGATATGATCTTTTTTTAATAGATATATCTTGCTGGTTATCTTAGACTTGAATTTCCGATTGCCAATAGAAAAAGAGCACTCGGTGTCGCCCATAACAGCAATACCATACTTATCAAGTTCTTTTATTAGCAATTCCCTATTATTCATTTGCTCTCTCTCACAGCCACAGTAATATGAAACTCATGCCCCTTATCCTCATATGTTTCGGGTAATCCGTAATTTTTTCTAATTTTGACTAATTCGGGAATATCTACTGCAACGAACCAGACCCGGCTCATTTCGTCCCATCCTTGAGGATTGGTAGAGTATACCTCTTTAAAAGTAAAAGGTATTTCTCTGCCAATTTCTTTTATTTTTTTTATCTTGTTATCCTCTATTTCGTCTTTCGTTATTGCGCTTATATGAGCCCCTATTCCATCTTTATCAAAATAGGGAGGCTTTTTTATATTAGCATCATCTAGCAAAGGAAATATTCCATCGATAAAATCATCATCGATTTTAACATAGACAAATCCATCGTCTTGTTGTTTTAAAACTCCAAACAGCTTGACCTCTTTATTCTGTTTACTAGCTTTTTTGATCTGCTCTTTTATTGACTGGGCCACCATCAGCTCAACGTAGCTTTTTGGTTCCAAGACCGTCCAATATCTTTTAAGAAACTTTTTATTTTTTGTTTCTTTTTTCTTTTTTTTATTTTTAGAAAATATTATTTTCATTTACTGTGTTTCTTTTAAGGGTAAACGTGACGATGCTCTTTCTCTATCTTGTTCCACATCTACAAATGAAAGATCTCCTTCATCAACTAGGCTTCCCTCATTAGATAAAAATTCATCTCCGATCATATTAGATAAATCTCTCTTTTTCCCAATAGGTTTAAGCCTTTTAGACTTGCTGAATTTCTTTGTTGTAGGGCTATTTATCGTAGGTATTTTCTTTTTAAAACTCTTTTTTAAAGCATCAGTAGTTTTGTCAATTTCCTTTTCAAAATCCACGGCCTCATCTTTTGACGATGATTGGACGGTCATATCTACACCGTTTAGATCTGACAAAACCTTTTTCATACTATCTTCTTTATTAATCATCTCTCCGCTTTCGGGATTCCATGCAGACATATTAGTCTTTGGTTCATTTAGACGATTTTCTTCCAAATCTATAGCTATTTCCGCCTCGTCTACTTCTTCAGCCTCTGGCTCAACTTCTGTTATTTTTTCTACAACATCTTCTTCTTTTGCTATCTTTTTCTTTCTTCCGCGCTTTTTTTTAACAGTTTCTTTTACTTCTACTACTTTTTCCGCCATCTCTTCTTTTTCCATTTCTACTACTTCCTCTACGACTTCCTCTACCGGGCTATCGATTATTAGCGTTCCAGACCGAATAGCCATTCTGATATGCGGATTTTTTAACTGGTCATCACTTAAATGAATTACACTGTTGCTTGTTAACATTTTATGCTCAAGCGTTGGTAGAGTAAGTTCGCCTCTTAAATCCCTGTTAACTTTAAATTTCGTAGACATATTTTCTCCTTAATTTCTAAGCCTTCTTCTTATCTTATCGAAAAAATCAACAGTTTTGTTTACAGTAGATTGATTAAAAGGACCGATTGCCGTATTATCTCTATCATCTTGAATTTGTCTTTGAGTCTCTTGTGGCCTACCGATTGGGCTATCCGTGTCATACAGTCCGTCTCCAGACTGCATAGCAGGCTTCTCGTCATTTTGATCTGGATCTTCGCCATCAAAATCACCATTCCATTTATTACGAGTCGCATATTCTGGTTTAATAGATGATGTGGGAGGTTGACTAGTAGTATAATAGTCTACACCATAACCGCTTGTAGAATTATCTCCGGGCTTATTTAACTCCAAATCTATTCCACCGTCATGCAAACGATATGGATCTTTAAGAGCCTCATCTAAATCGTTCATCATGGGAATATTTCCGCGAAAAGATAATTTTATTTTTTTATAAAAATTAGCCATCACTAGCCTTTATGATTAGAATTTGTCGCCCAGAGCCTTATCTATAGCCCGAAGCTCCTCTAATTCTTCCTCTTTATCTTCCGCTGATAATTCATCCTGTTCAGATTTTAAATCCTGGTCTAGTCTCTGTGGATCGAAATCTTTAGTAGGATCAAATTGTCCTAATATTCTTATTTTTCCAGAGTTGATGTCTAAAACTATCTGCTCCTCTTTCTTCGTTAATTCGCGGCGTTGATCAGAAGCCTTTCTAAAAATCGAATATAATAAGGCGTCAGCATCTTTTAATTGAGACAGAGTAGATGCTGCCATTTTATTAACTTTCTCAAACTCTTCTCTAGTCTTATAATTAGATACAAGTTGACTTTTACTATCATTGCTGACGATAACTGTCTTTTCTCCCAGCATTTGAGAACCAACTCCCTTATCCCAAAAACTAGTATCTCTTTCTTCCTTGTTATTCTCTGATTTAATTTTTTCTGCTAATTTATTATCATTTTCTATACTATAGTCCATTAGTGGGGTTTTATTCATCTTATCACTTCTAACATCCATGCCATTAATAGGTTTAATGTCGCTTTTATTCATTTCTGCTTCAGTTATTCCCACATCATCCTTAGAAGTGCGAACATCTGCTAGTATAGACTCATAAAGAGCATCTCCGGCAGGATCTTTGTGACCGGCCTTAAGACGATAAGCATAACTACCAGAATCATCAATTGACTCTGTTCCAAATTCTTTATTTTTGTTAATAATCTGTTTTTCTAAAGCGACAAGATCTTTCGAACTAGACATTTTTTTTAGATTAAATTTTTGAACCATTACAATTCTCCTGCATTTAGTTAATTTAACTTATACCATTCTCGCCAATTACCTTTTATTTTTTCATTTTAAAATCTATCTTCTTCTACTATTGGGCCAGGAATTGAGTCTTTCTAGATTTTGGGATACTTGTTGTCCTGTGCCATAGCCTATAGGCCCGCTCATAGAGTTCCACATTCTACTATTAACGCTACCCGCTGTTCCCATATCTATAACTTGACCATTCGGTAGTCTTTTAACAGCAAAAGAAATCGAGTTATAACAGGCACCGGCGAGACTGTCAACTACATCGTCCGTCGAGACTTCTCCTTCCCTTTTCGGGAAAACAGAATAACCAGAAGGAGGCATAAACTTTCTTTGAAGATTAAACATCTCATCTCTCAATAACGCATAAGGAGGGATTTTTAATCTCCCAGAAATGACCAAATTATATAATTCATCATATATAGTCATTTTATATTTTTTGCTATAATGAGTGCATTTTGCGGGAATACCAAATTTTCTCAGTTTATTAATGCTGGCTGTACTATTCCAGATATCATAAGTAATAACCCCAAAATAGAATTTCTTGCGTAACCCAATAACATAATCATCAATAACCTCAGTGTTAATGGGCTGATCCGGCGTAGGATGCCAATGTTTAATATGGTCAACTACAATGTTAAAATCATTTTTAGATGTTTTTTTATTAAAAAACACTTCTCTATGAACTACAACCAAGGAGTAGTTGTGGCTGGAAGTCGCGGGGTCTAAATGGGCAAAATAAACGACTCCCGCTTTCCCCATTTTCTCTATCTTGTGGCCAGGCTTAAAACAGTCTTCCACACAATGCCTTGGGAAGAAGTTCTCTCCACCCATTCCAGAGAATTCAGCCCCGAATTCCATCATAAACTGAACCTCTGTCATATGGCTATTAGTCTCTCTTAAAGATTCCTCTGTTAGTTCTGGAACAACAGCCCATGTCGGCAATCTACAGGCTAAACGAGATTCTACTTTTGGGGCTTCTTTATAAATTTCATAAAAAATACCGTCCTCACCTCTGGGAGAAGAGATACTAATAATCTTACTATCATATACTATTCTAGTTTTAGGCTCACCATCATCACCCAAGACTTCAACGCCATTTGCGTCTAAAACCTTTACAACTCTTTTATATGTGTTAAGAGAGGGAGACATGCTCGTATAAATACGCTCGCCAGATGAAGATCCGCCAGTTTTTTTATAAGATGCAACTTCGTCAAGAATCAAAACAAATACACCCTTACCCAAAAGTGAGTCAGAGTTGCTATGCCCAACCTCTATCAATATAGATCCCTTTTTAGGCATTAATTTTCGTTCGAGTAAATCTTTATTTTCTATTCTATCACTTTGAGTCAAAAGATATATTTTAGATGTTTCCAAACCTTCTGGCATCATCTTATCTTTAAAATATCTGCTTCCTAATATTCTATCTTTAATTTCTTTAAATGCTGTATCCGCCTGGTCTTTTGCTGTTGCGACTGTTAGAATATTAATTGTAGCGGCAGAAGAAATACCATAAACGGCATATGGATCACCACCGGGACATTCTAACAACTTCATTGCTTCATATGTCGCAATTAGAGACCCGACGAAGTCTTTTCCAGCTCGTCTTCCCCAAACCAGAACAAGTTCTCTAAAAATATTGTTATCATAATATTTATTTAATGCATCCCCTCGATCACCATCAAATAAACCGTGATCCTTACACAGTTTAATCTCTTCTTTTGTTAATGATATATGTTCATTGCCAACAGACCCTCTATAGAATATCTTTAAAATTATTTCTTGAAATGGTCGTAATATTATACCTCGCTCTAATAAATTAAGATAATCAGGGCTATTGCAAAAAGTTATTATATCTGGAATATATTTTTTTTTACCTATATCGGTAGTCTCATTTTCCATGTCACTTTTCATCTGAGAGATGATATCAGAGATATTTGTATATTTTTTTCTCGGCATTGTTGTCCTTTCGTTAGACCCCGAAACAAATTATGCCTCTTCTTTTCTTACGGCATTTAAATAGGCAACCAGTTGTGTATAATCTTTTGGGAGAAATGTCGAATACATCGCCCCATCATAGTTATAAGGTTGTGCGTAAGCCACCCATTCCTCCTCAAAATCAGTATCAAGCGAGTCATAAAAACCTGCTAATATTTGCCTGTGACCAATACCTCGGAAAAACTGAATAGCACGCTCCCATCGAGGTAAACCTCCAGCGTCTAGATTATCATCCTCATCCACAACTTGTTTTTGTCTGTTCCAGTTTATTATTTTCATAGATGCATCAAGACCGAGCCAAGAACCATAAAACGAACCAGGATTCATGTACCACGCACCAACCGCTCTCGCGTTATGGTACGGATCGAAAGAGTCGCTCCATGTGGAAACAGTTTTAGATGGATCAGACAATTGTATAATATTAAAAATACTAGCAATAAAATCAGCCAATTGCTGTCCCTGTGTCCCAAGGCTCGTACAGGCTGGATCCCAGCCGGACAAACGGATCTCATCTGCCATGATAGAGTACTCATCCGGATCCCATTGATTACGCAGCTCTGTCATAATGGTTGACAGCCTAGCTCTATAAACTGTATCACTATAGCAGGGTCGCCAAGCCCCCCTGTAAAAACCGATATGATAGTAGGAACAAAGAACGACATCATCTGTGCTTAAAGCTGAGCCAACCTTGTTCATTTCAGGGACAGGAGTATGCCATATCGAGCCATAGGGCATTGCGGTTCGAATGTTAATATCTTCTGCATTCTCAAAATCAACACCTTCCGTATACGTCGTGAGCCCATCTTCTGAGGTCATTATAAAAGGTGTATTATCTCGCCGGAGAACGTTCATTATGCCGGCGGGGGCAAATACTAATGTATCGAAGTCAATCGAACCAACCGTGGCGGAGGTTGATGGAGAAATATAAAAATAAATCTTCTCCGATTCCTGAGTATTAAATGTGAGGTTAATTTCTGTCCAATCCGCGTTAACGCTCTGTTGATAGTTTTGGAAGGTATATGTGGGGTATTCAACGCCGTCTACCGTACGCCACCCAATAGTAGTAACGCGAATAGTAGAATCATCATAATCTACACTGGCTTTTACGCGAAATGATACATGAACATAAGTGTGTTCTGTAGGGTCTAACACGCCAACATACCAGGGTGAATCGCCTACAGCGATATTCGTGTTTCCGGCTGGAACGACTGCATTAAAACGAATATCCAAATCATTCGGATCTGGTACGATAGAACCATCACCTTGCACGATAAACCGCATCTCAGTCGCAGGCATCCCCTCCGCTATAACCTCCGCAGACTCGCCATCGGTGTAATAGTTGTCAGTGTAATTACTTGGATTCATACATCCTAACACGAACGTCATGCCAATTTCCCGTGCGTGTTCGCGTATCGCAGTCATGCGAGCCAAACTAGCCTCCGACCACTGCTCAATAAACGCCCACCAACTAAATGCGAAAAACACACCTGTGTAACCAGCAGCCAACGCTGCATCCATAATAGCTATCTGCTCAGTATCATCCCCTTCGTCCTGGCACGAACTACCAGCGAACACCCAATGATTATAATTCCTTAAAATAGGAGAAAGATATATATTAAATATAAAAGAAGAAAAACCCATCCATGTTATATAAAAAGTATATGCTCCCACAGTTCTTGTTATAGAATCTCCAATATTTAAAAATGTATATTCTCCCGATCCACCAAAATCCCAAACAAACTGATCGTCAGATATCGCTACAGTAAAAGAATTACCATAAACTATAACAGTAGCCGTTGTAAGACCACCGATTAAATTAAATTTAATACTTACGTCACTCTCAACAGTATAAGTAGATCCAGCATCTAATATAACATATTCTATATTTTCATCATCTATGGTAAAACCCAATCTGTCAGAGAATAAAGCGAAATAATATCCAACCCGGATATCGTTATCTTTGAGATAGGCGTTTAAGTCCCCGTAGCTATTAATAATCCTCTGCTGCAATGCTGTGATTACTCTATCTACGGTAGCATATCTATTGATAAAAACAGCGTCATTATTATTGATAGACCTCGAAATCTCATTTTTTAGACTTATAACGGTTGGGTCATTAACGGGGGCTGCTAAATAAGAAGACGTATTATACATTAACGACTCTATATCATTAATTATATATTCGGACTCTATAATAGAGGATAAGTAGTCGCTATAATCTTGGTATATCTCTGGAGTAATCATGTATATATTATATCCGAAAAACGGCTGTAGTTATAATCTATCAAATCAGCCTTTTGCCTAATTCTAAAATAATATTCTTCTCCGCGAGTTAAATATTGCAGAGCGGAACTTTCATATTTTATCCTATATCCCGCAAAGACTGAACTAACACCGGCGGCCGGGACAGACACAAATATGTTATCGGCATTTAGGTACTCCCATCCAGTCTGACTAGATTCTGAATCTAAAGAATATAGAATATTAGTAAAATTAACATCAGTAGCGACATCTAATTCAAAATGATAAGAAACAGGTGACGAAATTTCATCAAGTATGTCCGTCTCAAAAGTCCAAAACCCTTCTGTATATAGATTATCCGAACTAACATCAGTTAATAACTCCGACATGCCAACAAAAAAACTGCTAACCTTAAAGCCCGTATAATCTAGAAAATCTTCTAAATCAACAAGCCTCTCTTCATCATCCTGATTTATTCTGGGGATTATTGTCCTAATGGCGTGTCGTAATAATAACTCAACATGTTTTGAGAATCTAGCAATTCGTCTTGCTTCTGAAGAGTCTAATGCCAAATCGTATGTTCCATATAATAAGGTTGTGGCAGAATCAATTTCGCTATCTGCGATGATTACATTTGTTACTGCGGAAGCGAAAAATTCTTTTCGCCAATGATAAACTATATTCCTTGAGAGATAGTTATTTAAATAATTCCACAAAAGAAGTGTTTCCTGCAAAGTAGCAGGCGATGTAAAACTTTCAAAAATATCAGGTATCTCTGGAGCATTCATAACTAAATCTCTATTATATCGTTTTTAATATCTTTAATATTGTGAGTTGAGACATACCATCCTAATGGTATATTCGACAATATCTTATTAAAATAATGATCATAAGCATTACACCATCTGTATTTCTTTTCTTCGTCTACCCGCGCTATTTTTTTTCTTAAGATGCCGGTCTCTTGTAGAGCGTATCTTTCTGCCTCTTCTTTTATCTCTTTCCACTCTTTTTCATCTTCTAGCAATGCTCCCCAATGAACTATTTCTCCTTTTTTTGCCGAAGCCCAATGATCGATATTATAAGACGATATTTTTATAAACTCTTTAGTAAATTGGAAAGCGTCTGGATTGAACCCCTCTTCTTCTAATTGCGCTTTTTTAAGATTAAAAGGTAACGTAGATGGATCGGTTATAGATAGTAAATCTTCGTATTCGAAATCAGTTTGTGCTATTATGTCTAGATCTCGTATAGCACAATTAGGTTTATCTTTATTTTTAGCATATGATCCCCAGATATAAAACTTATTGATTCCGCTTATATTATATAGGTCACTAGCCAAAGAAGATAAATTACTTTTAATATCTTTTACCTTTGGCATCGCTTTCTTATACCAGGAGTTGAACATATTTATCCTTTTTATCTTATTTCTTCCAAATATAATTGGGTATTATACCCCGGCACGCCAATTTAGATTCAAATTTCCTCCATCAAAGAATACGATTATAAAATCTGTTGTTTGAGCCAATTGAATCGTTACTCTACCCGCTGCTGGCCAATATTTAGGAGATCCGGCATTGGCGACTCCGCTAGAAGAAACTTGAACATTTGAAGCCCCAGTATCTAACCAAAATTCAAAATAATCGCATCCATCATTAAAATCGATTTGTACGGCCCCAGCCACACATGGCGTTACACCCTCATCCACCATCGTAAAGCTTCCTTGAGTTGCCGCCTGCCCAGCCAATAGCTGCCTAAGAGCATATGTCATCTGATCTTGCTTTCCAATCGTCGCGGGCGAATTTGAATATAAATCTAAATCTGTATAATTAGTATCTACCATAATTTTTCTCCTGTATCTATTTATATTCGTTTTTTTTAACAAAAACCTTTTTACAAAAAAAATATTAAAATTTTCCTAAATGGCTAAACCGAAAAAAATAATTTTATTTTTTTATTGCTTTTTTTAAGCATCATGACTATAATGTTATAGCGGTTGGGTGAAACAGATAATCATGCGAGCCTCATAAGTTCGAGATAGCAGGTGCAACTCCTGTAGCCGCAATTTTACAAGGTTTGGAAATTTGCCATGAATAATAACATTATATTCTTCGACGCCCCAGCAAATGCCCAACCTGATCCCGCGCAGATATAATCTATATCTTGCGGGATTCATTTCTTTTCTTTCCTTAAAATGTTTTCCCGCGAGAATTCCCTGCGTTGTTTGAAAAGTTAATAAGAGTTTATATTACGGAGTGTGGGCTAACGGCTGGCCGCCAGTTTTGGGAACTGGACATCGTGGAGGTTCGAATCCTCTCACTCCGATTATAATGCAGTTCACGCCTCTTTTGGGTGAAAGTTCAAATACCCCAAAGGAATGTGTGAAAAATATACGAATATACTATAGAAACTTTTTATAAAGGAATATGGTATGAAAGTGACATGTGACCAATGTAAAAAAGAATTTGAAAGAACTGAAAGAAAAATAAGGATATATAAAACGCATTTTTGTAGTAGAAAATGCCATACTGATTATGTAAAACAGCACAGTACATATACTGAAGAAAAGTGTTCACATTGTGGAGAAAGTGTTTTCAGGAATAACGGCCAAAAAAAGAATAGTAAAACTGGCATTTATTTTTGTGGCAAGTTATGCCAAAATAGATATTTGGCAAAAAAATCAAAACTACACATAAATCCCTTTAGCCACCAAAGACGCAAAAAAAGAGTTCTTGAAAAGGCGAATTATACTTGTCAAAAATGCGGATACAACAAAGACAAAAAAATGCTAGACATACACCATGCAGACAAAAATCATCACAACAATGCTTGGGACAATTTAAGATGTATATGTTCATGGTGTCATACCAAACATCATAGAAATGTTGAAGAAATAATCGGTCTTTTATCATTATTTGAAAGCACAATAGAACAAGAAAAAATTTTTACCAAAGAGAACAAAAGATATAGAATACCAGATGGACCCAAAAAGTCTGAACTAAATCCAAATTGGAGAAATTCTATTCGACCTAACCAAAGAAAAGTAGAACGTCCCTCTAAAGAAGAATTAGAGAAATTGGTTTGGGAAAAATCTACAGAAAAAATAGCAAAAGATTTGGGAGTTAGTGGAGTAGCAATAGCAAAATGGTGCAAAATATATGGAATAACAAAACCGCCTAGAGGTTATTGGGCGAAAAGATACGCAGGAAAATAGCATTCGGGGCCGTATTTCAACGGGAGAATATTTGTTTTGCACGCAGAAGATGTCAGTTCGATTCTGACCGGCTCCATAAGGTCTTATAGTGTAATGGTTTATCACGCAAGATTGTCGATCTTGAGATCGGAGTTCAATTCTCCGTAAGACCGTTTAACAAAGTGCATCTATTTCGCATATCGTGTAGAGGCGAAACTTAATTGGCAAGGTTGCCTCCGTTAAAAAGGAAGAACAAAATGACTAGATACAAAGAAATTGAAGAAGCAATCAAAACAACAGAGAAAATGATATCAAGCATTGAATGTGATCGTAATTTCGATGGACCTGCGACTATTAAACAAATTTTAGAAAATCAAATAATAATTATAAAATTACTTTATTATTCTAAAAACCAATCAACAACAACTATAGAGATGGAGGCATAATATGAAACTTTATTTTTTAGATAAGTGGGGATGGCCTGTTGAAAGAATTAAAGGAAGATATGTTGTTAATTTTTTACGTCTTTTAATTTATACGCGAAAAATAGCAACAAAAAAGCAATGGGAGACGCGACTTAGTAAGCATATGAAAAGGATAAAAGCAGGCGAAGGAGGTTCATGCTCACAACAGGTAATAGAAACAGATAGTAAAAAAACGGAGGAGAAGCTCAATGGTTGATTTAGGACCAGTAGAAGAAGGATATCTAACTGAAAATGAAGCAAAAGCCCGTGCGCAGATTGATATTAAATATTATAAATTATATTGCATAAAAGAAAAAATAGTAAAAGATCTTCTGCTTAAAGTCGCATTAGAAAAAATGTTTAACGAAATAGAAACAAGTAACGAAGGGCGGCGATGGACGGAAGCAGAAATTAAAGAAAAATTAGATCAATTCGTCGGAGTAGAACTTTTATATTATTGGGAGAACAAATACGATGAAAGAGACTACATCGCTATCCATTGAAGAAATGGAAAATATAAAATGAAAATTAGCGGTCCCATACAAATATTTGAAACATATGACGAAGCCATTGATTTTTTATATAAACATATTAAAACATATGACTTATCTTATATTTCAGAAGATATAAAAAAAGATATTTTACATGATGCGTCTGGACCTGTTCACTTTAATATTCTGCTTAGGCACACAGAGTGGGCATCAAGCGATATAAAAAATGAATGTGATAGACAAGTAGGCTGGAACCTCTTAAGATATTTAGAATGGAAAGCAAAAAATGAAAAATGACGAATCAATGACGCTTAAAAAACTAAAAGAAATTATAAAATGGGAAACTGATCGACTTACTAAGGCTCGTCCTGGCTCAAAACGAGATCATATTTTTTGGGCAACATTAAAAATTTCAGAAGAAGTTGGAGAAGTTGTCGAGCAGGTTTTAGCCTCAGAAGGTTTTCAAAGACAACCCAAATTAGATGCTTACAAAAAGGAACATCTTAAACACGAAATTGCTGATGTTCTTTTAGTCACAATGATTTTAGCAGAACGCTTGGGAATCGATATAGAAGAAGCATTAAAAGAGAAGATAGAGATAGTAGAAAAAAGGACATACGAAGAATATAATACATAGGATCAACACTATTTTTACAGAATATTAAATTATGAATATATACATAAAACACATTCTCCCCTTCCTTTGAGTTAGTTCAACTTAAAGGAGACACAATATGGGAAGTTTTAGGCACCCAAGGACTCAACAAGAAAAAAGGCAGAATCAGAATTGCGAATATTGTCGTCCTGCACGAAGACCTCATAATCTGATAGACGCTTGGGATGATGATCGTAAACATACTGACAAATGTTGGAAGAACTACAGAAAAACTCAATATAAAGTAAAAGCCCTTCCTAAAAAGAAAAAGAATAGTTCTTCTTTCGCAAAATCTATGGAGAATAAAGATCATTGGCATTTAAATCACAGATGCCAATATTGGTGTCATCGTCGTTTTTACGAAAATAAATGCAAAGGCTGTGAAGATAGAGAATTGAATAGAAAAGAATATGAGCAAAGAGAGTTTAAAAAATTGCAGGCTCAATATGCGTTAGAACAAAAAGAGCGTCAACGAGAATGGAATAAAGAGTGTTACGAGTATTATTGGCATGGAAACTAAAAAACAAAAACTGAAAGAATTAAGAAGATTATTTAGAGAACAAGTTCTTAAAAGGGACAATAACCAATGCGCATTTTGCGATTGCAAAGAAGATCTTGATGCTCATCATATAACAAATAGAAATTATATGCCCATGTATGGATATGTAATCTCAAATGGGATAACATTGTGTAATGCTCATCATGCGTTAGCAGAACATTATTCTAGAGCAATTCTTAAAGAAAGTATGGAAGAGTTTTCGCCAGAGAACTTATATAAAATAATTGATTCCTCGTATGACAAAGCATTATCAGATTGCGTAAAATTAGAAGAAGGAATTATAGGGTAATAAATTGGGCTCATAGTGTAGCAGTAGCACGAAACACTTTGAATGTTTTAGCTCCGGTGCAAATCCGGGTGAGCCTGTTAATGTGACTAGGGCAGTAGCTTAGTTGGTGGTAGAACACGGCTTTGAATATATAAAAATGAAAATACATCCAACTAAAATAACTGAATATCCATATTGGCAGGAAGACTCACCAGAAAAAACGATGAGTGCTTCATACTCAGGATACTATAGCATTTGGCCCGACAATGAATATAACGACTGTTCGTTTATTTCTAGTGGATTCAATTTCTCTGGTAATATTGTTATAGCCCTTCGACCAGGTGGGAATCAAACAGACGGTGATGTTTTTGTAATTTGTAATGGTGACAAATGGGAATCCCCCTCTGGCTATCATCTATCTCATTTTAAGATTTCTGGGGAAAGATTAAATGCAGACATGTTAGCTCAAAATAGCGGATGTACATATGAATATATACGAAAGACAATAGAAAAAATAATCTGCAAATAAATATAGAGTGGTAGAATAATTGGTAATTCACTGGACTTTGAATCCAGGTCCGAAAGGATAATGAAGGTTCAAATCCTTCCCACTCTATTATAATATTTATAGAGCGATAGAGTAATTGGCAACTCACCGGACTCTGACTCCGGACTCGTAAGGGTATTGAAGGTTCAAATCCTTCTCGCTCTGTTAAACAAATATTTAGTTTCTTGAAGGAAATAGCGTAAAGAGTTAGTATGTATTATCACGCTACGTTATTTGCTAAGGAATTATAAAATGAGAAAAAGAACAAATCCCATCTGGAAAGTAGATATAAAAAATTTTGTTAAAATAATTGACGAATCTAATACTATATCAGAAGTTGTAGACAAGATAGGAATAAAAGGTAGATATAGACAAACCTGTTGCAAAACGGTTGTCCGAAGAGCAGAAGTTGAAAAAATATCTTTAGACGGTTTACGAAAACGTTTTAAAAAATATAATAAGAACTTTTTAGCAAACATTAATAAAGAAAAAACGATACCGCTTAAAAAAATACTTATTAATAATTCACACTACAACCGTGGGCATCTAAAAGACAGGCTAATAAAAAATAAAATACTTAAAAACGAATGTGCTATTTGTAAACAAAAACCGAAATGGAACAATCAAATCCTCGTAATGGTTCTAGATCACATTAATGGCGTAAAAAATGACAATAGGTTAAACAACCTTAGACTATTATGTCCCAATTGCAATAGTCAACAATCTACATTTGCAGGACGAAATATTAAAAAACAACGAAAATTAAAAAAGTCAGAAATAAACCCAGAATGGAGAAACGCATGCCGCCCAAAAACCCGAAAAGTTAAAAGACCAGATAAAGAAGAATTACTTAAATTACTATGGGAAATACCAACCGCTCAACTCGCTAAAAGATATGGAGTAACAGACAAGGCTATAGAAAAGTGGTCAAAAGCCTATGGTATAACAAAACCAGCAAGAGGTTATTGGGCGAAAAAAAGTAAAAGTGACAAAAAATACAATAAGCTTACAATAGGTTCAAATCCTTCCTGCCCTGTTACAAAGTGAAGCATTTTGATCTATAATATGATAACTAGCGTATCGAAGAAGGGAAAAACTATGAATAAAGATTACGTTGCTAAAGCTAAACACCTTGCTCAGAAGATCCAGGACGACAAACAAAAAATGCGTGAGGATAGTATTAAAGACACCAAAAAGTTTGTCGCAGCTACGACTAAAATGAGGGACAAAGTGAAAGCAGCCCTGATGCCATTTGACAATCTCCCATTAAATAGCGGAAAATTGCATATCGTATCGGATGAGATATTGAATATTCAACTTATCCAACGTAAACCGAATGAGAAAGACATAGAACTGCTCAGTCTTGGTATATATCCTAATGAAATCGTATTTGCCTATCCGGCACATTGGAATTATAACACGTACAGGTCTATAAATGAGTTGTTAGACTTTATAGCGAAGTTCGTTTCCAAACGCTTATAAAACCCTATACCACCATATTAGGAGAAATGAATGTTGAAGATCAACGCTTGTAGTACAACTGATGAATTTGTTTTCTTTTGGGACAGTCTTTTCAGCCAGTGGTATTCTTGTGAATTTACAGATTATACCGACAAGACAGAATATGTCTCGGCAGAACAATATATGATGCGACAAAAAGCCCTTTTATTCGGAGATGAAGAAATAGCAGAAAAAATCATGTCTGCTAAGTCTCCCTATATATGCAAGTCTTTAGGCAAACAAGTCAAAAACTTTTCTAATGAAAAATGGATTGCAAATAGGATGTCAATCGTAACACAAGGTAATTATCTAAAATTTTCTCAGGATTTAGATCTTAAGAATACTTTAACGTCTACCGGAGATAGAATTCTTGTTGAGGCTAGCCCTAAAGATAAAATATGGGGAATAGGACTAGATCGAAACGATTCTGCCGATACCATAGAAGATGTCTCAAGTTGGCAAGGATTAAATCTTTTAGGAATATGCCTCATGAACGTAAGAAGTCATTTCAAACTTATAGATAACGTTTTTGATGCCTGGAGAAATTAATAAATGAGAGATAGTTGTCTTAATTGCGTAAGAAAACATTTATCAGTGGCTCATGTTTTGACGTTTGAAAAAACATTTCAAGGAATAGATCTATTAACCCATATCGGTCAAGCAGAAGTTCTGTTTGACGAATTTCTGACAGGCGATTATGATGTCCATTTTTGGCTATCCGTTGGTCATCTTGCGCGAATTGAAAATTATTTATATAGTAATCATAAAATTAAAAACTTTATACAATTAGCAGACACTATTCGTAAAGAAAGGGTTATGGCTATTGAGAATGCAGATTACAGACCTGATTTTTTATTATTAGGCAAGAATATCAGGAAACTCGTTAAAAATCTAAATATCCAGGATATTGACTACGAATGCGGAATTAAAGGTAATATTCTTGAGGCCGTTGAGGAGACTATAAAAGAGTATCCTAAATTATCAAAGAAAATATTCGCGGAGTATTCAAAAGCGATGGAACAGAAGCAAGGTTGGGAACAAATAGATTTTCTAGAACTGATAGAAATAGCTACAGTGTTAGAAGAATAAGTATTTAATCCGCATAATCTGGTATTCTCTTCAAACTCACCATTTTGCCCTTTTTAATTTATAAAGGTTAAAGAGAGGGATTGTATAATTAATAGTGAGTTTATACTGGAGTTATAAAATGGATAAAAGCGTTTGGAAAATAACAGTTCAGAAATGCGATCTATTATTAGAGAACACTGAAGGGAACCAGATAGTTTCTATTGGTATTATTAACCGCCTAGAATCATCGATGGTGAATAAGGGGTTTGTTCGTTTAGATAGATTGCCGGAAGAATGGTGCGAGATTTATGGAATGACAAGATTTGAAGGACAGATCACGACGCTCAGAAATGTTAAGGACTTTTGGGGAAAAGTATTTCCAATATTATTTTCACTAGCAGATGGACACCCTTTACTATGGCAGTGTTCAGCCAAACACGCTAGATTTTATAAACTTTCCTTTAGCAGGCAAAATGTATATAAATTCTCTTTTGTGGCCGGAAGTCTAGCCGGTCAAGATCCGATTGACGATTATAATAGCCTTACAGGCGGCAGCATTGACGAACAAATAGTTATGCTGGAATTAGCATAATCTAAATAAAATCTATAACTTTGTGGCATCATTTCTCGATAATCTGTATATAACTCTTATATATGGAGATTAACATGCAGAATAATAGCTCTTTAGTGAGTACTTTAACCCTTGAAAATGCAAAACTTGCCACAAAAGAAATTATAGATACCTTTATTAATGAAGGTACTGAAGAGAATATAGAAATAGATTATAAGATAACCTTTGGTGTAGCTTCGAGTTGCGAAACGAATACTGCATTTAAATTCAATTTTAAAGAGAATAGTTTTTTATTCCAACTTGCTTCTTTAGCCTCGACAATCGAGGAATTATCTAGCGAAGAGCATGACGCCCTTTTAGCATTTGAGAAAATGGTAATTAAAGAAATTGAAGATCATCATTTTAATACAATAAAAGCCAAACTGAGGGAATTCACTCCCTTGGATCATGAGAAGATGTCAAAAATAAACCCTTTTACTAGGCAAAAAATATTAGAAACGATTTTTCCAATGACGAATTCTAAAGTCATCTCTTGTCTTTTTAATTTACTATTTGTTCCTGATGGTGACGATGGTTACATTTTAATGGTAAATAAAAATTCTCCCAAGCCAGGACTCTCTACGACTTCCGTATCTAATGATTTAATTAAAAGGCACTCTGAAACTGGAAAGAATTTCGATGAAATCATTAAAGACAGAAAAGCGGCTGAGGACGATCAATATAAATATGTAGTAAGTGTAACAAAAAAATATTATGAATACCAATGTCAATTATCGCTGCATGTGGACTATTCTCCAGCTCCAAAAGAAGAAGTAGACGCAAAAATGAAAGACATTATTTGAGGATGAAAGAAAAAAATGGTTGAACCAACAATATGCACCGATTACCGTCGAACGACTGCCGAATTAGAAGAGTTTTTATTATTTAGTATCTCTGTAGCTGGAAAAACCGCGAGCCAGATATCTACAGCACTAGAGCGTTTTTTTAATTTTGCAGATCAAATTATAATGCAACAGGTAAAAACTTATGATGTAAAAATCCTCATGACAGAAAAAAACAAATATAATACACCTTTTAAGGCTATAAAAAGATTGATAGAAATTGAGGAATTAGAAAATACAATTAAAATAAGTAGTCTTGGGCAGCACAATAAATTAAAAAAATCTTTTACTGAGTTGGTTAAAAGTAACTTGGACTTGAAGAATTGCACAGTAGATGAATTAGAAAAGATCCACGGCATTGGTCCTAAAACATCTAGATTTTTCATATTACACACAAGACCTAAGCAAAAATTAGCGGTTCTAGATACTCATATTCTAAAATATATTAAACAATACATTGCAGATACCCCAAAAACAACACCTTCGAAAAAAAGATATAATGAATTAGAACAATGGTTTATTAAACACTGTGAAACTTTAAAAGTGGATATTGCAGAATATGACTTACAAATATGGAATAGTTATGCCAGAAAATAACACAAAATTGAACAGATCTAGGGGAGCTTTTCTCGGTCCAAAAGTTTTAGACACGGCAGGAATAATGAAAAAACAAAAAAAATCACCAGAAAAAGAAACAGAAATTAAAAAAGTCGAGCCAAAACCGATAGCGGAATTAGCTTCTAAAGAGGCTACTGAGCCAATACCTAAGAAAATAGGTAGACAGACGCCTTCCATAGACAAACTACCCAACGATACCTATCCAGAGGCTCCTGGTGGCGGTGTAAGAGATGGAGCGGATCAAAGTGCTTTTAGACATAACAGAATGCGTGATGTCGGATTTAAAATCGGGAAATACATACAAACGCCACCATTATTATTTACTAGAGACGGCCACTCTCTTTATCTAGGAGATATATTCCGTGGGGCGTCTGCCTTCCTAATTGCAGGAGGGCCATCTTTTAAAAATATAGATGTTGAGAAATTATCTTCTGCAGGATTTCTTACTTTCGGTCTAAATAATTCTGCAAAAAGTTTTAGACCTAACTTGTGGACATGTGTTGACGATCCAACCCACTTTATCAAATCTGTTTGGTTAGACCCTAAGATTATGAAATTTGCTCCAATGGCCCACGCTGATAAAAAAATATTTGATAATGAAGCATGGAAAGAAATGGATATGACTGTTGGAGATTGTCCTAATGTGCTTTATTACAGACGTAATGAAGACTTTAAGGCCGACCAATATCTCTTCGAAGATACTGTTAATTGGGGAAACCATACCAAACTTGGTGGAGGAAGGTCTGTGATGCTTGCGGCATTACGCTTATCTTTCTATCTTGGCATTAGAAAAGTTTTCTTGTTGGGAGTAGATTTCGACATGAACGAGAATAATAAATATCATTTTGAACAGGAAAGAACAGATAAATCTATAAAAAATAATAACGATACATATGATCTGCTAAAATCGAGATTTAAACAACTAAAACCGATATTCGAAGAAAATGATTTTCAGGTGTTTAATTGCAATCCGGAATCAGGATTAAAAGTTTTTGATTTTATATCTTTTGAAGACGCAATTAAATCGGCCACAAAGATGATGCCAAAAAATTTGGAAACAGAAAGAACAGCCGGGTTATATGATCGAGGAGCCTCTAGTAAAAAAGAAAAAGAAAAAAACAAAATCAAAAAAGAGCTAGACATCGCTAGAGAAATATTAAATAAAGCAAAAGAAAAACTACAAAATACAGACGTGGATAAAATATCCGCCGAAGAACATAAAAAATTAGAACAAGAGATTGTAGATAAAAGACGCGTTTTTAGAACAATAGAAAGAAAAAAGAATAAAATTTGGTATGGATCTCCAGAAAGGCCAACAGATTAAAACATGAATAAACAAATAAATTTGAATAAAAAAAACACAGGAGTACTTTTCTTTAATTTCGGATCTAGTTGCGCTATGCGTTTAACTATATGCATGTATACTTTAAGAAAATACTATAATGGAAATGCTGTACTTCTATTACAGCAAAATGAAGAGCATACAGACAGAATTAAAGAAAAGGCAGAACAAATAGGTATAGATGTTGAACTTGTAAATCTGGACAGGATTTGTGATAGAAACTTTAAAAGTGTTCTAGCTCCAAAGGTTCTAAAAATCAGCCCCTACGAAGCGTCTGTTCAAATAGATGCCGATGCTTCATTCCGAGCGAGTCCACGACCTATATTAGATAGATGTTATGACTATGGCGTTCTAGTCTCACATTTCTGTGATTGGATGTCGAATGGAAGTATAATGAAGAATAGAATATCGAGTTTTGCAGACGTTATCTCTCAAGAAGATCTATTTGGGTCGTTAAATCGTCGTCCTGCTATAAATTGTGGCGTTGTGGGTTATAGACATGGAATTGGAGATGATTTCCAAAAAGAATGGGACGACTTAACTAATAAAACAGCAGGAAGATTTATTGCAGAAGAAATAGCATGTCAATGTGTTTTTTGGAAACATCCCCACTACCTAGCTCCATCAGAGTGGAATGCTTCAGTTGTGTGGGGGGATTTAGATTCTGCTAAAATTATTCATTATCATGGTCACAAACACACATCCCTTAAAAGACGGAATAGCCGATATTGGTGGGCCGAAGTAGGTTGGGCAATAGAAGATGGAATTTTAGATTTTGAAGAAGTTAAGTTCTGGTCACAATTTGATAAAAATGCAAAAAAAGTTATAGCAGAACAGGATTTTGCTCATATAGAGAAAGCAAAAATAGAATTCGGTCATCTCAGAAAACAAAAGGAACTAACATATGGATAAAATAACTGTTGTAACCGCCGTAGATGACCAACATTTAAATGAGCTATGTTGCTCCTTTAAAACTTGGCTTAAATTTTTTCCAGATTTTTTCAAGAATAATCCTTATGTTATAATGTATGATACTTCACAGGTTAAAGATACCGATCCTAGATTTAATATACTTTCTAGCTTAGATGTCACACTTATTCCCTGGGAAGATTCTAAAAATATATACGCAAATCAAAGAGAAAAGATGCTAACCTCTTTAGTTGTCTGTCCAGGACAACATGTAAAAACTAAGTGGTATCTTAAATTGGATACAGACACCCTAGCTGTAGAGACAAAAGACTGGATTAAACAGGAATGGTTTACCGATGATATAAAAATAATAGGAAGCCCCTGGGGTTACACAAAACCCCCCGATGCAATAGATATACTAGACGAATGGGGAGATAGCATTCCTGAGATTAGTGAGCATCCTAGGCTAAACTTGCATCCGAATCCAGGATCTAGTTTAGTTAGTCATTCAAGACTAGTAACGTGGGTGTCTTTTTGTCAAACCGAATGGACAAAGTACATATCATCTTTTGTAGAAAGAGAAGATGGAGAATATAAGTTACCAGTAGCATCGCAAGATACCTATTTGATTTATATTGCCCAAAGAATGAAGTATGAATATTTAAAAATTAAATTTAAACGTCTAGGATGGAGTCATATTTCTAGATATCGTAAACTAAAAAGGACATGCGAAGAACTATGTCGATAAATCCTACAATCGAAATTTCTGTTCAAATGTTTGAATTCCAAAAGCGTTTTTGGTGGATGCTGTCATCTTTAATACAGCAAAAATCTTGGTTAGGTTTTTCAGTGCCAAAAATAAATGTCAAGATTTCGGCAATGTCTTTAAAAGATAGATTCGCCCCATTAACACAAAAAATGATAAAAACTTTTGAGGGACTAATTGATATTTCTGTTAAAGAATATACAGATCCAGAGATTTTCGGAAATCGAGGACTGACCAGAAGTTATGATATTCAAGAGACAAAATCAGATTGGTTATTCTTTACAGACGCAGACATGATCTTTCATCCAGAATTCTTTTCTGAAATCGCTGCCGATTATTTGGAGCAGTGGCAAGGAACAGGCAAGATAATTACATCACCGAGGATAAATGTTCCAGCAGAAACGGCTTATAGGTTGGCGAATGATTTTAATTATGACTGCTCGGCTCCAGTTCCAGGGGCGTTTAAAACCTGTTGGGATTTAAAAGGAGATTATTCATGCAAGGGTAGAGCTCCAGGAGCGGGCTATTTTCAACTAATAGAAGTAAAATATTTGAAAGATAACAAAATAACTTATTGTGATAGAAAAAGAGACAGGAACTTGTTCCATCAGAACGGTAATAAGTTTATCTCTGATAAAGTGTTCAGGAGAAAATTAAACGGAACGATTGTCATGAAAAAGCCTAAAGATGAACTAGGTAGTCGAGATATACTAAAACCACTGTTGCATTTAAACCATTGGAGAAAATGCGATTTGGAATGGACTGATGAGGGACGGTAATATTATGATATTCACCGTAGGATATCACAATATAAGCCGTAAAGATTTAAAAGATAAGGTAAACGAAAAAGATGCCGCTATTATCGATATTCGATATATCCCATTCTCTAGAAATCTTTTCTGGACACAAGATCAATTGCAGGAAGTCTTTGGGTCGAGGTATTATCATATTAAGCAGCTAGGAAATGTTAATTATAAGATTAAAAATTCATTCAAAATATCAGACATAAATGCCGGTCTAGAATCCTTATCTCCAATATTAGAAAAATATAAAAATATCTTTCTATTGTGTGCCTGTAAGGATTTAAAAACTTGTCATCGCCTCATAATCGCTGAAGAAATAAAAAATAAATTAAACATCGAATACGAAGAATTTGATATGGACTCATGATCCTAAAAAATAACAAATCTATAAGTCAAAAGATAGACAAGAAACACAGGCGAGATAGGAGTACTCAAAACTCTCTTGTTTTGCCCTCGACTTATCGAAAAAATCCTAATTTTGAATTCATTAAGAATAATTTAGTAAATAGCAAATTGTTCTCAGAAATAAGTTACCAAAAGCTACTAACGGCAAAGCATAGACAGACAATTAAAGTTAATGATGTGACTTGCGTTATAGACGGCATAGATAGCCCGAGTATAGAACTAGAAGATCTGCGAACAGATAAGATTTTTGAAAACGTAAATTTCATTTTTGTTTTGCAGTTCTGTGCAGCTAAGGCTGAACATTACGCATATCTAAGTAAGAAATCTGGCATCAATATACTCCCATTAATATATGGTACAAGTGGTCGTTTTTCTATAAGACAATTCAATTGGAGAAAAACTAATCATAAGTATTTGGCCCATTTCGGATTTGGAGTTTCGGTCCAAAAACATAGAAAAAAATGGATAGCAAAAGCTAAACAAAACGGTAATTTTCTAGTTAGTTACACTAGCGGAAAGATTTTCGCAGAAGCTCTTAAGGATTGCAAATGGGGAGTTTCTTTAAAGGGCTCTGGAGTCCGACATGATGGCAAATGTTATAGAGAAGCCGAATTTTTATCATGCGGAATGCCCTTAGCCCTAGACTATCAGCCTAGCTATTCTTTTCCGTTTCTTCCTAATGTTCACTATTTATACTTAGATAGCCCGTCAATGCTAGATGACCTAGACAAAATAGATCCAGAACCTTTTGCGAAGCGGTCAAAAGCGCTTTGGAGGAACTATTACTGTCCGTCAACATTTACTAATTTATTTTTATCTATTCTTTATGATGAAGATTATAGGGCTTCAATACCGAATTTCTGGCCTGGTAGCAAAAAAACAAGATCTACGATCAAATTAGAAAAAATAAGGTTTAAGAAAAATGGATAAAAAAAACAGTGATATCGGACAAAAACTTATCGCTCTCAACTTTAGACCACCAGAAGATGGAAATATAGAATATAATATAAGTAGGACATTCACTAAAGATAAATTTGTTATTATCCAGGTTGCAGATACTGGTAATAAATTTTCAGAGATCTTACTATATAAAAATATATCTTTAGCGGATATAGCTTCTAAAAATACTTTATCATCATTATATGGAAAAAATTTGATAGCTAGGTTTGTGAATAGCGAAGAAGGATGGTTATTGGCTATTCATTGTTGTAATAAACTACCAGAAGACGATAAAGCGAATAATATTTATACAAACGGCATTATGCTGGCTCCAAACGGTGATGTGATGTGTAGATGCGGAAAAGATCGTATTAAATGGTATCTAAAAAAGGGATTAGCTAAATTAGAAAGTGATGATCCCCCAACTATAAGATTAAACTTTGAGCCAGAAGCTCATGGAAAGAAAGATGATCCGTACTATTTACAAGAAATAAAAAATCAGTGCGTTATTTGTGGTGCTGTTCAAGACTTATCTAAACATCATGTAATTCCCTACTGTTTTCGCAAATTCTTTCCAAAAGAAGTAAAAGAAAATAGCTCGCACGATGTCCTCTTACTTTGCAGAGATCATCATAATAAATATGAAAAAGAAGCTGATAAATTAAAAAAAGAATTAGCAAAAAAGTATAAATGTAATTTCTCCGGCACAATAAAAATTGATTTAAATTTAAAAAAAATAAAAGACGCCGCAATCGCGTTACTAAAAAGAGACAACGAGATGTCGGCATCTACAATAAGGAAACTCAAACAAAAAATTAAAAAGCACTATAAAAGACAAAAATTTTCCGCGAAAGATCTAGAGAGTGCCGCCAAAATAAAGTATAGAATTAAAAGCGAAGATCGTCTTGCCTACGGAGAGCATGTAATTCGTTCTATTGGCTCTCTAGACGATTTTATGATTATGTGGAGAAAACACTTCGTAGAGTTAATGAGCCCAAAATTCTTACCAGAATATTGGGATATCAATAAAAAAATAACCAGAAACTGAATAAAAAAGGAGAAAACAATGGTTCCATTACGCCGCAAAGAAATTTATCAATCAGATGACGGACGCTATGTCGAGGTCTTTACGAAAATTAATGAAATCGGCGAAACAAAAGAGCCAGGAGAAGTCGGTGATAACGAGCAACCCGAGTATTCTCCTGCTGAACAAGTTTTTGTTGGTGTTGCCCACATTCCTGTCGGTCCAACCGTAAAAGAAATTAAATTTGAGATCCCCGAGGCCACGACAATAGAAGATGCTTTTGATAAGTATCACGATATAGCATACGGTGCTGCTCAAGAATTTATGAAGATGTTGCAAGAGAATATGTCAAAGCAACAATCAAAAATTGTAACCGCAGACGCCACCGCGTTAGCGGGGATAGATCAACTTTCTAAACAAAATAACGGAAAGCCAACCATAATCGTTTAAAAGGAATCCCCAAAATGAAAATAAGAAACGGATTTGTCTCAAATAGTAGTAGCGCAAGCTTTTGTATTGTAAAAAGCGACCTAACACCTCTACAGCTTGATATGATCCGTAATGGGGAGAAATACTTAAATATTATGACAGATGCTCGATATCTTGATTTTTATAATAAAGATGATTATTGGGATATCTGTGAAGATCTTGAAGAAATCAAGGGGCATACCACAATAGATAATTTTGATATGCGTAGCTATTTAACCTATATCGGCGTTGAAAGTTCTTATATCAAATGGTTTGATGTTATAGGCACAAATAGATATGGAGAAGATGCTCTATATAAAAAGGATAATGAAAATGAAGATTAGGAACGGTTTCGTAAGTAATTCCAGTAGTTCTAGTTTTATTATATCTAGGGATGCGTATGATGACATTTTTGAAGTCGCCATAGAAATGATAGGCCAAAGAGAGTGGGCGGGTGACGAAGAATTGATAAAAAAAATAAAAATGGCTAAAGAATCCGGAGAATATGCTCTTAATGCTCCTTTAGCTTTTGACTCGTGTAATTATAATACTTTTATAATTCAAGAACATGACATAGAGAGCGGAAAAGAAGTTTATCATATTACCACTTGTCACAACCATCCATTCGAACTTAGGGGCGAAGTTGGCGGTGGAGGCGGTGAAGATGATGGAGATAATATCTGTGAAAAATATTATTTCTGGTGGCCAGAATATGATATACTAGCCAAGACCGCTACTCCTAAAGAAATAGAGAATGCTAAAATTTCTAAAGAAAACTACCATTTTTGCGAAAAACATTATTATGATTATCTAATGTTAAGAAATAAAAAAATTATTTGCCCCAAATGCGAGCAGGAGAAGAAAAAATGAAAATTAGAAATGGTTTCGTGTCGAACTCAAGCAGTTCAAGCTTTTGCCTCTATGGAGCTTGCCTCGATAAAGGAGAAATGCTTGAAATTAAATTTAAAGATACAAAAAATAAAGAAGATTACGACGAGTATGATGACGACGAAGAGTTCGGTGACAATTGGGAAAGGCTAGAAAAAGCCCTCCATGAATTTAATTTGTCTGGGGAGGGGGACTATGACTGGACGGATATATACATAGGAAGAAGTTGGACTAAAATAAAAGATGAAGAAACTGCCAGACAATTTAAAGATAATATAGAAAAAGATATAAAAGCCTTCTTTCACACATATCTACCAAACTCTGAACAAATAATAGAATATGGAACATATGAAGAAGCATGGTATCCTAGTTAAAAAATATAGGAGAATTTAAAAATGAGTAAAATTGACCTTTTGCTGATTGACCCTCAGGTTTCTTTCTGCGATCCCCAAAAAGGGGAACTTTATGTTAAAGGAGCAGATAAGGATATGGAACGCTTGGCAACGATGATCAAGCGAGTTAAATCCAAGATTGATGATATCCACGTAACGGTAGACTCTCACCACTATGTAGATGTCGCCCATCCTGTCTTTTGGAAAAATAGTGCTGGACAGAATCCAAGCCCATTCACCATCATAACATCGGATGATGTCAGAAATGGGGTTTGGAATCCAACTAATTTAAGTTGGAGAGCCAGAATGATCAGCTATGTCGAATCTCTAGAGAAGGGCGGAAAGTATCCGCTATGTATCTGGCCTCCTCACTGTATGATAGGCAGCGAAGGACACAATATATATCCAGTACTGTTCGATGCACTGCTTGAATGGGAAAAAGATTTTGCTATGGTAGATTATGTTACCAAGGGAAGTAATGTTTTTACAGAGCATTATTCAATTTTTAGAGCAGAAGTTGTAGATCCTTCTGACGCAACAACCCAAATAAATACAAGACTGGTTAACACTCTTATGGAGTCAGATATCATAGTTATTGCCGGGGAAGCCAGTTCCCACTGTTTAAGAAATTCTGGTCTAGATCTTGTTGATCTATTTAATGATGATTCTTATGTTAGCAAAATTATTTTACTAACTGATGCCTGTAGTCCAGTCCCCGGATTTGAACAACAAGAAAAAGATTTTATCAAAGTTATGACAGATAGGGGAATGAAAACATCGACAACCACTGAGTTCTTATCTTAATTAGGCAATTTAATAGCAGCCCACCCCTGGCAACTTTTTCTATATCCCTTTGCCACACGGCACAAGTTGCTATAGTGTATGGAGTTATCTCTACAAAATTGTTTTAAATTGTGCACTATAAAAATTTTTCCGACAACAGAAGTAAGTTTCCATAATTGAGATTTGGTATTCGCCATTTTTGTTATAGTTTCTTTTTTATGTTTTTTACCCTTCCAAGATGGAGGAACTCTTCCAGATCTTTTCATTAACTCAGACATGTTCTTTTTCCATTCTTGTGTGCGAGGGGGCTTTTTAACTCCAGTGCGTATTCTACTCAATTTATTTTTTGTTTCTTCTGTGTGGCGTTTTCCGGTAAAATTATTTGGATGCGTTTCTAGCCATTTTCTTCTGCCAATTGAAACCTTTTTCTTTGATTCTTCACTCATTTTTCCACCAAGACCGCCCAAACGGCAATTATACCCATTTTTTATGCTATTTATTTTTTTTATATAATAAATTTCTTTTTTATCTAATTCTTCTTGATTTTTACAAATGCAAATAATCTTATATAAAAAATTATTTGATCCGTATTTATTAAAAGCTCTTTCTAACTTTGGTTGATGCTTAACCCAATTATTTTTATAGCAATTCCATCGATGCTTGTAATTCCAACTTTGTCCGATATAACACTTTCCGCTCGGGCTTACCAATTTATATATAACTCCGATATCCTTCGACTTATATGACATCATTTTCTCCTCTAAGCATTTTTTCTAATTCTGTTTCGCTGAAAATAAACTTATGTGAACTGATCTTATTTCCCTTTAATTTTCCTTCTTGTCTCCATCTGGCTACAGTCCCGATTGCGACATCAAATTTTAATGCAATTTCTTTTGGCGAATAATATTTTTCATTTCTAATTTCTATCATTTTCTATCTCCCCGTACATCTCTCTATATTCATCTACCGTGTACCAGCACGTTTTCCTCTTTAAAAAAAATAAAAAACAAAAAGTGGTAAAAAAATATACTATAAAAGCATATTCAATAATCCATTTCAACGACAACTACGTTTATGAATTAAAGGAGAAATAAATGCCGAAACTAAATGACCCGTCTTTAGATGCTAAAAACCTTACTGGTTCTCATTATGGATATTCCGCTACTACATTAGAAAATCTAGGAGCGACAGAATATACTCTAGCGACGATCCTTGTTGATGTTAGTGGGAGCGTAGGCGGTTTTAAGGGTGAACTAGAGAAGTGTATACAGAGTATTATAGAAGCTTGCAAATCAAGTCCAAGAGCTAATAATTTACTTGTTAGACTAATCTCTTTTGATGATATCATCGAAGAGATACACGGCTTTAAGATGCTGGACAATTGCAAACCAAATGATTATACTGGGATTCTGACTATTCGCGGATCAACTGCATTATTTGATGCGAGTAAAAATGCTATTTTAGCATCGAATGACTATGCCAAAACCTTATACGATAATGACTTTTCTGTCAATGGCATTATGTTCATTATTACAGATGGCGGCGATAACGCCTCCACGGCATCGGCTAAAGATGTTGGAAACGCTATTAAACAATGTGAGTTAGACGAGAAATTAGAGTCATTTATCACGGTTCTGGTTGGCGTTGGAATTAACAAATATTCTACGACATCGGCTTATCTGTCTAATTTTCAAAAAGACGCTGGCTTAAGTCAATATGAGCAAATCGACAAGACAGACCCAGATACGTTCGCCAAATTAGCTGGATTCGTATCCAAGAGTATTAGCCTACAATCCAAATCTCTTGGAGGATTAAGTTCATCACAACCATGTTTGTTGGATATTTAATATGGTAATTGATTTTTATCGAACGACTGGCGATGCCCACCAGTTCTGTGAAGATTACGTCTGCTCCTCAGATAATGGGATCTTTCTAAGTGACGGGTGCTCATCTGCTAAAAATAGCGAGATAGGCTCAAAGATCTTGGCTCTAACAGCTAGAAAGTATTTCTATGGATATGATGTTAAGTCTATATATTCCATTGATGATATGTTAAATAGAATAATTATAAATTCTGAAAAAATAATACATGATTTAGATGTTGATATAGAAGCTTTATTCGCCACTTTAATAACATTAATAAAGAGAGGCAATACTTTAACACTCAATATAACAGGAGATGGAGGAGCGGCGGTTATTAAAAATGACGATACCATCGAGATCTTTGATATAGAATTCTCTGAAAATGCACCAAGATATTTAGCATATCGTTTATCTAGCGAATTTAGAGACAGATATAGCGATATAAAATATAATTCTCGCATTTGCAGAAAGATAATCGTACAAGAAGGTAGAGATCCTGTTGTGGAAGTTCTACCGTCATATAACGATGGCGACAGTAAAACTTTTTGTATAGATACAAAAGACGTTAAAACTTGTGTTATTTTCTCCGATGGCGTAAAGTCTTTTCTTTCCCCATCTGGTAATAATATACCAATGCTTGATATAGTTTTAGAATTAGTCAAGTTCAAAAACACAACTCAAGGTTTTGTTCAGCGACGAGTTTCCAGATTCCTACAAGAAAAAACGCAAGACGGAATAAGCCACTACGATGATTTATCAGTAGCTGCAATTCATTTAGGATAATATCATGAATGTCTTTGAAGTAAATGTCGGCAAAGTGACTCTAACTAAAAACGACTTCGTAAGAAGTGGTGGACAAGCCGATGTCTATGCCAAAAAAGATAAGGCTTATAAAATATATAGTGACAAAAATTATGTTATCCAGCAAGCTAAAATACAAGAACTATCTCTGATATCGAATAGTGACATTATTAAACCATTAAATCTCTTATTAGATAAGCAAGATAATCCTGTTGGATACTCTATGAGATTCATTGACAAAAATGTGGTTTTGTGTCAACTTTTTACAAAGATATTTAAAAACCAAAACGGAATTACAGCTCAAAATATTTGCAATTTAATAACAGATATTAAAAATAAAATACAAGAAGTTCATAATAATAAAATACTCATTGTCGATCTAAATGAAATGAATATCTTAGTACAGCAGTGCAATTTCGAAAAATCTTTTTTAATTGATGTAGATAGCTATCAAACTCCTAGTTTTTCAGCAACAGCCCTTATGGAGAATATACGAGATAGACACAATAAAAACTTTAGCGAAAATACCGATTGGTTTTCCTTCGCCATTTTAAGCTGCTATCTATTAGTCGGCATACACCCGTACAAGGGCAAGCACCCAGATTTTGTTGGAAATTCGTCTAACATTCTTGATAAACGAATGAAATTGAACGTGTCTATTTTTAATAAAGATACGACTATACCTATAACATGTGCTCCAATTAAAGATATACCCGGCAGTTATAAATCCTGGTACATCGATGTTTTTGAAAATGGAAGAAGGTGCCCGCCACCAGAGATAACGCCTGCCACTATTATCGCCATACCGCAATATGCAGGTATAGATATTAATACTAATCTCGTTATAACCAAATTGTTTGAATATAATAGCGAGATATTGAAGTATAAGACTATTAACGGGTATAGGTTCTGCGTAAATAAATCTGGCGGCTTTATAAATGATAAAAAAGAAAATAATCTAAAATTACTATCTGAAATCGCCATAACCCCGAAATTCAACAGGACTATAATCGCAATTCTTGAAAACGATAAGTTGAAATTATATGATGCTTTTTTTGGAAAAGAAATTGAAACGGATATCACTGGCCAAACGATATTGTCATATGACGGAAGACTATATATAAAAAATAATGAAAGTTTATACGAACTAGAGTTTATGGAATTGCCGACAAAAACACTAGCCGCGATGACATTGGTTGGTAATATTTTAGAAAATGCCACGCAGATTTTTGATGGGGTTCTTTTTCAAAACCTATTAGAATCCACTTTCTGTTCCATATTCCCGCAAAAACAAAAACATGTACAACTACAGATAAAAGAGCTAAATGGATACTCCATTATTAATGCTAAATTCGAAAATGATATTTTAATGATAGTCGGGAGAAAAACAAGTTCTCAAAACTCCCAAACAGATAAGTTTATTATACACATAAAAGATGAGGAGTATACATATAGAAAAATAGAAAATACGCAAGATTCCGATATAAATTTCGCGGTTCTTGATAATGGTATTTGCTCTAATTACGTTGAAGAAGGCGAAATAGAATTATTCCACAAAAGTGATATAAATGGAGCAATAAGACGAATTAAAGATAATGCGATTAAAGATGTGAGACTGCACAAAAATGGGACAAAAGTTCTATTTGTGCAGGATAAAAGGGTATATTTGGTAGAAACTCAGAAAAAAGGAAAATAGATATCAAATACCCCAGGCTAAAGCGTCGAATTTTTATGAAGTTCGACACCATTTGAGATTTTATTAGAAAACCCGTATGAAAGTGGCAGAGAAATAGCGTATTTATATTCTTGAAGGGTATCAAGGAGTATAGATTTTTGTTCTTGAGTGGGAACGAGTTTTAGTTTTCTACTTATTATCGTGTTCATATATTAAATGTTATAGAAGAAATTCCTTTATTTATTTTAGAAAAATTTTACAAAAGAAAGGAGCATTGATTCTTATGAAATTCAAAGCAGAAAAACTAATTGGGTCAGTAGCGATATGTAATCTGGGAAGGATCGGTATTATTCAAAAAGTCAGATGTCTTAATGACGGATACCTTTGGGAAGGTGTGGGAATATATGATAAAAAGAGATGGAGAAGTAAATGCCCTCTCCCTATTGCCTGGTCTATGGAAGATTACACTAAACATCAAAAAAGTTGGAAAGAACTACGAACTGATATAAAAAGAGAGGCAATTGAAAATGGCAAAAATAACAAAAGATAATAAAGCTGAATTAATAGATTTGGAAGACGATAAAACCGTAAGTCCAAAGGCTAAAATTACAACCCATTATCTATTAATCCTTGATAAGAGTTCATCTATGATGGTGGCTCAAGAAAACACGATTAAAGGGTTCAATGAAAATATCAAAACAATAAAAGAATTAGCAACAAAGCATCCTAATCAAGAATTTTATATTTCTTTGGTTATGTTTAATCATGAAGTCGAAACTGTTCTTTGGGAACGTCCGCTAACAGATATAAATTATATTGACAACACAGTATATTCTCCTTCCGGCCTGACCGCTCTACACGATGCTCTTGGTTCTAGTATGGACAGACTTGAAAAAGAATTAAAAGATGAGTTGGATAAAAATAAAGATTCAAAAATTGTCGTAACCATATTCACTGATGGAGCAGAGAACGCTTCTAAGGACTATGCTCATGCCCAGATAGCCGATAAGTCTGAAGTCCTACAAAAAACAGAACAATGGCTTTTTAGCTATATCGGAGCGAATCATGATGTTGCCTATGTCGCTAAATCATTAAATATCCCATTAAGTAATACAATGAAGTATTCAAGTTCTATGGTCGGGACCGCACAAGCGTTTGACAATCAGACAAAAGGACTACACAAATATGTATCTGATCGCTCGCTAGGCATCACGGATAATCATTTGTACACTGAAAAAGAAGATCTATTAGATATCAGTGATGATGAATAGCGGCTAAAAGCTCATATCCGCTAACTGGTAAGCGAAAAGACTCTAAATTTTTTAATCGAGGTTCGAGTCCTCGTATGGGCGATTTCAATAAAGGAATTATAAAAATTTTCGATAATAGAATAACAAGGAGACAATTATGACTTAGCTTAACAATAACACGCCGTATATTTATATTATCACTCGAAAAGACTTAACATTCCCACAGAAGGCTGTACAATCTTCTCATGCCGCAATTGAAGCCGCAAAAGCTTTTTATGACCCATCGGTTATAGATCATCCACATCTGGTTCTATCTGAACTCCCCTCTGAATTACATTTGCTCAAATTTATTAATAAATTATCTGCGGAGAGCTTGCGCTTTATTATCTGGAGAGAACCAGATCTAAATGAGGTCACAGCGATTGCAACAGAACCGATTTTTGGAGCAAAAAGAAAACTTTTTAAGAAACTTCAACTTTTAAAATAAGGAGATTTAAAATGGAAATAACACAACAGTATTATAAAACAAGATTTAACTATTTCGCCCCTTTTGATTTCGAAACTTATAAAAAAATAAAAAAAATTAAAGCTGTGCTTAATATCTCCGGAATACAAGCTATTCGCTATGGAAAATGGGCAAGAAAACTGCCCAAGAATAGGAGAACAAAAAAACCGATCTTCTGTGAATTATTCTATATTGCGACATCTTATATGGACTATTATATTAATTGGGATGATGAAAAAGGCAAATACGTTGAGACAAATGTTGAAATTGAATTTGCGAAAAAAACCGAATTAAATGCGTTAATTGTAGATCTTTGGCAATATGCTACAGCGAAACCACTAGAAACAGATATAGGACCAGAACCAGAATTTATTAAAACAATAGATATAGATCAGATATATGTAGAATGCAAAGAGTTCTATAGGAGCTTCATAGATCATAACATGCGAGATAATATTGGCTTATGAGTATTTTTAACAAACATTAAAGGAAAATGCTCTATTACGCGACATTATAGTATAGAAGTTTTTGTCATTTTTACTTATTGGAGTATTCTATGAAACGAGTCGGCAAGAAATGGATAGGACACCCTGTAAAGGTTGAAATTCTTGATCACGCCGAAAATGTTGGGAATGTCGTGCCAATAAATGTATATGGAATATTACAAAAAGTCTCCAAAACTCAAATACTAGTTCGTTCTTGGGATGCTGGAGAAGAATTGTCTAAAGAGATATCCAATTGCAATACTGACTTTTCTATAGTCCGATCAGCAATAATTCGATTTACCCCGTTAAAACCTTTTTATAATAAATAGGGATAATATGTCTCTATTCTTTATTTTTAAAAGGACAATATATTTATATTTAGAAAATAAATAATAACTTTTTTGGATTAAAATAATGAGATACAAAATATCACAAGCAAATATGAGTATACAAGGACCAGCAGTTGTATCACTAATACAGATAGTACAACAAATGTATGGATTAGGGGCTCCAACGACTTTTGACGATCAAGGATTCAACAAAACAGACTATGTAAACTCTAATTTTCAGTATATTGCTCGGCTCCCAGTAAGTGATAGAACTCAACTGCCTATACAACAAGCTGTTGCGGCTGTTCAGTCTTTAGGGAAATATAAAAAAACACAACTGGCGGGAACGTGGGAACAACTATATGCAGATATACAAAAAGCGATCAATGAAGCTCAAGGGCAATCGGAAGTTCCAAATACTACTCCTGTAGAGCAGAACAAAGTTTTATATAAAGGAAGAAACCGATGGGGGAATGATAGTTATTACATCTTCAGTTTAACACCGCAGAAATATAATAGTATGTTGCGTCTTGTCGGGGCAAAGCTAGGAGAGATGGGACAAAACGCATCGAACGCTTGGAAGGCTTTTTATAAAGACAAAAAAGGAGGATTAGACCTCTACCAGATAGACCCACGATTTACTGTTTTCCTTAAAGATTTACTTGCAGGCTATGGCTACGATACGTCTGAAATGTTCATCCGCGATGAAAAAGCTGACGAAATAAAAAAACCTACAGAAGAAGATAGTGAATATAGTAAAGATGACATACAGAAATTTCAAATTAAAAAGGTAGAATTAGCGAACGGGAAATTAACAGTAATTCTAGGAAGATGGTCAACTCTCTGGAATGAGACTATACGAAATCTAAAAGAAAATTATACTATAGGCTATAGTAAGCATGATCATGCCAGGATATTTACAAATCCAGATAAGGTTTTGATAACAACATTAATAAACGCATTAAAAAATGAATTTGACGTAGCCCCGTTAGAAGCATTATTAGAACAGGTCCCTGATAAAATTGATCAGCCAAAACCGGCTAGCCAAGTTATTATTACAGATAAGGGGATACAGTTAAATGTCGTAAATGTTTTGGAGAACACTAAAGGAAAGTGGCATATTGCTATTTCATACTTAAAAAAAGGCACTAAAGAGGGCAAGACTTTATTAGATATTATAAAATTTATTTGTCCCGCTTTTGGAAAAGACGAAAGTAGATTTTCAGGGGTTATTCCAGACATCTCTAATCCATACGATCCAGCGGATAAAAAAGATCCTGATTATCCCGGCGATGGTGGCGGATATAACTATGCATATTTGATTAAAGGTGATTATAACCAATATAGACAGTTGAGTATGATATTCAAAAAATATGGATTTGACACCAGGAATCTTAATAAAATTATAGCAGGCTTAGTTTCCGAAGGTGTAGTAGAAACTACAAGAGTAGAAGGGGATCTGGATGGCTATCAAAAAGAAGTCGGCTTTACTGACGCCGCCGGAAACAGAAGGACAACTAAAGTTAATGATCATGATAAGTTTATAAAAGAATTAGATACTTATAATAAAAAAATAGTTAAAGACGGCAAAGAATTTGATTTTGCTCTTTATCCTCTTCAACGCGAAGGCGTGGCCTTCCTTTACGGTAGAAACTCTGCCCTTTTAGGCGATGCAACCGGCGTGGGAAAATGCAAAATTGGAACATCACATGTCCAAACAAATTTAGGAGACTTTGAAATCCAAGACATATGGAATAAATTTGCAAAAAAAATATCTTCCGTAAAAGAAAATGAAGAATGGGGAGATCTAAATGTAGATTTATGCGTCCATAGTATTAATAACGACGGGAAGGTTGTTAGAGGAAAAGTAAATAAGTTGTATAGGGAAAGATTTAAAGGAAAACTGATTAAATACAAAACAGATAATGGCAAAGAAACAGTTGTAACAAGAGCACACAAATTCTTAACTGAAAACGGATGGAAAAATGACCTGTCTGTCGGAGATCGGATTTGTTCATCTTCAAATCAATTTTCTATACATGAGCCAAATAATACAAAAAAAGATCTTGCCTATTTAATTGCCTGGCAAATAGCAGAAGGGTGTGAACTTGATAATAAAATACATTCTCAAACGAGCTTAAGTATAAACCAAAAAGATAAAAATATTTTAGAAAATTTATCAAAAATTATCAAAAGCCTTAATATAACAAAATACAGATCAATAAAAAAGATAGAACCTAGAATTAAAAAAATAATAAGACATGGAAATCAGATTAATCGTATGGAACTAACATCTGTTAATTATAAAAAATATCTTGAAAGTCTAGGATATGCATGGGGGCTAAAATCTAAAGACAGAGTTGTTCCAGAGTTTATTATGAATTCTTCGGATGAGGTTGTGAAATATTTCTTACAAGCATTCTTTGACGCTGAAGGATACACTAGTAATCAAGCTAGAGGAATTGCCGTAACCTCAGCTAGTCAAAAACTCATTTATCAAATTTCATTATTATTACAAAGATTTAACATCTTTTGCACCTATAGAAAAATGATGAAGTGTTCCACAAACGGGACAAAAATAAAACGTCCATATTATGAATTAAAAATTGTAGGAAGTGGCATGGATATTTTTATGCGAGAAATAAAATTTTCATATGTTTATAAAACTAAAAAATATAATAAATTTACTGACGTAAAATATAACTATAATAAAGAAGGAAAACCCATCTATTTGGCGTTAGAACCGTTTTTTAAAAAATACAAATTGCCACCCAAAATAATAGGGCTTAATGACGACGCCTATATTTCCGGAGACAAATGGATGAACGATGATAGTATAGAAAATGTTATTAATAAATTGAAAAAGTTTAGAAATTCTAAAATAATAAATGAATATGCCCAATTAAAAAGATCAAAATGGACAAATTCGACAACTGCCGTTTTAGAGCATATAGAAATAAAAGATGTAGAAAACTGTATCCAATCACTAGAAAAATTAAAAAATAATGATCTTCAATATGAGAAAATAATTTCCGTAGAAGAGATCTCCCACGATGGATATATTTATGATTTAAGTATCGAAGAAAACCACAACTATATTTCTGATAATTTAATTTGCCATAACACAATAGAGACTATCATAGCTGCCGATATGAGAATGAAAAATTCTGGCGGAAGCTGTTTAATAATTACGCTTACCGTTGCTCAAGAACAATGGGCTAGTGAGATAGAAAAGTTTGCGAAGCATAACCCCGAAGACATATCTCTCAGTCCAGACGAATTAAAAACATGGAATGTTTTAACATATCCTATGTTCCAAACCAAAAGTACTAGAGAAGCAACTGTTAAAAAATTACAAGATTATGTTAGAAGCGGAAAAATTACTTGCCTAATACTGGACGAATGCCATAGTGTTAAAAACAGTGGAGCATCTAGAACGGAAAATATACAAAATATATCTGACGTTATTGACGTAGATAAAGACAAGGTTAAATTAGCAGAATATCAAATTCCTTTTGTTTGGGGAGCGAGTGCAACTGTTGTTGCGAATAGGCCCGTTGACGTATATAACCAACTGAAGGCTATAAACCATCCATTAGGTAAATTGAGCTTTGCTAATTTTGCCAAAGAGTTCGGAGGAATGAAACCTGGGCGTTATGGCTGGGAAGACACTAGTATAGAGGAACAGATAAAAGCCGCGAATAAACTAAAAGAATGGTTGATAAATTTTGGGGTATATATAGCTAGAACCAAAAAAGATATTAGAGAAGATATGCCAGAACTTTATGTCGATGACGAATTTGCTCAAGTTGACCAGGCCAATTTATACAAGTGTGTAAGTTCAAAAGTCTCTGGATATAAAAAACCAGAATTGCCAATTTCTGTTATGATGGCTACAAGAGACTGTTTAGCTCTTGCCAAAACTCCACATTCATTATCACTCGCAGAACCGATATTAAAAAGTGGAAAGAAAATAATGATTTTCACTGCTTTCAAAGCTGCTGCTAAGTATTTGGAATATGGACTGCAAAGAATACTAGATTCTATAGGAGAAGGGGGCCAAGTAGGAATTATAATAGGAGGGATGCATAAAAAGACCAGGTCTGAAAATATAACTAATTTTAAAGATCCAAATAGCGACATAAAAGCTATGGTATTAATGATACAGGCGGGCGGAACGGGCTTAGATTTTCCAAATGTTGTTGAAGATGTTATAGAAAATGACTTTGATTGGACTCCGGCCTCTAACGAACAGATGAAAGGTAGAGGTTACAGAATAACAAGCAAATTGCCAGTTAGAATTAAATCTGTTATTGCGGAAGGAACAGAAGATGAAGACTTTAAACAAAGAGTTGATTCGAAAATAGAAGTTGCCGAAATCGTTATGAAATTAACAAAAGAGCAATTAGAACTTTTTTCTTTATCAGAATCAGAAAAAACACAAAGTGTAAAAAATAGATTGCAAGATATAGAACAACAACTGATAGAAGCGGTTAAGCGACAGATTGAGCAAGAAGAAACGGAAGCGGAATTTGAAGAGCATATGGCTACTCAAATTAGAAATAAAATGGGAATGTCGGACAGAAGCACTTTTGCTAAAACTAATTGGTATAGGAAAACTTGTTTTGGGAGAAAATAAATGAGCGAAAATGAGAAATACAAATTGGACCAAGAGATAAAAGACTTAGCTATAGATTGGGCAGAAAAAATCTATAATAATATATACAGAGCCCTAACCGATCCGGTTCAGGGAATGACTCCTGATACAGTAAAATTATACAATGATCTCTGTGCTTGGGGCTGGTTTGATATTATAAACATTGATGACGACAATGCTCACCATCTTTTAATCAAACTTCTAGCTATGCCAAGGTATAAACAGCTATTAGATCAAAAAAAGAATCCCCCATTATCTAAATGGCAAAAAGTGGCTGGACGTGGCTTAACTTCCAAACGCTAAACTCTCGAATTAAAAACAATATTTATCATCTTAAGGGCATATAATGTACATATTACATTATGGAGGAGTGAATGACTAAAACCGAATTATCTATCTTGTGGAAAGTATTTAAAAAAACAAATAAACAAGAAAAAAGAAACGAACTCGTAAAACATTATTATAGCTTAGTAGAAAAAATAGCCAGAAACGTATCTAAAAAAATAAATTATAAAGTCTCTAGCGACGAATTAGCTTCGCATGGAGTCGATGGGCTATTTAAAGCTATCGAAAGTTTCGACCTCAATCGCGACATTAAATTCGAAACATATGCTTATTCGAGAATTAGAGGTTCTATGATCGATGGCTTACGCTCTAATGATTGGGTTCCTAGAAGCGTTAGAATCAGACAATCTAAAATAGAAAAAGCTATAGAAGAGTTAGAAGTAGAGACAGGAGAAAAGGCTGAATTTTTATCTGCCGTTAATAAAGCTGGAATAGATACTTTCGAGTATATAAAAAATCCTAAAAAATTTAAAGCAACTATGTGTTCTAGCTTAGACACATCATCCTGTTTGGGTGAAGATGAAGATGTAAAAAAAGATTTTAATCTTTACCTAAAATCCGATGTTCCTTCGCCAGATATTAAAATTATACGACGAGAGTTTCTGAGTAAATTTTTAGGAAAAGGATTACGCTCTACCGAGCGTGTAATTGTTTATTTATATTATTATGAAAAACTAACAATGAGAGAAATAGCCATCCGACAGAATACAACCGAATCCCATATCAGTCAAATGCACAAAGCGATCTTAAAAAAAATAAAAACCAAGATATCGAAAAACCAACAGTATCTAAAAGAATTTACAGAGATTTTTTCTTGCAGGGATAAGATAGTATGATAATCGTATCTCAAGCAAACATAATAAAGACAGATTCAGAAGCTATCGTTAGCCCGACTAATGGGCTATTTATAAATAACAAAGGAGCATCTGGCTCTATTCTATCTGCCGCAGGAAATATTACCAAAAATGAAATAGAAATATATAAAAAAAAACAATTGTCTATAAAAGAAGGTGATTTTTATAAAACTTCGGGAGGAAAACTAATCAAGAATGGCGTAAAAATCATTTATCATGCTGTTATAAACATGACTCCCAATAGCAATACGAGTATATATTCTATAAATATAGTTATGAATAGAATTTTAGATTCTGCAATTAAAAATAAAATAAAATCTATTGCCTTTACTGGCTTAGGAACAGGATGTTGTTGCCTAAATAAAAAAATAGTTGCAACTAACATGGTTAGTATCGCCCAAAAATACTGTGGCTTATTGACGATAAATATGATAGATCTAGATAAACAGATGGTAAAAGATTTTAACGAATGTCTATTTAAGGATTAAAAAATGGAAAACGACGTATTAAATAGCCCGGTCTTGGTTTTAAACAAAAACTGGACAGCAGTTCGTGTCCAGACATTAAAGAAGGCGATCACCAAAGTTACAAATGGTAGAGCAAAATTCTTAGATACTGAATCTTATTTACTATATACTTGGAGTGAATGGGTGGATGTCTTTGTTACCCCCCATGACGAGATAGTCGATTACCCCGTTATCCGCTCCCAACATATAGCATTAAAAAGGCCAGAAATAATAGTATGCACAGATTATAGTAGAGTTCCACATTCTAGTTTAAAACTGTCACGACGCAATATCTTAATTCGAGATATGTTCCAGTGTCAATATACAGGAAAAAGAGTAACCTATAAAACTGCAACACTAGACCACATATTACCTCGCTCAAAAGGAGGAAAAACCTCATGGAACAATCTTGTAACTTGTTCTCTTGAGGCAAATGCAAAGAAAGCAAATAGAACTCCAGCAGAAGCAGGAATGAGATTACTACATCCTCCAAAGAAACCCAAATGGAGCCCTATTTACGCAATTAGTTTAAAAAGAAGACCAAAATCTTGGGCCAAATTTATTAAACAAGAAAATTTAGAAGCGATAGAGGATTACGAGGCTGAAATTCTAAATGATTAAACGTAAATTGCAGATAAAATATTCTTTATGGAATAAACATAAACAAGTAGCGGCATGGAAAAATAAACTGATAGGTGTTCCGTGTTTTATTATAGGGAATTCTCCCAGCTTAAACGACTATCCAACCCATTTGCTAAATGGACTTTTTACAATCGGTATTAACAGGGCTTTTAAAAAATTAGAAACAACTATACTTCTATGGCAAGATATCGAACTGTACTTAAGCTGTCAAAAAGAACTTAAAAATATTAAATCTATTCTCTATTCACGAGACGCCGCAGACCCTAAAGGCATAGCTTATCATTTTAAATTATTACATACTCCATATAATTTGACAAATAGTCCTTTAAGACTCTCTGGGCGCGGAAGTTCTGGTCCGTTAGCCTTTCAACTGGCCCACTCTCTAGGCTGCGATCCAATTGTTTTTTTAGGTTATAATTGCAAGTATAGAGGAGAGCAAACAGATTTTTGGGGAATAAATAAAGACCATAAACCTCATACGCTGGTCGCTTGCTCTCGCGGATTGAATTGGATTAAAAAATGTGATCACAAAAGAAAACTTGTTTTTTGTGATGACAGTGATAGCAAAAACAATAAAATATCATTAGAAAAAGCGTTAGAAATTTGCAAAATAACAAAAGATAGTTATAAAAATAAGGATTATTTCGAAAATAGACTTTTTGAATAGGAGTACACATGCAAAAAAATATGTTTTATAATAAAGATCATAATACCGGATTATCTGAAACTGAAAAAAATATATTACTTAAAAATTGTAATTTAGAAGAATATAGAAAAGCAAATGGTCGAAGCTATTTAGAGACAAACGTATTAAAATCTTTTTTTAAAGACAAGAGTATATTCATTATAGCCTCAGATTGCCCCGCATACTCCCATAATCTACTGCAATTTAATATGAATGGTTTCTTCACATCCGAAGGTTTTTCTAAAGAGTGCGATTTTTCCATAAGAGATGAAGAGTTTATAACCCAATCAAGAAAATCTCAAGTTCAATATGATAATGAAAAATTCTTTGATGCATATTTCGAGGCATATCTATTCTATAAAAATAAAAAAGACAAGAAGATATGCGTAAAAATAGACAAAAGATATTCTTCAAATACATTCTATTATGAATTTTTCTCGACAGAAGAAAATTGCGATCTTTTTCTTAAGTGGAAAGACTATAGCAAAGAAAATAATTTTTATAAGGGCAAAAAGCTCAATGCCGATTGTTCTTTCTTGCAATTAAACAATGATATTGAGTGGGATGATATAATATTAGAACCAGCTATAAAAACAGTTATCCAAAATAATATCGAAAAACTATTCAGCGTATCCGATATTCTTAAAAAGAATGCTATCCAATTAAAAAGAGGTATAATATTATCTGGATGTCCAGGGACTGGAAAAACGCTTGTATGCAAAGTTTTATCTAAAGAACTTAAAACAACGGTTCTCTATGTGCTACCAACCCATATTCAAAGCAGAAATGATATAGCGACTATATGCGATATGGCTAAAGATCTAGCCCCAACACTTTTGATATTAGAAGACATAGACTACATCGCCGAAGATAGAGAATCCCAGAATGGCTGGGCTGTTATTGATTTAATGAATAAAATGGATGGGTTGGAAGGTTTTGACAATGTTATAACACTGGCAACAACGAACTTAATAACTAAAGTCGAAAATGCTATCAAAAACAGACCTGGCCGATTTGATAGGGTAATAACTCTAGATGTTCCTTCCCACGAATTAAAACTTAAAATGTTTAAAAAATTCACAGAAAATCTTATTCTGGACAAGACTGTAGACTTTAGCAAGATAGTCAAGAAAACCGAGAAACTAAGCGGAGCCTATATAAAAGATCTTTGCATTACAGCAGCTCTAATCGCCCTTTATGATAATAGTATGTCAAAAGCTCAGATTATAATTGTGAAACAAAAACATTTTATAGAAGCATTAACAGAGATTAATAATAAAGATTTCTCCCAAGCAGTATCAAATAGGCCCAGTAGAGTTATGGGTTTTGGAGTAGAACCGGGAGATGATTGCTCGGGATAATAAACAAAAATCTTTTTTTTAAAATCTTCAATTCTTCGTCCTACAAGTGCTTATAATAACTCCTATTTTTTCTAAGAGATTGAAAGAAAGGAATGATTTTACACTGTTTGTAAGTTCAAAATAACATATATTTTTAATAAACTTTGGAGAAAAAATGACAGAAACGATCAGCGATAATAAAACAAATCAATTTATAAACATGCCCGAGGTAGAAATAACTACAAGATTTGAAGATGTAAAAACCCAAACGACTGAAGATTATTTCCAAAATAATCAATTTTCTATTGACGCTTTTAATAAAAAATATACGCTATTCGATGGCGAGACATACGTTATGGCAATAAAAAGAGTATGTGATTTTATCGCTTCAGCAGAAAAGACTAATAAACTAAAAACATATTGGTCAAACCGATGGTTTGATGAAATATATAATGACTGGTGGCACCCGGCAGGAAGCATAATGCAGGGAGCCGGATCAGAAAAAAAAATAAGCTTATCAAATTGTACGTGCATCTCCTTGGGTAATGAAAGACCAGATGAAGAGTGGGATAATCTAGAGTCTATTATTAAAAATTCGTCTTATGCTATAGCTAAAACCGCTGCTTATCGGCAAGGTTTAGGCATAGACTTCTCTCGCCTCAGGCCCAACAAAGCAAAAATAATGAACTCAGCAAACGAAGGGCAGGGCTGCACTCATTGGATGAAGTTTGCCGATTCTATTGGATATTATGTGGGACAAAAAGGAAGAATTCCTGCATTTTTATTTTCACTAAAATGCTCCCACCCAGATGTAGAAGAGTTTATAAAAATAAAATCCGATTATACAAAAATTCAAAATGCTAATATATCAGTACAATGCACAGATGATTTCTATAAGGCTATAGAAACTAATTCAGACTGGGATCTATCTTTTGAAATCCCAGAAGTTAAAATAGGACAAAAAGTTTATATTGACATTCATAGTACAGACATGGATAGTCAGTATGATAAAAAGAAAAAGAGATGGTATTATATCGCAAAAAAACATCGTCCTTTCGAAAAAATTTCCAAGAAGGTTAATGCTAAAGAACTTATGGAGCTTATCGCAAAATGCATGCATGCTAATGCTGAGCCAGGAATACAAAATATAGATATAGCAAGAAAATATTCAAACTCAGATTATGTTTATAATCCGGAAGATATATATGATAGTAGAATAGTAGGAACAAATGCCCCTCTTATCGGCTCTACAAAAATTCCTACTAAAAACAAAATCACTACCATTAAAGAATTGTATGAAAAGTATGAGCAAGGAAATAATATTGAGTTAATATCTGACACTATTTCGTCTTTGCCCAAAGGGCATATTGATTGGCTGCAAAACAAAAATCAGAGAGGAATAAATTATTTCCCAACACAAACATTCCCCGTCCCAGCAAAAATTAAAAAATTCCCAAACCAAAAAGTTTGGAAAATTGTTTTGTCTAATCAAAAAGAGTTGTTCTGCAACGGAGAGCATTCATGGTTGGTTAATGGGGAAATGACACCAACTAAGAATATCAAAGCTGGAGATAAGATGTTCTCTCCCAACGGCGGGGTAGTTGATGCTTATGGTATTGAACCCAATTTTGAGTCTCAACCTTTTAAAGATGGCGAATTAATTGGGTATATTGTTGGTGACGGCTGGATAGGAAAGAAAAGCAATATACATAATGAATCTATTGGTATTGTTTATGACGAAGATTGTGAATATTACAGTAAATTATTCAGAAAGAAATTTTTTGAAATAACCGGAACATCTTTAAATTACGAAAGAGATAGAGGGAAGATTAAAGAAGTTAGAACAGAAAGCACTAAGTTTGTACAATGGGTAAAGTCATTTGGTTTTGATAAAAACAAAAACCATACTCCTGCACGATGCTTTGAAGATATTGATTTTTGCAGAGGTTTTCTTAGAGGCTTGTTCCAAGCAGATTCTCATGTAGAGCTTAGTAAACGTCAAAGTCGCGTAACCTTAACATCTGTTTCTAAATCATTAATTTTAGATGTAGAATCGTTGTTGTCTAATTGGTTTGGTATTTATCCTACGATTAAGGAATCAGAGTGTAGAGGAGTCCCATACGGAGATGGGAAAATCAGTAATGCAAAAAATAGATTCGATTTACGTTTCGGAAGATATGATTTTATTGATAAATTTACAAAAAATGTAGGATTGATAGGTAAAAAGGGCGAGAAGTTATTTGCTGCATTAAAAAATAATAATCAAAGAAATATTCGTAATTTCAAATTAGTCACTTCAGTAGAAGAAACAGATGATGTCCAAGATATGTACTGTGCTGTTGTTGATGGCATTCATTCCTTTGTTGCAAATGGATGTTTGTCCTCAAATTGTTCCGAGCAGTATCTTTCGCGCGATGGGCTTTGCGTTCTATCTTCTGAAAATATGGGGAGATTCGATACGGATCCGGAGATCTATGAAAAGCAACAGGAACGAATTTCCTATTCAATGAATAGATTTCTTGATGATGTTAATACAATGGAAATAAAGAGCGGGACTTATGCAACGCCATTTCAAAAAATAGGTATAGAAAAACTTAGAAGAACAGGAGCGGGGGTTACTAACATAGATGGGTGGCTGTTTAAAAAGGGATTACAATATGGAACACCTGAAGCTAATGAGGCCGTGGCTAAATTAATAGAAACGTTTAACTATTACCTTTATAAGTCTTCGATAGAAATTGGAAAAGAAAAAGGTAGTTTCGGGTTATTTGATAGGTCTAAATTCGAAAAATCTCCATTTATAAAAAGAATGATTGAAAAAGGTTTAATTTTTGAAACTATAAGAAATTGCACGTGCTCAAGCATCGCTCCAACAGGTACGATCTCTCTTATGTTTCGAGGGCTTGTTTACTCGTATGGAATAGAGCCGTCTTTTGGTGTCTATTTCTGGAAACGAACGAGGATGTCTGGCAACTATGAATATTATTTTTATGTTCCATATGTTGTAAGAGAACTATTAAAGAAATCAGGAATAAACCTCCCGATGGAAGGAGACTGCATAAAGGACACTATCGACGGGAAATACGGAAAACCAATTGCTAAAATAATAGACGAGGAGCTAAAAAATATAAATTTTAACTTTAAAGAATCTACCGAAATAAAAGCAATGGACAAATTAGATCTCATGGCAAAGGTTATGAAATGGATAGATTCATCTATCTCTGTCACTTATATGTTGCCAGAAAATTCAAAATGGCAAGATGTATATGATTTTATTATAGAAGCCCATAAAAAAGAAGTTAAAAGTATTGCGTGTTTTCCTGATAAAAAAATGTATGGTATAGTCTCACTAATTCCATTTTTAGATTTAGCAGTAAATCTTACGAACGAAGGTGTAGAAATATCAGATCAAAATTTCTCCGAAGATGAGATAGATTTGTTAAAAAAACTGACAAATAGATATCAAGAGGAAAATGTCGAAAATAAAATAATAAAAACAACCGCTCCGAAACGCCCAAAATTACTTCCCTGCGATATGCATCACATTAAAGTTACAAAGAAATTAGACAAAATAAGAACTTTTGATTATATTGTGTTCGTAGGTCTATTACACAACAATCCATACGAAGTTTTTGTTATGGAAAATGGACATATTAATAAAAAACACAAACAAGGAACAATAACTAAAAAGAAAAGAGGAGTTTATGGTGCGAATTTTGATGAGGAATCGATTGAAGATATAACATCTAATTCTTCCGAAACAGAAGATATTTTAACCCGCCTTGTCTCTACAAGTCTTAGGCATGGGGCAGATATAGCCTTTATTGTAGAACAACTTGAAAAATCAGAAGGAGATCTATTCTGTTTTTCAAAAGCGATAAGTAGAGTACTAAAAAAATATATAAAAGACGGATCTGTTGTAAACGGAATAAGTTGTCAAAAGTGTGGGGGTAAAAATATGATTAGACAATGTGGGTGTGCTGTCTGTGGAGATTGTGGATATAGCAAATGCGAATAAAAGGAGATTGGTAGTGAAAAACTTAGATAAACAAACAAATATTATTAAATTTAAAAAGTTAGATAAAAAGGCAATTATTCCAAAGTATCAAACTGCGGGATCGGCGGGATTCGATTTTCATGCCGTTATAGATAAGATAAGATATCACGGAGAATTACCCGAAGAGGGCAAAAATGACATTGAAATCAAACCGGGACAGCAAGCTATTATAAAAACAGGGTTATCGGTAGAAATACCTCAAGGTTGGCAGATGGAGATAAGACCACGATCTGGCCTAGCCTTCAAGCATAGTATCACTATTACAAATGCCCCCGGCACAATCGATTCAGACTATGTTGATAGCGAAATAAAAATTATCCTTTATAACCTTGGAACTGAAGATTTTATTGTTAAACAAGGAGATAGAATTGCTCAAGGAGTAGTTATGCCAGCCCCGCAATTCAAAATAGAAGAAATTCAAGACTTTTCAGAAGAAGCATTAAAAAGAAATCGTAATGGTGGTTTTGGCTCAACCGGAAAATAGTTAAATTTCCCAAAGGAAATCTATTGTCTCTAGAGTATCAGATATAATGGTCTAATATTTTGGAGATAAATTTATGAATAATGTAAATTGCACAACTTGTAATAAAGAGTTTAATGTATATCCATCCCGTTTCGCTTCTAGAAAAAATTTCTTTTGTTGTAAAAAATGTGAAGCTATATATACCAGCGAAACACGATCTCAAAAAATAAAATGTAATTGTATTATATGTAAAAAAGAGATAAAAATAAAACTTTCTCAATTCAACCGCAGGAACAGAAACCAAGAAATAACATGTTCTACAAAATGTATGGGTATACATCGACAAAATAAATATACAGGAAGAAATAATCCTAATTGCAGATATAATTTAGACGATAATTTTTTCAACAAAATAGATTGCCAGAAAAAAGCCTATATTTTGGGATTTATTGCAAGTGACGGAACTGTTGCTAAAAATAATGCTATAACAATTTCAATAAAAAAAATAGATATAGATATCCTTGAAAAAATGCGAGATTTTATTTTAAAAGACCTACCTATAGCCTATGGCAGTGCTTCAAAAAAAGATTTTGTTACTTTAAGACTCTGCTCAAAACAGATGTCAAAAGACATATGTAAATGGCTAAAAATACATCCTGGTAAAAAAGACTTTATAGTACAACTGCCAAACTTAGATAAGGAAATGCAATGGCATTTTTTAAGAGGGTATTTTGATGGAGATGGGAGTGTCGGTATAAAAAAACGACGATACAAAGATAAAATGCATTTATATTTAACTTCTAACATCGCATCAACCTCAATAGAAATTAAACAACAAATTAAAGAACTAGTAGGATTCGGGGGAGTTTATGCTATGGCAATATACTGGTCGCATAGTCAATCTATGAACTTTTTAAGTAGATTATATAAAAACTCTTCTATTCAAATGAACAGAAAATATAACAGATATCAAGAATGTCTAAAAATTACAGATAAAAGGTTAAAAGAAAGCATAATATAATGCCAGCTCCTATTTTCTCTATAATAGAAGTTGATGAATTAACAGAAACCGAAAGAGGAACAGTAGGCTTTGGATCTACTAGAAAATAATAACTAAATAATAATGATTTATACTAAAAAGCCCCTTTTGGGGCTTTTTATTTATCAGCAATTTTTAATTCCATTTATAGAGGATTTTCTTATTTTTTAACGAACTATTATAGCAATAGTATACTGTCCTCTAATCAAAAGTCTAACATAGAGCGTACGTAGTATAAGTCTCTTAGCGGTCAGAAACACTATATTTATATTTTTAATAAACCCGAACCGATTACGGAACCATAACGATGGCAGATAACTCTTCAAGTTCAAGCTCTTTAGGAGTTTCTAGTTCTTCTAGTTCTTCTAGTTCTTCTAGTTCTTTAGGAATTTCAAGTTCTTCAAGTTCTTCGAGTTCTTTGGGCGTTTCTAGTTCAAGTTCATTTGGAGTTTCAAGCTCTTCAAGTTCTTCTTCAAATTCTTCAAGCTCAGGATTGGTAGATTTAAGGATTCATGCGACTCGTTCTATTGATTCTAAATTATCTTTATCTAAAGAGAAGCCTATATTTTTACAAGAGCCCATAGCAACTATAAGATCCCTTTTTTATGGCGATATGAAATCTTTCAGAAATGCAAATTGCGAAGACAATACTCCAGTTAAATTTATTGCTGTGTATGGAGCATCTTTACCAGCCCCGCTCGTGGAAAGCACAATATACTATACAACTGAGCTCGTGGACACCTCCTCTATATATGTAAGATATATTCCGGACGGACCAACAGTTGCATTTTCAGCAGATCCACCGTCGCAAACACTAGCTCCCCCGGGGGCTATAGAAATGTATCCTGCTAGCGGGGAATATGCTTATAATACAGATTGCTGGTTAAATGGATTAGATATTTCGAGTATTAGCCCCTGGAATAGTAATGAAACATATTCTTATCGCGGGGCAGGAACACTAATAAGCCCAAGACATGTTCTTTTTTCTCAACACGTCTTAAATCCTATTGTCGGTGATTATATGCATTTTGTATCTCAAGACGGAACTGTAACTAGACGGCAATTGACTGGTTTTCTGTCGCACCCAGATTATGTAGCTTATTATCCTGATATTAAAATTGGATTACTTGAATCAGACGTGCCTTCAACAATTTCTTTTGCGAAAATATTACCGGATAACTGGCAAAATTATTTTATCCCTGATGTCAGAGGAGATAAATATTTACTATCTGATCTTCCGATCCTATTGACCGATCAAACCAACAAAGCACTAGTTTGGGATATAGACTATATGGGTTCGTGGTACGGAATGTATCAAAACGAGCTAAAAACGAAAGTCCCAACAGATCCTTTGCGATATTTTTTCTGCGAAGATAGCATTCCTGGCGACTCTGGCGAGCCATTGAGTCTAATAATAAATAGCGAGGTAGTGATTTTAAGCACAATAACATTTGGAACGACTGGAATTCTCGGAGACACGCCAGCAGATGAGCAAATTTATGGAACAGATATCACTCATTTTAAAGATGATATAAATACAATGATGGATACTCTTGGTGGAGGATATCAACTTACTGAAATAGATTTAAGTGATTTTTTTGATTATACTACAATGTCTTCCAGTTCAAGCTCTTTAGGAGTTTCTAGTTCTTCAAGTTCATTAGGAGTTTCCAGCTCAAGTTCATTAGGAGTTTCTAGTTCAAGTTCATTAGGAGTTTCCAGTTCAAGTTCATTAGGAGTTTCTAGTTCTTCAAGTTCATTAGGAGTTTCTAGTTCTTCAAGTTCATTAGGAGTTTCAAGTTCAAGTTCATTAGGAGTTTCAAGTTCTTCAAGCTCTTTGGGCATTTCAAGTTCTAGTTCATTAGGGGTTTCCAGTTCAAGCTCTTTAGGAGTTTCTAGTTCTTCGAGTTCTGTAGAGGTCTCCAGTTCTAGCTCATTAGGAGTTTCCAGCTCAAGTTCATTGGGAGTTTCCAGTTCTTCCAGCTCATCAAGTTCATCTGGAGATGACGATATACTGGTTTTTCCACTAGAATTGTATACAACTATAAACACAGATATTATGAGGCTAATTGGAGAAGACAACGATGAATTTTTGATTCGTTTAAATTCCAGAACTACCATAATAATAATTGACGGAGATACGCTAGAATGGTATAATCCGGTAACAGGTTATACTATTATATTGTCTTTAGAAAACGATACAGATTTTATGCATATTATAGATAGAAATTGTTATATGCAACTTTTATCAATTAACCCATTTAGAATAATATTTTATTTACAGGGAATAAATTGCAATAATGAGCATCTAACGCAAGATTTAACAGCAGATTTGACGGATGACTTAAATGGAATAAATGAAGAAAGCCCACCCAAATTGTGGAGTTCTTATAATGAAGACTATAAAAATTGGTTACATTTTAAGATTCTTGCTAAACAAGGGGTTATTTGTACTAGCGAGATTCCAAACGAACCAAAAATAGAAGAATATACCGGATAAGAAAATATTTATTTTTCTTTAAGCTTTGAATTGTTTATGCCGAAGTACATATTAACAAAGCAGATTGTTCTTACTTATTCGGGTTTTACTTGTACTGTAAGGCATAGCCGAAAGTGAAAATCCAGTTGCCGTTAATGTTATAATACAAAGACGACTATAAAAGTATTATAATGAAGATTTCTGATAAATTGGGCGAGTTTCCAACAGGAATCCTACTTTGAACGGTGTCGTCAAGACCTAATAAGTATGCATTCGATTATATTCTTATTTTTCCACTTCCTATAAGGGGATTTTCTACCTATTTTTTTCTCCGGTGTACACTGAGTACATAGAGTACATAAAAAAATATTTAAAAAATAATAAAAAAGAAACTACTAACCGTTCTTGAAAAGAACGGTTTTTGCGAGCGAAGCGAGCTTTTAAACGATAGGAAGTTCTACATTTCCAGATAAAACTTTATTTAATTGATATAATGAATAAATTTCAGCATCAAAACACCCGAAAACAATTAAAGTTTTATTTGATGTTTCAAAGAAATCTTTAATAATATCTTTTTGTGTTTTATTTGCTGGTTTTGTTAGTTGTATATTTAATTCTGAATCTTTTGTTTTAATGATGCGAATATAATTATTTTCAAAAGCAATTCTATAATACAGGATGGTTTTATCTTCTACAAACGGTATGTTAAATATTTTTGCAATACTGTGAGCATGATCCTGCGCTGGAGATGTTATAAGCTGTCCATCAGGAGATAACCAATAACCAATATCTACATTATCTTTCATATTTTCTATTTCCTATTATCTTAGTGTTCTATTTGCTTCAATAAATACCTTTTGATTTTTTTAAAAATAAATATTATAATCCGAGATTCTCATATTCCCATATAACTGAAGAAAGTTTATTATATGCTTTATGAGGACTTAATACTTCTGATAACAATAGACTTTTAGCTCGCTGTACGAAATTATTTATTTTTTCAGAAACAGACAGGCTTTCATCATATTTTGATAAATAATTTTTAAGAACAGGAAGTAGTGAATCAATAGTCCCCATATCTCCTTTGTCAGAAGCTTTTGTTATACTCTCCATTACACTGCAAATCCAGCGTTCTTGCGATGAAAGTGTTTCTTTGTTTTTTGTATACCAATTTGTCATTATATACCTATACTAAAACGGTCTAATATATCCTATAATAAAATTAGATATCTAAACAAAAACAAGAGACATCGAATTTATTTTCTAATATCTCTATAATTTCAAGTTGAGAATTTTTATTCCTTGTTAAAATTTGAGCAGAACCATCTCCTTGACTGCCTACTCCTTTTGCTCCATACATTAAATCTTGTATTGAAGACTCATATAAAATAGAATGCAATTTAGGGGCTATAAGTTCTTTTGGACAATAAGAAGTTAAATATTGATCAAAATTATATTGAGATTGTTTCATTAAACTTCCTAATGTTTTAAAATCTCCGATTTTCAGGCATTTTACCGCAGACATTACGATTTTTTTATTTTCTATTCCTAAAACGCTTTGTTTTTTATAATCTTCATTTTCGATAGCAAATGGATATCCTTTATTGAGAGCAGACAGGATTCTGGGAGTGTTCTTTGACGCGTGCAAATCTACGATTATTATAAATAAATTATTTTTAATTTGTAGCGGTACGCTTTTTAATTCGTCCCCATCAAAAATCAGCAAAGTTGGTTTATTATAGGCGCACGACTGATCCATTTTTCCGCATCTAGAAGGCGTTGTGATTTCTCCTAAATAAGCCATTTCCATTTCTTGAGGAATCGTCCATCCTAAATTAAATAATGCGTTGTACGCCCTTGTGACAAGCACACAAATAGAAGCAGAGCTAGAGAGTCCCTTTTTAATAGGAAGTGTAGAATTATAATTATCAATTTCTATTCCTGGCATATCTTTTTGGGTAAGAGATATTTGATATAGAGTTCCAGCAATATAATTATAAAAATCAGTAGATTTGGCTAGTTCTAGCAACTTATGAGGATCTAAGTCTATTTCTTTTATTAAATTATCTTTTAAAATGAATCTACAGACTTTTTTGCGGATTTTTTTTACTCTTGCATAATTGCCTTGATTTGTAGGGCAGACAATTGCATAGCCTTTTTCTAATTTTGAATTTTGACGACGATAACCGCCAGCCCAATCGCTATGTTCACCTAATAGACATAATCTTCCGGGAACGAATAATTCAATCATATAATGCCTCTTTTATAAAGGATATCGCCAGACAAATAATAAACTATTAAATGTACACTTATTTATGGATTAAAAAATGAACTGGTTTAATAAATTCTCACAACAACAATTCTCTCTTTTTGACGAGAAATCCTCTAAAGAAAAGCCAAAACCACAAGTTTCTATTTGGGGGCTAAGTCCGTCTGGAACTCTAACAGTAATAATAAACGGTAAGCAATACGAATATTATAATGTAACACCTCACGAAGAAAGTCAACTTAATAGTCTATTAAAACATAAAAATTATTCTAAGTTTTTTGCGATAATAAAACAACTAAGTGGAAGAGACATGAAAGAACCTTTTAAAAGAACATTATAGGACAAAAGAAAAAACTATGATAAAGAATCTATTTCCATTATTAATTATTTTATTAATGACTTGTTCACTTACGGTCCAAAAAGCGGGCGGTGCCTGAGCGGGTAGCGGCTGTGGACCCACGGGTGGTTCAACTCCAGTAAAACCGACTCCAGCTAGTTGTGCGGCCACATTCACAGGATGGAATATCGGTACTAATAATTCTGCTCCTACTGTTCTTCTAAATGCGGTTCCAAATAAAATGTCATCTATCGCAAGCTTTATAGCAAGCAATATTGACGATGAAAAAGCGAAGAAGGGAATACTTAATCCTATTCCGACTATTAATGAATTAGTCCCGATTTTAAAAATTGGCGATAAAATTAAAATAGATTTTGTATATGTTGGAAAACGATACTGGATAAATAGAGTAACGCTTCTGAATAAAAAGTCTTCTATCTATGATGATGCAAATAGCAGCAGCATATCATTTAAAACAGATAGTATTAGATTAGTTAAAAATAATACAAGACATGCTTTAAGAGTTACAAGAGGCACGCTATCATGGATGTTTTTGGTTCCATCTATAACGAAAACCGATACTAAAACAGGAAAGACTACTGAGATAAGCGACCCTAATATCTTGGCTAAAATTAAACAATTTAAAACAGGAGAGAATGTTTTTATCGATTACGAGACGGTAAAATATACTTTTATTTTAAAAGATATTCGTCCGGTAAAAACAAAATCAAAAAAATGAAAATATTATTACTTATATTCGTTCTCTTGTTAGGTTGTGACAAAACAAATAATATGTTTTATTATTACAATGGAGAATCTCCATCATTACCAATAGTGAGGAAAATAAGTAATTCTACAGTAGACATATATGATTATAAGAACGCAGGAACAGGTACAATACTAAAAAAAACAAAAGAACATGCCTATATCCTTACTTGTGCTCATGTAATAGCAAACAGAAAGAGAAAACACACTCCTATATTCGATTTTAAGGCGTTAGGCCAATATAATATAACCCCGAAAACAACTTTTCTTGAATCCATTATTAAACCTCTTTTAGTAAAACAAACTAAATGGGTAGATGGACTGCCAATAACTTACTCACATAGTGCTGATATATTTTTTCTAGATAGGTCGGTCGATATCTGTATCCTCAGAATAAATGGAAAAATTTATGGAGAAGAGATATCTCCATATAATAATAGTACAGTCGTTCCAACAGGAACAGAAGTTTATCATGTCGGTAATCTTTTTGGAAGTTTAAATTATTCTGTGACATCAGGGATTATTTCTCATAATTCTCGCGGATTATTTGGAGAAAGAATACAAGTAGATATAGATGTTACATTTGGTTCTAGTGGCGGCGGCATTTTTACAAAAGATAAAGGCGAATATGTCGGGATGGTGACCGAAAAAGCCACAAGGGATAGTAGTATTGCTATTATTATTCCTATTAAAAAGATAATAAAATGGCTCGAAGTTTACAGCGTCGAAAGAAATTTTTAATTTTGTTGTTGCTTTTTTACGTTCTCCTGCCTATAATCTTGTGAACAGCGATAAAGGCTAAGTTTTATGAATAACATTCAAAACAACTCAACTCAGAACAACGGGACTCTCGTCCTGTCGTCCCTTTATTGTTTATCTGGGCACTCTTTGTCCCTCGGCTATTATAGTCTATAAGACTAGCTTGAGCCGGACACAAAACTCTCTTTTTATTCCCGGCTCGGGTCATTTTTTGAAAAATTAATATGAGTTCTATGGGTTGGTTGAGCAACTGGACGCTCTGGCGACTGTAACTCGTCCGTCCGAAAGGACATTGCAGGTTCGAGTCCTGTCCAACCCGGTGATATACCCTTGTAGCAGAATTGGCTTATGCGATTGACTTAAAATCAATTGAGGAGTATAAACTCCTCGTGTGGGTTCGACCCCCGCCAAGGGTATTACTTGCTCCTGTGGCGTAATTAGCAGCCGCGCTAGGTTTAGACCCTAGTGGGAATATCAAATCCCGTGCTGGTGCAACTCCAGTCAGGAGTACTTATCTGCCCCTTTGGTGTAATTGGAAGCCACGATAGTTTCAAGAACTATTGCACTTTAACGTGCGTCTCGGTTCGAGTCCGGGAAGGGGCATTTATATATTTTTCGCGCAAAATTATTTTCAAAGTGTAAAACAGGGAAAGTAAAGTTCATAGGTTGAGCCACCGTCTGCTAAATGGTTGGAGTGAGAAATCGCTTGTGTTTCGATTACACTGCTTTCCGTTAATTAGGAAATAAAATGAAAAAAGAACATTTTGATTATGGTTCCTATAAGAAATATATAAACCGCCAAACTAAGCTAGCCTCTCAAACAGTTTTCAAAACTCTTAGAGATAAGAAGTTTATCGAAGAAAGAGTTAAAGATCTCCTATCTCTTTATCCTAATTATAAAAATGTTTTATGCTTAGGATCTAGACATCCAGTAGAAGTGGAAGCGTTTTTAACTGCTGGTTGTTCTGCTATAGGTATTGATCTTTTTGAAACGCTACCACATATTATAAAATGCGATATGGCGAAGATGTATGAAAACTCAATACTTCGAAAAAGAAAACCATTTGATATCATATATATGAGCCATTCTTTAGAACATTGTTTAAATATCGAAGGGCTATTACAAGGAATTCAATGGAGTAATGCGACAGTCTTATATATAAGAGTTCCTATAAAGAATAAACCTGAAAAATGGGATTGCACATTATTAGAATTTATGCTTCCAGATGGTAATCCCAATACGATAGAAGAATTATTTACCGGATGGACTCTTAAGGAGTTTACTCCGCTAAGTAATGAAAAGATTTTTATTTTAGAAAAGAGGAAATAAAATGTCAGCATATTTTGTAGATTTAGATGGAACATTGTTTGAGTTTGGCACAGATATCTTCTTGCCAGGGACTAAAGAGTTTTTAGAGTTTATTAAAGAAAACAATCATCAACTTATACTAACAACTAGAAGGGGCGATTGGAGTGGGGTTTTTTCAAAAGAAAGCACTTTAAAAGCCCTTAAAGATCATGGTATAGAATATCATAGTATTATTTTTGGAGTTGATAGTCCTAGAATTGTTGTGAATGACGACGGATGCTCAGCTATTAATGTTATAACTAATATTGGTATGGAGAAAAAAGATTATGAATGAGATTAAAATTGAATTTAAATCAAAGAGATATGGAGATACATTAGATGTCGGATATGGATATTCCAATAGCGAGGTTTTTGAAGGAGAGTTAAAAGAAGTTATTCGCAGGCTAGTTGACATAGACAAAAAATGTTATAAATATAATAAAGTAAATGTTTCTGTTGACCTTGTGGACGGGTATATAGAATTTATTGGAATTAAAAATTAATAATAACTGGATGAACTGGACATCGGTGAGTCCACTTGTTTTGAAAACAAGCAGGCCCGAAAAGGTCTTGGGGGTTCGAATCCCTCTTCATCCGGTATGGAAGAACTGGGTATTTAGCGAACCCACTCGTCTCGAAAACGAGCAAGCCTGAAAGGGTTTTGAAAGTGCGAATCTTTCTTCTTCCGTTTAATTAATAAAATATAAAAATATTGAGTTGTGGCGTTTAAAAAGTTATAAAGAGGTATAAAACTTTGATGTAGGAGAAAAACTATGACACCGCTTTTTGATCAATTAGAACCACGATTACTGTTGGATGGCACTTTTCCCGGCGACCTCAACCTTGATGGTTATGTCAATATGGAAGATCGTACTGAGGTTCATTCTGCTGCGGACTACATCGCGTGGAAGCGTAATATCGGCAAGACCGAGACAATCTCTCTGCTGGAAACGGTTCCCGGTGAGATACTTGTACAGGGGACGAATCATGCCGATACGATTTTTATAACGAACATTGGTGGTCGTGTTCAGGTTAATGGACAAAACGCGGCAGGGGACGGAACCGTTGTTATCCTCGGCGGGAGTGGTGACGATATCATCTCGGTAGTCGGTCGTGATGCGATTGTAGATGCGGGTTCGGGTCGGGACATCGTTTGGTGTACTGACCCAGATACGGTTACAGATGCCGAAATCGTGCATGTATGCCCGAATTGGCTTCTTGACGGCACACCACTTCCTGAGATTGCTGGAGTAGAGTCAGGACAGAGTACTGATCTTTCGCATATACCGCTGTTTCCGCATGCTCCAGTGTACACTGATGTACAGCAAGGCATGTTGAATACTGGTTGGTTATTAGCGGCCTGTTCCTCTATTACGAAACAGCATCCCACGTGGTTAAGAGACAACCTTGTCGCATTCGGCGACAGTACCTACGGTGTAGCTTTTGCAGACGAGATTGTCCGGGTTGATGCCTCGTTCTGGATTTACCAGTCTGCTGTGGTTGAGGATAAAGGTCCACTGTGGCCCGTTGTTGTTGAAAAAGCCTATGCGAGTAGTTTGGTTGGGGGGTATGATGCTTTAGAAAATTGTAAACCAGAAGATGCTATCGAGAAATTACTCGGCTGTAATTCCAGTCTTGTTGCGGGCGATTTCTTTGATTCAGCAGTAACTGCTTTGAAAGCAAAAAAAACTGTCGTGGTTCAGTTTGCCGAACTGCCGCTGAATGGCATTATTATGCCATTTCAGACGTACGCCGTTCTTGCGGCATGGACTGGATATGATCCTGGAGAACAGTGGGTAACGCTCTATGATCCATTTAACTGTGATTATTCACCGAACTATGACGGCAAGTCGGCTGACGGTTTATATACATTACCTGCGAGTATCTTGGACACGTGCTGGTACATGGTATTAGAGTTGAGTGGCTCTTAGAAAAATTGGAGGGTAGCAGATATGGTATCTAACTAGTTTAGAAGACTGGGCTAGCCTAATGTAAGTTGGGTTAATTGTTCGATTCAATTACTCTCCGTACGCAAAGTGGTTTTTTTTCGCGATAATAAAAAAAACAACAACAAGGAATAAAAATGACAGAATATAAAAATTATGATGATTGGTATGACAATGGACCTGGCAGCGAAAACTTCACAAGAAAAATTGTCCAAAGTTCGAAAGTGTATCAAGAGGAAGAATACGAAAAAAAACGCGAAGAAGTAGTAAAAATTGAACGAAGAGATAAAAGGCAAAAAGCAGAAATAAAAAGATTGCGTAAAGAAAATAAAGAATTAAAAGTCGCATTAAAAAGCATGGTAGACAAACTAAATAGTGTGAAGCGCTATGTTAGTGTATATGATTGGAATTAGCATGACCGATTGGCCGAGAGGCGAGGCGGCGTTCTGCAAAAACGCATACGTGGATTCGAATTCCACATCGGTCTTTTTTAAACAAGCACCATTAGTGTTTAACGGATCAGCATCTTTGATTTCCAATCAAAAGGTTCCAGTTCGAATCTGGAATGGTGTAGTTGCAAGCGGGATTGGTGTCAACAGTAGCATAGGAAATTGCCTATTTTCAGGAATCAGTGCAAATCTGATATCCCGTATATCAAAGAACTCATATTAAAAAGGATGAAATAATGCTAAGAGTTTTGGTAACAAGTGGCGGAACAAAAGTTAAATTAGATGATGTCCGGTCAATAACAAACATGTCAAAAGGGACATTCGGTGCTAAAATCGCAACTGAGTTCCTTAAAGCAGATCCGGAAATATATTTAACGTTTTTATCTGCCGAGGGAAGCAAAAACCCTTTCGATATAAATTGTTCAAGATATTTATCTCTTTGGCAAAATATAAAAGAAGCTAATAGAGTTCGTAAATTCTATAATTCGCGTCGAACTCGTTATAGCGAAATTTCTTATAAGACTTATAATGATTATGCGGTAGAACTTAAAGGTCTTTTGGAAGGGAAAAGGTTTGATATTGTTGTCTTGGCTGCGGCAGTTAGTGACTATATTGTAGCTAATACAGTCGAGGGTAAAGTTCGCTCGACAGAAACTTTAAATATTGAACTAAAACCAGCCGAAAAGTTAATTTCTCAAGTCAAAAGTAAGATGGCTTTTCAAGATAACATTCTTGTTGGATTTAAATTATTAGTCGGTAGCACCCATGAACAACTTATTCAAGCCGCTCAAAAAAGCATCTATGATAATGGATGCGATTTGGTTATCGCTAACGATTTAAGGGATATTCGTAACAGCAATCACAAACTAAGCATTTTAGAGCATCGTTCTGAACTTTATAATGGAGTGTGGAGTGATTCTATAGATCAATATAGCCATATTGACGCATTTGGAAAACCCCATGAAAATAATTATTTAGCATCTGTTGTAGCTAAAAGAGCGATTCATAAATGGAATAAAACTTTTGGACCGAAAGCGAGGCGAAAATATGGAGAATAAAAAGAAAGTTCTTTGGGGTTTAACAGGATCAGTTGCAAGTGTTTTAACTTCTAAAATAACAAATGAAGCTCCTTGCAGATATGATGTTAAATTCGTGGCTACTAAATGTGCCAGATCATTTTTCCATCTATCTCATGTAGACCCTCATAGTAAATTATATTTAGAAAAAGATGAATGGGAATGGACAGAAGATAAAAATCAAACAACACAGATGAAAGAACAGGTAACAAAAAGATATTATACCTCAATACGAACAATTTGGCAAAAAGAGGATCCAGTTCTGCATATCGAGTTAAGAGACTGGGCAGATGTTTTGGTAATTGCTCCCTTAACTGCAAATACTTTAGCAAAAATGGCTAATGGCATCTGTGACAATCTATTAACTTCCATCGTAAGAGCGTGGCCTAGAGAAAAACCAATGGTAATTGCTCCTGCCATGAATACTGTTATGTGGGAAAGTCCATTTACAAAAGAACACATTAATAAACTTTCTAATATATATAATCTTAAAGTGGCTTGGCCAGTAGAAAAAGAATTAGCCTGTGGTGATCATGGCCTTGGGGCGATGGCTAATTTAGATACTATTTATGAGAAAATAGATAATGCCTTCCAATGGATTTCGCCAGTATCAGAATGTAATGGAATTCCTGTAGGTAAACATCCTGGGGCATTTGGCGTACAACGAAAGTATTCTAAACACTGCGGAGTTGATTTATATGTTAAGGATAATGTTACGGTTCACGCTATGGAACCAGGAAAGATTGTAGCAATTGAACCATTTACTGGTGCTCAAGATAATTCTCCTTGGTGGAACAATACAGAGTGCGTTTTAATACGTGGCCACTCTGGAAGAACTATTTGCTATGGAGAAATTACTACATCTAATCTCAATCCGCCCTTGCGAGTAGGCCAATTTGTAACAAGAGGTCAATATATAGGGAATGTAATACCCGTTTTAAAAGAAGGCAAAGAACGTCCAGATATTCCTGGACATTCAAGATGCATGCTCCATATTGAACTTTATAAAAATAAAACAAATGTTCCTTCAGATGGTTGGGATAAAACAAAAGATATCGTTGGTTTAACTGATCCTACGCCATTCTTGCTGGACTTTTCCAATGGAAATTTTAAAAAATTAGAGATGACGGAAAATAAATAAAATTAATTTTTCACTTGCATTTCGCCCGCAAAACGTCTATAATACTGTGGTGCCGAAAATTCGGACCAAATAGGTGATTTATGAAACGAATGTTTAAACATATTAATGTAGAGAATACATGGGTCTTTAAGACCCGTTTAAGCGTTCGTGCGTAAAGCCTTTCCTTCTTAAAAAAGCTCATCGCACAAAAATGCGATGGGCTTTTTTTATTGATAATAAGAAAGAATATAAAATGAGTAAAAATAAAATAAATAATTTAATTAAAGAAATAGAAGGTACATTGAATAGTTGCTCTATTGTTGATATCGAATATCATTTTATCGAAGTAAAAGATGAAATGCTTGAAAAGCTTCGAGAATTAAGAGCAGAATTAGGAATTTGGGATAAGTAAATAATATGGTGTCGTGAGTGTGACGGTTTAGCATTTTTGATTGTGAGTCAGAAGGAACCAGTTCGACTCTGGTACGATACCCGTTAAAAGAAAATGATATATTTTCTAGCATACAATTGATATATAAATAGAGCGAAGAAAACGTTTTAAGGGTGGAAGGTGTTGATCCGCCCTTATACACGCTCTTGGTGTAACAGCAGCACAGGAATCTCCAAAATTTCAAGCGAAAGTGCAAATCTTTCAGGGCGTGTTAATACGGGTACTGAGCAAGTCTAGTGATTGCGCAAGTCTGAAGAACTTGAGAAATTGGAGCATAACCAATAGTACCCATTTAAAATTGATTTAACGTGGCGGTTGCATAATGGCAATGCAGCAGGAGACTTGAAAATGGTCTGTGGACATTATTTATACTGCGAGGGGTTAGACACCATCAAATATAGGTTCGATTCCTGTCCGTCATATTTATAGAGGTAGAACAGAGTATGCGAAAGGAGACATCCTTCTTTGAGTCCCTGTAATCACTTCTATCTGTTTAGGACTGATTACTCGAACAACAGTAGCAGGATTTTCAGATTCAGGGTATTTGATTAAAGACACTTTATCTCCTGGCTTTAAATTAGATAAATCATGTATCTGTAAAGTAGAAGTTTCTATAATTCTTGGTTTTCCTACAGTATCTCCAATGGTTATTAAAGAGAAACGATTGTTTTGTTGATATGGTCCCATATATGCACCAACAAAAGTTTGATTTGTTTTGGGATCTATAAAAATAACACCATCTCCAGCCTTAAAACTTTGTTGAGGTACATTTTGTTGAGGTACATTTTGTTGAGGTACATTTTGTTGAGGTGTGCTATTTTTTTGTTGTAGAATTTCTTGAACGTTAACCATACGTTGAGGAGCATCCTGTTGAGGCGCATTTTTTCTTTGTTGTAAAACTTCTTGAATATTAACCATGCGTTGAGAAAATTTATACCAGTTCATAAAATATAATACAAAAAATAAAAGATTAAACCTTTTTAAATAAAAGCAAAAGTATTTGGGTCAGAAGCTCAATGGACGAGCGTTGAATTTCATAAAGGTTTATAAGGTTTTATAAAGTTTTATCGCAGCCCTGCCGATAAATTAACAAGTCTTGTTAATTACTGAAAGGGCTTAAAATGAGCAAAGCCTCTGAAGCTGTAAAACTTTGGCGAAAAAGAACCAAAGAAAGAATAGTAGAATCTATGGGCGGTAAATGCGTCTGTTGCGGATATGATTATTGCAATGATGCTTTAGATTTACATCATTTAGACCCAACAGAAAAAGAATTTTGTTTTGGATCTATAAAAGCTAATTGCAAAAGCTGGGCAAAAATTGTTGTTGAACTAAGAAAATGTATTTTATTATGTAGCAGATGTCATAGAGAAATACATTCAAATATGCGACAGATTCCTAAAAATCCTAAACGATTTGATGAAAATTATATTAATTACACTAATAACAATAGAAAACATAAAAAAAGTTATTGTCCTATATGTGGAAAAGAAAAAGAAGAATTTAATAAAACATGTTCTCATTCCTGTGCCGCCAAATTAAATAAAATGACCGACTCTGATTGGGAAAAAATTGACATATATGATCTTAGAGTTAATAAAAATTTTAATTGGTGTCAAATAGCAGATATGGTTGGGATATCAAGCTCAGCAGCACAAAAGCGTTTTAAAAAAATATATGGAAAATGGGTATATGGAAAAAGAGTATATATCCCTCGCCTTAAACAACGAAAAGTAGAAAGACCTACAGAAGAACAAATTCTAGAAGATTTAAAAAAAATGTCTTGTTGTGCTGTTGGTCGAAAATATAATGTTTCTGATAACTGTATAAGAAAATGGTTAAAGTATTATAAAAAAGAAAAGAACACTAAAAAATAAATTACATTCCCCTGTAGCTCAATTGGTAGCATGCGTTCGGCTGTTAACCGAAAGGTTGCTGGTTCGACTCCAGCCGGGGGAGTTTACATTCCGGGATATGCTAACTGGGAAGCAACTTGACCGTTAATCAAGTGTAATCGAGTAGAGAATACCGTATCCAGGTTCGAGTCCTGGTCCCGGAGTTTCATCTTCCTATAGCTCAACGCGAGAGCATGCTCCATCGGGGAGCAATACGCAGGTCCAACTCCTGCAAGGAAGACCATTTGGGTCTATAACATAGTGGAATAATGTATCTGGCTCTTACCCAGAAAACCAAGGTTCGATTCCTTGTGGACCTATTGTATAATATTACGGGCTTTAAACTTAGATAGCGAAGTAACACTCTTTTAAAGTGTAAAGGACAGTGCAAGTCTGTCAAGGCCCATTATGAATAATTGTAAATATTTTCCTTGTCACGAAAAAATGGATGATTGTAGATTTTGCTACTGTCCGCTTTATCCCTGTTTAAAAATTTATAGGGGCGGAAAAATGATTATAAATCAAAGTGATAAAGAAATTTGGGATTGTAGCGGTTGCAACAAACTTCATAATAAAAAAGTCGCAGAAAGATTAGATAGATTTATTAATAGAAAAATAAAATGAAAAAATGTAAAACAATGACACAATGCAAATTAGAACTCAATGGCCTTATAGATGTGGCCTGGATTCCTACTAAATTCGCCAAAAAAGATAATTACTTAGAAATTCAAGGAGTCAATGGTTGGAAAGTATTAGAAGTCTGGACAACTGAAGATACGGATGAAGTCAGAGATCAAGAGCAAGATTACAAAAAGACTCGTATAACATCCGATATGCCTCATGGAACCTTATCAGATACAGTTAAGAAGGCAATGGAAAAATGATTAAAGTAATAACAGACGATCTATTAACAACTGATATCCAATACATTGCCCATCAATGTAATTGTGTCAGTAAAAAATCTGCTCATCTTTCTAGAGATATATTTGAAGAATTTTCTTATGCAGATGTTTATACTGGGAGAACTGTTCCCGATACTTTGGGGACGGTAAAAGTTCGCGGCAATGGGAAAGAGGAACGATATGTAATAAATATGTTTGGGCAATATTATCCAGGAACAGTAAGATATCCCAAAAGCCCTAAAGATAATTATCAAGCGAGAGAAAGAGCCTTTAAGTCTTGCCTAGAAGACATCGAGAAGATCCCAGGATCGACTGAGATCGCTTTTCCTTATAAAATAGGTTGTGGAGCCGCTGGAGGAGATTGGGTAATTTACAAAAAAATGTTAGAAGATTTCGCAGAAAGAGTTTATCCTTTTATCGATGTATATATTATTAAATTAAAAACGTCCTTATAGTGAAAATGGATCATCACGACTTTTTACGGAAAAGTAATTCCGGGTTCGAGTCCTGGTAGGGATATTATGAAAGTAGAATTAAACATAACATTGGCTTGCAATCTCTCTTGTCACGGTTGTGATAGGATGTGTAATATCTATAAAAATCGCACAGAACACATGTCTTTAGAACAAATTGACAAATTTATAAAGCACTCAAAAGGAAGGACAATTGAGAGAATAAAAATACTTGGAGGAGAACCATTATTACATCCTCAATTTGTTGAGATATATAATAAATTAATGTTTGCTTTTATAGGAAACAGACGAACTAGATTAATAAAAGTAGAAAGTAATCATTTACTCCCTATCCCGGATATAAAACAAACCTTTTCAATGCTGGTTGCGGGCGTTGACCCTATAGAAAAAAAACATTTACCTTATTGGTGGCATCCTAAAGATTTGGGATATGATATCCCCGCACAGTATAAGTGTCGTCATCTAAATAGATGTGGAACATCATTAGATAAATACGGATACTTACCATGTTCCGCCGCAATTATGCTTGTTAGACTATTCGGTTTGACAGATTTATATAGAGATTATTTACCTTATAAACCTTGGGGACTAGAGAAATTGTGCCAACATTGCATATTTGGTATGTCGAAGAGTTGGAGAGCGAAACATTCTAAATATATAAAAGAATTTCCTGAAGAATACAAAATCCCAACGAAAAGATTTAAAGAGGCGATGGAAAAGTTTGATCATAACGAGTTTTACAAGACGCAAAAAGAATTTTAAACGGGCGATTAGGAAAGTAGCTAATCCGATTGTTTTACACGCAATAAATCACTGGTGCAAATCCAGTATCGCCTATTATATCAAGGGAGATGGAATATGAAAATAGAGATGTTCAAAGGTAAATTGTTAGAAGACGATATTCTTATTATGTCAAAAGATGAATTATTGGAAAAACAAAGTTTTGAAGAAAGTCCTATTGGTCGAATGTGCTGGATGCAGGTTTTTACTAATTTATCTGGATATCCTTGTATTCAGCCAGTAAAGGCAGGAAGCAAATTCGCCCGATGGAGTCCTAATCTTGAAGTAATTGAAGAATCTAAAAACGAAGAAAGCATTCCTATAATAATCTTTGAAGATGATGGATATATTGTTAATTTAAATGCATTAGATGACTCTCCATTTTTAACTGACGAAAAAGGAACATGTTGTGGATCGGGCTCAAGTTTGGCTTTCAGTGATGATGGTGAAACTTGGTATATCTTTGGAGACGATCCTTTTTCAATCGATATAGATGAAGATGAACAATACTATAGCAAAAGAGTTATGGACACTGTTAAAAAATTAAAGGAGCAAGGAGTTCTGTTTGTTTTAAATTATCTATAATTTTACAAACCCCTATCGTCTAATCGGTTTAGGTACACTGGATTCTCAGTCCAGAAATCGGAGTTCGAATCTCCGTAGGGGTATTAAACGCCGTCATCGTCTAAATGGTTTAGGATACTTGATTTTCAGTCAAGCAGATCAGGGTTCGAATCCCTGTGGCGGTATTAAATAAGGAGATCATATATGGATGTTGAAAAATATATAAAACATATTAAAGATTGTCATGAAAGAACAGTTATTGCTGGCAAAATGGTTTGTCATGATGGGGATTGTGGAATATATGGATGTAATGTTCCTGTTTGCACTTGTGGATTATTACACAAAATAAAACCTTTTGCCGCCTCATATCCAGAAGAAGCAATGAAGTTATATCCTAAATATGAGGAAGATTTAGAAAAACAAAGTGTTTGGGAAACTTTAGATCAATACATTGACGAGAAAGATATAAAAAAGTTGTTAGAATTTTTAACAATTTGAATTACGCGATTATAGCTTAATTAGAAAAGCATCCGACCGATAATCGGAAGAGTTCTGGTGCGAGTCCAGATAATCGCATTTAATTGTTTCTATGGTGAAATGGATATCATATTTTTCTCCTAAAAAAAAGTTTCCGGTTCGAATCCGGATAGAGATATTAAGTCGCTCTTATGGTGAAATGGACTATCATATTTTTCTTCTAAAAAAAAGTTTCCGGTTCGAATCCGGATAAGAGTAGTTTTTTGCTCCCTAAACATTGCCGGTGATGCCTTAGCCCGTAACTAAGTACAAGTCAGTTCGAGTCTGACAGGGAGCTTCTATGCCGATTAATCATAGAAAGCGATGAACCTGTCCGGTACACAGGATAGAGAGGTGCATGTCCTCTAGTCGGCTTTATGAACTACTCCAGGCTAAAGCCCCGGAGTTTCCTCACTCAACGAGTGAACTTACTCTAACACTATGAATACTTTTAAGTTTATCCATAATAGAAAGAATAGAGGTTCTACTCTCCTGAGGCTTTAATTCCCTATATTCCGTAGGTACTCGTTTATCTTTTAATCCTTCTCTCAATATGTTTCTTGAAGCATTTACGTCTCTATCTTCTTCACAACCACAACTTGGACAAACATAAGTTCTTTTATCTTGAGACATTTTTTGTTTATTTCCACAGCTAAAGCATAACTGAGAAGAAGGAAAAAATCTATTTATTTCTATAGTAAGATGTGCCGCCACAAATGCGGCTTGTGCTCATACTGAATCAAGAAATAGAGATTGGTGGATGGATAAATATTATAATTTGAAAAAACAATTTGATAAAATTACACAAGAGTCTTTGGTCGTTAAAGCTTCTTGATTCAGAAAAGTACTAAATTGTTTTTGTTTGCGAAAATAAAATTGCCCGCGTAGCTTAACTAGTAGAGTCCCTGTTTTGTACTCAGGAGGTACGGGTGCGAGTCCTGTCGCGGGCTGTATTTAGCGGTATCGTATAATGGTTTATTACATCTTTTTCATAAGGAGAAAATCAAGGTTCAATTCCTTGTACCGCTATTCTTAAAGGAAAAACTTTAAAAAAATATAAAGAGTGAGTGCTAAAATACTTACTCTTTTTCTATTTAGAGGAGATAACTATGTTACCGGTATTAGCTATTTTATGGTTTATTTTGGGATTTTGTTGGTATACTTTTTGCCTTTTAGGATATTATTATCAATGGAAAATTTTTACCGACAATATCAATATCTGGAACCCTATGCTAGCAAGGACAACCTATAGCAAAACAACTAATTACATAATTATGGGGGCCTGTGCTTTAGTTGGACTTGTCGGGGCTGTTGGATTATGGTTTGGATGTCTTTGGGCGATTATATTGGCAGTATTAGTAAGCGGCAATGAGGTTTATCGCGGTGCTACTTATTATATGCAAGAGGGATTATACTGGGAAACGGTTAAGCATATGATAATTCACGCTTTTGTTGTAGGTTATATATTCTCCTGGGTTCTTTTCGTTAAGTATGCTGTTTTCGCTATGATAGCTGCTTGGATAGGATTATAAAAATGGAAGATATTAATTCTCATTTATTAGATAAAGATATTTATGTTATTTCTGATCTCCATATCGGAGACAAAAGTGATACTGACAACTTTCATTCGGTAGAAGATAGACTATTATCTTTTTTAGATTATTTCGAGAGTCTAGATAATAGTGCTCTTATTTTAAATGGTGATGTATTTGAATTTTGGCAGTCTTCGCTCGCAGATGTTTTTTATAATAATTATCAATTGATACAAAGATTTAAAAAGAATAATGCTATTTTTATTGCAGGAAATCATGATTATGAGATGCTGACACTCGCCAAAATGCCACATGTTAAACAGCTTTTAAATCAAATTGTTCCCAGTATAACGCTAAACATTAATAATAAAGATATTAAAATATTGCATGGTCATGAGTTTGATCCATTCAATCAGCCTGGAAAAGCCGCCTTTACTGGCAGAATGATGGCATTATTATTCGCCAATTTAGAAACCAGCAATCCAAGTTCTGGAATCGAAGGCTGGAACCAAAAATATATAGAACCGGTTATTAGACAGATAATCTTAACTATATCTCTTTTATATAAAAAACTTTTTACTAACAATCCCAGGCTTAATGGCTGGTTAGATATCGCTTTGGAAGAATATCACAAAGAAAACCCAGATCAAATACTAATTGCCGGTCACATTCATAAGGCTGGTTGGTGGAATGATTTTTATGTTAATTCTGGGACTTGGCAAGAAGATGAAGATGCTCATTATATTAAAATAGATACTTCAGGGAATGTTAAAGTTTTTCACTGGCCATCTCAAAAAGAAGTGACAAAACAAATAGATTTATACGGCTATATAAGTGAAACGGCAGTTAAGAACTTGTACTATAATCGTAATGATGATAAAAATCAGATATAAAAAACCTATAGTTTCAAAGCAAAGAAAAAAGAAAAAGAATATTAAATTAGATATAGAGCGAATGCCAGGTCGCGGGCCTGCGAACCATCAGAATTTTCAGGTCAATTATCTATTTGGATTAAATGACTTGTGTAAGAAATATTTATCAAAAGATAAAATAGTATTAGAATTAGGGTCGAATGAGGGAGTGAGTACTTCATTATTTTCTTTTTATTGTAAAAAAGTAGTAGCAGTAGACAGAATCAAAAAGACTCAAATAGAAAAGATTGTATTAAAGAATAAAAATATAGAGTTCCACCATATGAACTTTTATGATTTTGCAAAAATATATACTAGTCGGAAATATGATTTAGTATATATCGATGGAGATCACGAATTCCAGTCAGTAAGCAAAGATATTAGAACTTTTTTGCCAAAAATAAAAAAAGATGGTTATATCTCAGGTCATGATTTCTGGATTAAAGGCGTAGAAGATGCTGTTAATTTGATCTTTCCAAAACGTAAAATCGAGATATTCTCAGATAGCTCATGGCTGATAAAAATTTAATTTATTTTTTACTAAACTTCCATCAAAAATTGTCGATTTATAATAATAGTCCTAAACCGACTTTAATTTACTAGAGTATTCAGTCGGTATACTCGCAAAATAGGAGAGTATAACATGGTGTACAAAGATCAATTCGTAGCAGTAATCAAAAATGGCGGTCAAATTCTTCGAGAGTCTCGCTCTGGACAAGAAGATGTTATTCAGCTTCCCTTTGGATCTGAATATTCAGTTCATCTAAAAAATCTGTCCTCAACCCGAGCAGCAGTTAGCGTTTCTATAGATAATGTAGATGTCCTAAACGGACATCGAATTGTCCTGGGAGCTAATGAAGCACATGATTTAGAAGGGTTTATGGAGAATGGCGTTGTAAAGAACAAATTTAAATTTATTCAAAAAACAAGAGAAATCGCGGAACATCGTGGAGATTTTATTGACGATGGAATAGTTAAAATTAGTTATCAATTCGAAAAACCAACTGTTTATCCTTGTATTAATGTAACAAGTCATTGGCCTTATCAAGACATTTGGAATAAAACATATGGCGGAACTGGAGATAGGCTTATTGGAGCCCATAGTTCTGGATCTGTATTAAGAGGGTTTGGGGGCGTCCAGGGGCAAAGCATGAGTAATAGCGTCGAATGCTTCGCCAAAAGCTTTACATCGGCTCCAGAGCCCCCACAGCCAGCACAGGACGAAGGAATAACAGTCAAAGGCGGTCAGACCAATATTCAGTATAGCAATACTTATTTAAATGAGTTATTTCCAGAAGTTAAGGTTATAACGTTTAAGCTGGTAGGCGTCTCTAGAAACAATGTTAAACTCGCCAGACCAGTCACCGTTAGACAAAAGATTAACTGTCCTACTTGCGGTCGCAATAATAATTCAAGATATGATTTCTGTACTAATTGTGGAACTTGCTTGAAATAATTGTTTAAAAAGAAAATGGGCGAGAGAATATTCTCTCGCCCATTTTTTATATAGATGTTTTAGACTGGATTAAACCCGCTTAGGTCGATTTCGGTTAACTGGTATCCACCTCCCAAAGTTGTCATCATTGTATTGATGTCGTCTTTAAAGTATGAGAAATTAGTACCAACAGGTCCAGCGCTAGTTATAACCGAAAGTAGGACAAGTTCGTCATTTATAATAATAAATATAGGGTTACCTGAATCTCCAGAAATAATAGTCTCATAGAATAAAGCTCTATCTGCATCTAGCGGAGTCGTACAAGATAATGTGGCATTTACCGATTCCGGTGGAACATAAAGTTTCCATGCATCAGAAACTAATATCTTTTCCTCTTGATCTATATAAACGGCAGGAATACCCCATAAACTGTATTCCGCTGGTCCGGCTGCCCACGGAACATATTCGCTACCCGATGCTAGATAAGGAATAACATAATCACGCCAATCTTGAGGTAATATCTTAGCAAAGGTTATCGAAGATGGAACATCGCTATCTAATACGCCAATGGCGATGTCTGGGTAATACGGAGCATAATCAGGATGAATAATCATAGTATCCATCGTGCGTGTCACTACCGTGCCGTCAGCCTCTATGAAACGTATTGTACTACCATCAGGTATGGGCAAATGCCCAGCACACGCAATATGTCTCGGGCTTATCATAACGCCCGCTTTCGTATAAAGCCCTGATGAATTCCAAGGACTAATACAGGTTAGATCCAAACCATATGCCCAACAATTTGTATTTCTGACATACGTTGGAGTTCCATGATCCTGCGTAGAGTAAATCTCTTCGTCCTTAAGTGCTGATAAACGGGAATCAACATTATAAATCGCATCTACTCTTAAATCAGGCAAACCAGAACTTGAAGAGCTAGATTCCTCAGAACCACTGGAAGAGCTAGATATCCCTACTGAACTTGAACTAGATACTCCTATCGAACTTGAAGAACTAGATTCATTAGACCGACTAGAAGAACTAGAGATAGCCACCGAACTAGAACTTGATACTTCTAAAGAGCTAGAGGAACTAGAAATTCCTACAGAACTCAAACTCGAATTACCTAAAGAGCTAGAAGAACTTGAGCTAGATACTCCTAATGAGCTAGAAGAACTAGATACTCCTAATGAGCTAGAAGAACTCGAAACTCCTAATGAACTTGAAGAACTTGAAGAACTAGAAGAACTAGAAACACCTACTGAGCTAGAGCTAGAAACTCCTAATGAGCTAGAAGAACTAGAAATTTCTAATGAACTTGAACTAGATATTTCTAGAGAGCTTGACGAACTAGAGGATTCTGGTGGAGCTTGACGAACTAGAGGATTCTGGTGGAGATATTTCAGTTATCTCGCTTATCCAGTCTTGCAATCCTGGAACTTGAGATTGATTAGAAATCAAATCAACTGTGCTGTTTCCAGAGACATATAAGTCTATCCAATCAAAAACCTGGGTATAAAAACTTTTATTATTTAAGCGAATCCTGAACTTCCATTCTATTTTGGAAACTAAATTTAGCAAATCACTGGGAGGCATGCCCAAATGAGCCGTAGGCAAGATAAAGGGTCCATCGTAGCCCAAGTTAGATAATGCTGCCAGGAACTCGCTATTGTTCATTAAAATATAGAATATGTCATAATAAGAAAAGATATCCGAGGTAGTTATGTCTTCCTCATCAACTAGAGTCTCTTGACAGACCGCTTTATAATAATCTATAGTTTCTCCATTTTTAAAATTAATTCGAGTATCAAAAGAAAATAATGGATAATCATCTACAGCGTATATAATTATTGGCTCATCGTTTATACGAATTCTTAATAGATCTGGGCTAGTTAATAACGAATAAGATTTCGTATAATAACGTCGATTTGTGAGCATTTTAAAACTGACTTTAGATGTTAAAAATGTTCCGAAGACCTTCGTGCTATGAGGTTGAATAATTACACTATCGGGGTTAATGACGAGTGAAGCGTCATAATTTATAATATCTATGAAAGTTTGTATAAAATCTGGCATTCTAGTCTAATGCGTCCCTAAACCAAGAAACTTCTAGTAAATCTTCTGGATTTTTATCTGCCCGATCTAGGGCCTTTGTAATCTCGTGATCAGTAAATAGTAAAGATATATTATCTCCATTGAGTTCTACACGAATATGATTATATGTTTTAGCTGCGGCAGAAAACTTTTTCTGGTTTTTAACTCTTTGTAAATCTGCTAGCCGCTCTTCGTCAATGACTTCAGTTTGTAAAGTTTCCCATAGCCATGATGTTTCTGGGAGGTCTTCTGGGTTCCTGCTTGCACGGTACTTCGCTCTTTTGATTGTAGCATCTGTGAATAATAAATGTCTCTCATCACCTTCAGGGAATTGAACTCTGATATGATTGTATTTATAAGCAGCTAATTTGTGTTTTTTTGTATTGTCAACTTCTGTCAAGTCGCCTATACGTTTAACAACAATTTTTTCACCTGTAATATTGATAGCCATAACATTTTCTCCTATTTTAAGAATATGCTGAAATTGGACTTGCCAGGAAATTCAGCTTCCTCTTGTAACATTTTTATTATCTTTTCTTTATGATCAAATGTAGTTTTTAATATTATTTCTCTCGCATAGCTGTCATAAACTAATTTTATTTGAAAATTAAAATCGCTTTGATCTATAGCAGAAACGATAATAATATCTCCGTCTTCCGATTGATACACTTCACCATCAGTTTTAACTTTCCACCATTTCATTCCATTATCCTATCATAATAATAAGAAAATCTGGATTCTTCGTGATATAACCGGTGGCAAATGAATATATCTTATTTAAATCTTGTTCTTTTACGCAAGACGCAGTATTAACTATGATATAGTTTATATCAGGGATGCCACGAAAATCCTCAATACTGTATGCTGTTGCCAAACGATAATTAGAAAAAGAACGATTATTATCTTTAAAATATCTAGATTGATGTATGGTCGGATGAACTATCATAAATTGTTTATCCGAATTCTCCTCTATCATTTTTCGAATACAAGAGTCATGGCCTGAGCGTCTAGCGGCTTGAAGTCTAATTGTGCAAAAATCTCTTAGCCAAACAATATCTCCAATGAGTTCTTGTTGATGTTGTTTTTTTATAATCTGGGTAACATCTATCAAATTTTCTAAGGCGGCATATAGCATTGAAACTGTATCTACTGTATCTTTCAAAGTTCTCATTTTTTTCTCCTATCTTTCTTCTATTATATCGGTTTTTCCACAAAAAAAAGGCGACTTTAAAAGTCGCCTTTTTAATAACTATTTATTATTCTACATAAGTATTGCTAATGTCATATCCTGCGTCAGAACTTAAAGTCTGCCATGTTGAGCTAATAAGTAGCCCTAGATTATCAGCAAAATACTCGTTGATATCTTCATATGAACCTCTTACAATAACATGATTATTCAATGCCGTAACAGCAGGCATTAACCCAGAAGGAGTCTCAACAAAATTAGCTGTGATTAAATATGTGCTCCAATATTTAGCAAGTAAGTCAACCTCTTGCGCCAACTCATTTAATGTAATAACGTGATAAACCGCATCAAATAGATCTCCATTCGCTAAGAGTTCTTTATCTCTTGCTCCAGCGTAATAATCTGATATAATCTTGTAGTCGGCAGCATTAATTAAACCTAAAATTGCGCCATCAGAGAAAATAACATTTACGTTTCCACCCGAGTCGGTACTTGTATAGGCTAACAACGGGCTTGCAGAAGACATGTCTAAATCGGAGATGACTCCCTGATAAACTCTACCAGAGATGTTCTCGTTACTAGCCGCTACAAATCCTGTTCCAACTAGCGTTCCCCCATTCATATATAGATTACTATCCCCAAAGTCTATACCGCTCAAGAGGTTATCTGCATGTCCTCTAGCGATACTTCCAATCTCGCAGGTTCCTGATAGAACAATTTTACCAGACAGGTTTGCCGCTCCTGCTCCACCAAGAACAAGACTATTTAGATCACATCCATCTGTTCTTATAACCCCTACAGTTCCAGCCAAACCAGACTGAATTCTAGTAGATCCAGATATATTAAATACTCCAGTTTGTGTCAAAACAGAGCCGTCAGAAGTAAATATTAAAGACGGTCCTCTAAGCGGTAAACTATTTCCTACGTCTGTATTCAGGTTAACTGCTAAAGCTGATTGAATTGTTCCCTCTAAGTCTGCAAAATCATTTACAGGGTTTTGAAAAATAATAGTATTGCCGGTTACTACGGCACCGGCAGGAACTTCTGCTCTTAGGCACCTTGCATCTGCTGCTAGTGTTAATGTAATAGCAGCATCAATGTCCATCTGGTCTAAAACAATATCTGTGTCAGTTAATGTCCAAGTTCCATTATCTTTTTGTGTGACAGCTCCTGTATTTGTCCAATCACTAGTATTGACAGCAGATATGTCCCCATACAAATTTATGCCAAAACTATCGCCATCAAGACTACTTAAGGCAGTAATGCTCAATTCTTGAATCGCCGGTTTATCGAGCATTGTTATAGCGTCATTTACAACAAAATATAAATATGTGCTATCCCCGCCATCAAAAAATACACTAGAAGTTCCATCTATATCAAGTTCTAAAGCCCCTGTTAATGTCCAAGTTATATTATTTTCAGCAACATTAAAATCTCCAGAACAAGTAATAAACCCAAGAACTCCGACTATTTCTGATGCTCCTGTAGTAACAAAAGATCCAACGTCTAGCTCTCCACCCCCGTCCAGTTCTACAATAGATCCTGCTTCAGCAGTAAAGGCATTAGTAACCTCAAACAAACTACTACAATCAAGATAACCACTATTGGTGCAAGTTGTTGCCCCGCCGCCAGGGGCTGAAATAACAAGAAAGCCGCCGGACGAGATGATTATATTGGTAAAGACCATCGGCGCACTATTTCTTACCATTCCGTTAGTTATAGTTAAGTCGGCTCCAGAAACAGTATTAGCCAAAAAAATTTCAGTAGCCGCAGAATTTATGGTTAAGTCATTTATCCCAATATTTGTATCTAATGTTCCTCCAGTATAAAGTCCTGTAATTTGAACGTCGAAACTACCCCCGAAAGGAACATTCGCTGTTGGGATGGAATTATCAAGATCTCCAGTATATCCAGTTTCACCTCCATCAAAAATAATAGTGTCTCCAATTACCGGCCCGCCAACTGGAGCTGCCGGGTTCCAATCGGCTTGAACCGCCCAATCTCGCCCACCACTAGTATTTAACCATGTATATGTAGCCATTTATGTTAACTCCTGTATTATTCTATTATCTCTATAACGTCTCTTGATATAGGAAGAGCTCTTACTTTAACTTTTATACTGGAGATATTGTCGCCAGTAACATTTGTATCTATTTCCATAAGATCATGAGTGCTTCCATCTGGCATTGTTATTTTAACGGTTGCAGTTCCAGATTGTTCACAAAAAATATTTGCATTTCCTCTACAATCTAAACGGTTTGTTGTCATTTGCGTTTTTAGTTTTTTGCTAATTGTCGTTATTCGTTGTACTTTTGCTT